CCAGCAAATGCCTTTAAAGGAGGGATCTTAACACCTGATAACAGAGTGGTGTTTGTTCCTTCTGCAAATGTAGGAAATCTAGGAATTTACAATGTCACGACCAATACATATTCTACAAGTCCTCTGATGAGACCAATTCCAACTTCACCTGCTTTTTGTGGAGGTGTTCTCAATCCAGATGGAAGAATATTCTTTGTTCCAGATACATCAAAATTTATTGGAGTATTTAACTCTGTTACAAATGCCTTCTCAACTGTTCATATTACTCCCCCACCTCCATCCAATGCATTCTGTGGTGGAGTATTATTACCAGATAGCCGCATTGTATTTGTTCCAAATCAGGCAACCTATATTGGTGTATTTAATCCTTCTACCAGTAGTTATACAACCGTGTATATATCTGCTACCGCCGCCGGTTATACGGGAGGTGTATTGATGGCAGATGGACGAGTACTCTTTGTACCAGTTACAGCGACTACCTTTGGAGTTTTCGCTCCTTCAGATAATAGTTTTAATACTTATCCAGCCGCTGCAGGTTATCAAGGGGGAATCCTTACACCCAATGGAAGCGTAGTATGTATTCCATATACAGCAACTACCATAGGTATCGTAAATACTCCACAAAAACAAAGATACCCTCCTATGGAATTAGCTTACCATCCATGTTTCAATAAATTTTAGGGGTCAAAATAAAAATTGAAATACGGTATAGGTAACAATTATCCTCGTTCTTCTTACAGTTATCATAAGCCTTTAACCAAAGCAACTTATTTAAAAACTACAAGCTATCTATCTATAACCTATTCTCTACAATGGATTATACCCCGATTCTCTCTAAAAACCTTGATGTGTCCAAGATTCGCTACGGACCTCTCAAGAAGACTTCACTCGCCAAGAGTGTTTATGTAAACTATGGTGGTGAAAAGCTGGTTATCCAGTTTCCTCTAATGCACATTCCTTATGGAATGAGTGATAGTTCAGATCTAAACAAAGATAAAAAAGATGGTGCAAAGATTCCTAACTATACTATGAATGTATCATTCAAGGGAATGGATGACAACAAAGCAATTAAGAATCTATTTGAGAAGATTCAAGAAATTGAAGAAAAGATTAAAAAGGATGTGTTCGCAAACCGTGTGACCTGGCTAAATGATCGTTACGATGACATGGAAGCAGTTGTGTCTCGTCTATTCTCAAGCAACATGCAGTTTGACAAGGATAAGGAGACCAAGAAGGTTCTAAACCGTTATCCTCCTACCTTCCGTGTAAAGGTACCTTCTGTATCCACAGTAGATGACGACGGTATTGTAAACACTATCTTCAAGTTTGATTCAAGTGACATGGAGAACAATGAACTAAACTTTGCGGAGATCATCTCTAAACTCAAGGGAGCAAAGTGTCAAATCATTGTTCAACTAATGGGACTATGGTTTGCAGGAGGTAAATATGGTTGTAGTTGGAAGGTAATGAGTGGTCGTTTCCAAGCTGCTCGTGGTGTCAAGTACAACTATGTGAATGACAGCGATGATGATGTTCCTTCCAAGGAGGAGGAGGAGGAGGAAGAAGATGATGATGTGGTTGTAGATATTGTAGATGAGGATATTCCAAGTCCCCCACCTGCTCCTAAAAAGGGAACTAAACCATCTGCTCCAGCTCCTCCACCAGTAACTTATGTAGCTCCTTCTGATGATGAGGAGGAGGAAGAGGCAGTTGAAGAGGAGGAGGAAGAGGAAGAGGAAGAGGAAGAGCCTACTCCTCCTCCTCCCCCTCCCAAGAAGACTGTAAAGAAGGTTGCTGCAAAGAAGTAAATGGAAGTTATAAAAATTAAAAATATGGTTTCTTTTCTAATTTAGGTTACTTATCTGTATAGTAACCATAACACCAATCCAAAAAACAATACAGATGTGACAATATAACCTTTTGTTGTTGGTTTTCCTGTTTCTTCAGAAAGATATTCGTAACTCTTTTGAGTAAACATAAAGTGAATATTGTCTAAAACACCAAAACTTCTGAAAAAGAGTAGATAAAGAAGTGTAATATAAAAAGCTTTATTTATTTTTTCTCCAACAGATAATTCTTTTATTTGCTTTGAAGAATATACACTCTGAGGTGGTGCGGCAATATATTGTTGTGGCATCTCAAATTGAGATGGATGAGGATTTGTAACATAGGGGTTCATTACTCTACCAAAAATAAAGTTATTTATTTTCCAAAAGATATACCACACGTGCATCTAAGAACGGAATTCCATTAAAATTACATGCTCCTGCAAGGGTATATGCTCCCATTCTTGCGAATAAAATCCAATTGTTTAGTTTCTGTTCTGGAAACTCTGGAATTGTTAGAATTTTATCCAATCCATCGCAAGTGGGTCCATATAAGGTTGTTTTATATTTTTTCCCCTCCTTACATAATGGTTCTGCCGTAGGAATGTAGTGATCATAAAAGATACAATTGAAAGATCCATACAAACTATCCGTAATCCAATAGTCTCTTGTAGTCTCTGTATGACGTATACCAATAATGTTTGTTGCGAGATATCCACAGGTCTCCGCAAAATATCTTCCTGGTTCAGCAATACATGTACAACCAAGTTCTGGAGGAAAATAGGTTTGAATCGCACCAAGGATCGTCTCAGGAATATCTTCCAATGTATGAGATGTAAAACCTCCACCGACATCTACTATAGTAACGATTTGACCATATGTCTTTGCAAGATCTACAAAATCTCTTGCTTGTTGAATTGCAACTGTATAGGGCTTGGATGATTTAGCACCAGAACCTACATGGAAACTAACACCAATGATTTCTAATTGTTTTTCTTTTGCAATGAGAAGCATTTGTTCCCATTTTTCTCGCGGACATCCGAATTTATGAGCAAACTGACAACGAGCATCAGGATCTTTTGCATAAATGCGAAGAATACATTTCATTTCTGGACAAACCTCTCCTATTTTTTCTAATTCTGTTTCGGTATCAAATGTTACCATGGTAATACCTTTCTTATAAGCGGCAACAATATCTTGTTTACGTTTGCAAGGATTTGCAAACAAGATTCGTGAAGGAGAAATACCTAATTGTAAAACGGTTTCTATTTCTACAATAGAAGCACAATCAAAGTTTGCTCCCAGTTCTGCAAGCTTCTGAACCAGTCCATGGTCTGGATTACATTTGATTGCATAGTACGGGTGAATGTTCCCAAATCGTTGAGTCCAAAGATGATACAGTCTTTCTACTTCTCCCAAATCTATAAAATATACACTCTCTTCTACACAAGGGAAATCTTCTAAACACTTATTGATTACATTTCTTACAGATTCCTGTTTATTATATGTAATATAACTGCATGTAACTAAGGATTGCTTTGGTATAAAAGAACGATTTTCCCAAAGTAGATCCAGTTTGTCAAGTATATTAATATACTAAAAAAATTGTGCTTAATTCATTTTTGTAAGAGAAATGGATGGATAAAAGTTCCATTCATTTACTGTTTCTAAAGGACCTTTCTTTCGGCAAATTGGACATAAGAAACGACTATTTACAGCACATATACGATTATATAGGGTCCCTTTGACTCTATAAACACCTGAAATCGTCTGAAAACAACTAAAACAAACTGTATGTCCACAGTTTAAAATTACGATAGGTACTTTGGAATTTATCTCTGTTTCTAAACAAATTGGACACTCATATTCTGGGTTTTCTAATAACGAGAGAAAAACCTTCTGAGATCCACTTAAGAATTCATAGGTATGTGAAGACTTCTGTTCTACAAAATATTTCATCAAATCAGATGCCCCATTCTTTTGTAATTTCTTACAAACCTTAAAAAAAGCTATATTGTTTATTTTAGTATAAAGCATCAAGTCCTTCTTTCTATATTCTAAAGGTATCCTACAATCTGTCGTCTGATTACACCAAGGAAGGATACATTGTTTCTTAGGACGAATGATGTATTCCAATTCTTTTTTAAAAGTATTATTTACTGTACTGCATTGGTGTTCAAGAATGGGTATTATTTCCTTTGTATTTAATTGATTTTTATTTTGTTTGATATACTTTTTCCAAAACTTATAAGGTATTGTATTTTCTATTAAAATATCATTTTGTAACATTTGTGTTAAAGATATAAATTCCTTATGGAACTTCATATATCTTTATAATTCTATAATTATAAAAGTCTCTTTCTAAGTAAAAATAGTATTCGTTACATAATGTACATGAGAAGTATTGACTAATTTATAAAATTTGAATTGTTATTGTTTTAGATAACATAAACAGCAACCATGGAGAACCTTATGCAAAATCTGGAGATTGATATTACGAAGCTTGACCAATATACGAGTATTTCAAGTATAGATTTGGCTACAGTTCCTGAAGAACATAAGCTTGCTTATACATTGGCAAAGCTTACTCTAGAGTCTAAAGAGTGCAAAGAGCCTTATGAACTTCTTTTGTCAGAAGTGCTTGGTGTAAAAAACGTTCCCCAAAAACATGGATGGGATGCTGTGGATTGTTTGGAGAATCCTACAGAGGTTTATGAATATAAACCCTGTTCTTCTAATCCTCAAAAACCTTCAGGAACGATTAATGATGATAGTTATAAGAAAATTGAAAAATGTGAACAGCTACAAAAAGATAACAAAAAAGGATGGTTGATTCTTGCAGGGATTGATTCAAAGAAATATGCATTTGATACGATCTACAAGTTTCCACTGGATATTTATGACGAAGCACGTAGAAATTATCTAGGAAATCTAATGGAAAAAAACAAAAACCAAGAAAAACAAACACGTTCTACATTTAGCATCACTGTTTCAAAATCTATTCAATTGTGCATTGAAAAAAACAAGGCATTTTATCTCTGGAAGAGACTCCCTAAGTAAGGAAATCATATCTTACAGAAAATATACGTAACCTCTTGACTCTTTTTAGCATTTCCGAATGCATCTTTTAATCCTGGTCTTACACTATTTCCAATATAAAATTCTGTCTCTTGTTTTATCCATCCTTTCTCTTTGTGTAACGCTACAATATCATCATACAGTGAATAGTTTTTATCTGTTTTAAAATTCTTTACAGACCAACAACTATATCCTTTTTCTGTAAGTGTCTCTAAAACTCCATAGACAACTGGTCGTAGAAACCGCTTATACCATTCTTCATAACTACCGTAATGGTGCGACTGATTTTCCTCATCACTGTAAATCTCTAAATTGTAATAAGGAGGAGAAGTAATTGCTAAATCATAGAATCCTTTTTCAAGAGTTGGAAGAATGTTCTCTGCAGTGTCATGGTGTAGAACTACCTTCTCCAACGAAAGGTCTTTTTTTATATTCATTAATCCTTGAAATGTCTTAGTAGATGGTTCAATTCCTGTATAATGTACATTTGGAAGAGATGCAGTTCCAACCATTCTTCCACCCCATCCCACACAAACATCCAATACATTCTTTGCTTGATAATACTGAACAATTCGTTTTGTCAAGAGAGGACGATAAATCGTTACTTTAGAAGTTCCTGACATAAATCCTAATTGCCGAATGATTTCGCTTACATAGGGCGTGGAATGAGTCTTCCGATTTATAAAAAGTACCTTCTTAATATTTTCTACTGTCCATAAATCTCGGATACACACTCCTTTGTAGTTTTTCACATCATAGATATGTGTCATATATTTCTTAATGATTGCCATACCAGTCGTAGATGTAGAACTCAAATAATTCTGACCTATTGTTTTCTTTTTTAAAAGAGCCCAATCTTTAGAAGCTTTTGACATATATGTACTCAAATAGTCTTGTAAAAGACGATCAAATCCATATTCATACATACATATTGAAATATTATCTACAATCCCCTGGAATGCTTCTTCTGAAAGCTTCTTATTATGATTTGGAATATTTAAATAAGTATAAATATTACTTATAGAAGATTCAGGTTCCATTATAAATATAATTTTCCAAATATTTTAAATCAAATTTTATCTTTTTCCTCCTTTCATCTCATTGAGTGGATCAAATACACACTGAAAAGCTTCTGTAGGTGGTGCGATACATTTATGCATATTTACTGTTATATTTTTGTTAGACTTTGAAGTTAAAGAACGGTATAATTTTTTATTCTTGTATTGAAGTTTTACATTGGTATTGGAGATGGTACAGTTTTTTAAAGGAACATATGTAATTTCTAATTTTTCAGATGTACAATTTACTTTACAGTAACCATAGGGGTATTCAGAAGCAATCAGCTCTAGTTTCTTAGAATCTTTAGAATAGGTTCCTCCAATAGACAAATTATCATCTGGATCTCCTCCTCCCGTTCCAGCAACAACCATTGGAAGAATTCCAGTGTCTGTATAAATATTCCATCCCTGAAAGGTGTGAACATCTGCACACATATACACTGTTTTTGGAATGGATGCTAATTTATTTAGGATGCGTTCATAAGGAATCCACGAATTCATTTTAATTCCTGCAATATTATTGTTTTGTTTCGGTTTAATTGAAACAATAGGTTCATGACCAACAACAATAGTCCATCCTTTGTATGTTGGAGATTGCTGTAAAATTGCATCTAATTCTTCAAGAACTTCATTTTCATTGTGGACATCAAAGAAAGATTTTACATTTTCTGGAAGATTTTTCATATCTTTGTAAAGGATTGGATGCTTGTGAGTAAAAAGATTTGTATCTAAAAATATTATACGCAAGAAAGCAGATACCTGTACCATATACATGTTTCTAGGCATAGTAATTGACTGTGATTTCATTTGATATTCTAAAACACTTACCCTATTTACATCATGATTTCCAATCGTTGCATACATTGTTTTTAGAGCAGTACGCTGCTTTAAATCTTCTAATAATTGAAAACCATATTCCAATGTATTCATATAATACTTGCGCTCGTGAGGATATACATTATCTCCTGCAATAACACCAAAATCAAAACTAGATGCAATGGGCATTAGTGTATCAAATAGTCCTTTCCGATAATCTTTTCCTCCACAGTTATCACGATTCCAACATCCAAAAAAGAAAAATTGAGTCATAATATCGTAATATACCAATCTACCTATACAATGGATATAAATATGATTCAAGATATTTTATTTATAGTTCCACGAATTATAAAAATTACATTTATAAACCATACTCAAGAGAAGACGATTATATGGAGGTTTCTTAAACAAAAGATGTATATCTATATTACTACTAAAAATAGTGCATTTATGGAAAAAATAGATGATATTTCTACATTAGAAAAACTTCTATGTCAACATTTACTTCAAGAAAAAGGTACATTACGAGTTAAGTATAACGATTATAATAAGGTAGACGAATATAAGTTTGTATAATATCAAACAATTTAAACAATATCAAATACATATGATTACTTGAGAACAAATGCCTTTTTATGTTCGGAAGCTACCCTGTGCAGCTGGACTACTCATTGATGAAAAACAAATCCCTAAGAATATATCTTTATATAATCCAAGCAAGGCAGGACAATGGACTTATATTCGCCAAACGGAATCTAATCCTTCTGGAGAAGTTAACAGTATGTTAATTCATAATGAAAACACTAGTAAGGTAATATCTGTAGATAGTCCTTATAATATGATGCCAAAAACAGTAAATCTTTTCCGTGGAATAGAAGACCTTCGGTTATGTGAATTTGAAGGACGTGTATGGTTTGGTGGAACAAGCACTCATATTTCAGAAAACATGGACAATGAACTTGTTGTTGGTTATTTTACTAAAGATATGACTGCTGTAGAAAAGTTACAAATGGTAGATATTGGATCTCGTCCTGTTAAAAATGTAATTCCATTTGTTTACAAAGAAAAGCTACATTTATTAGATGTATATCTGCGTAAAATTTATGAATTAAAAACTAACAAAGATACTAACGAATGGTATGTAGAAACTGTAAAAGAACTCGCACCAGCTGGAGGAGTCTGCACTGAAAAATACCGTGGTTCTTCAGCACCGATTCATCTTCACGGATCTATTTATGGTTGTGTAGTTCATGATATTATCTTTAATGACAACAAACGTTTGGTTACCAGACTTAGTTATTTACATCATTGGATGGAATTTGATATTGAAACAGGTTTGATTACCTTTATATCTACCTCTTTTTGGATTGCAAACTGGGGTATTGAATATGTTAGCGGAATTGAAAAAGCTACAGATGGAAAAATTAATATTTATTTAGGTATTCATGATAAACTTCCAATGAAAGCAGCCACTACTTTGAGTGATTTACGTATTGGAAAGTAAGAAGTTTAGATAAAACTATGTAGGTCTGAAATGTCTCGGACTGTATACATAGAAGCAGTACGCATCATTGGTTTTTCAAGATCTGTATTAAACCACACAGGTTTCCAATAATTGTTATGTAGAACAGGAATTAGATTCTTGATTTGATCATCCACATAAACAAACTCTTTTTCATCTTTATCGTTAATCTGTTTATAAATATACTGAACTGCTTTTGAATAAGCAACTTTGTGAGGTTTGAGTCCAAGTTCTTTTGCAGATAGATAAGCGTCACTATCACACCCAATAATATTCTTTTTTGAGATGCCTTCTACATTCATAGAATCCAATACTGTACGACACCATCTTTCGTTTGCATTGCTAAAGATAAATACAGGGACACCTTTGTCTTTACAAGATTCCAATAGTCTCTTTACTTCATGGGCATTTTCATTAAATACTTTTTCTTTGTTTAAGATTTCAATATAACTTAGAAAATTCTTATCGTATACATAATCACAGAAATCCTTCACTGTAATGTTTGAATCATATACTTTTTGAAGACCAATTACACTGTGTCCAAATTCTTTATAAAGTACATCGTTGATTTTAATGGCTTGGTGTTCTTCCATATAGGGATTGATTTTCTGACGAACAAAACTATTAATACGGTTACTGAGTACTTTAAACACGGTTGGGTGACGAAGGACAACACCATCCATATCTAACATAAACACTTTGGAACGAGCAGTAACACGTTGCACACTTAACATCTTACAGGTGTATATACTAATTTTCTTAAATTATTTTTCTTTTAGATCTTTTTGTTTTTCATCAGATATATTTACCACTACAATTTTTATACGATCTAAGAGTTCTTCTGTTCTTTTATCATAAGGTTCTTCATGTATCTTTGAATCAAATTTATTATATTCACAATCAATCATTGTTGTTTGCATAGTATCTGTATAATTTTGCATTAACGGAGCCGAGACTGGTTTGTGTTTGGTAATCAATCCCAACGCATTACTAGTTACACTTCTTGCAACACGTGGATATACATCGTCGTCATGTTGTCGTTTCCATTTATCATTTTCATAATGGATCAGAGAATACTTTAAACGAGGATTCGTTTTCTTTACACATTGGTTTTCGGGGACTTCTAACAACTTCGCTGCAAATTCTGTAATGCCTTCAATAATATTATTATTATTAAAGATTCTTCGTAACATATCATGATTATCTAAATGGTCGTTTTTATATTCAATTGGTTCATTATTTGGACTATTAAATAACAAAATGGTTACATTATTGTTGATAGTAGTATTATCAATGTTATAAGTGTTATGAACATCTCCATAATTATGAATAATGGTTGCAGGCTTTTCATCAGAAACCAAAGCTTCTTTTTCACTACATTTTTTCTCATGTTTACACTTGCTAGATTGATGTTTAAATTCATGATGACAATATTGGCACTCTAATGAACTTGTAAGTTGTTTGCAGGTATGTTTTAAAAAACGTTTCTTACAAAGATATAGTTTATAACACTCTGTACATTTGTAGGGTGGTCCCAGTGTCAATGGATCTTGTGGAATCTTTTCACCCTCAAAAAAGTAGCTTTGTTGGATAGTATCATACTTATGAATTAATTCTAAATGCCTTGATATATTAGATTTACGAACACTATAGTAAGAACATTCACAACATTTATATAACATCGTATATATTAACCTTAAAGGGATATTGCTACTTTTTTTTATATCAGAAAACATTTTTGCCATTTTGGCTATTATTTTGTCCATTTTGGCTATTATTTTGTCCATTTTGGCTATTATTTTGTCCTTGTGAGCAATGAGTAATATGGTCTGACCGAGAGCATAGATTAATTGTTTACGTAACAAAGTTGCTCTTTTGCTGCTCGTATGCTCACATGTTATCATTATATGTAAGCATTGAAATGCAAAAAAATATATATACCTTAAAATTATAGACCGATTTTTCTACAAACCCCTTTTTGGACCTCCTTACTGCTTACGAGACTTGACAACTTATGAAGAGGGTATGACATCAGAATGGTATAAAATGACAAGGCTATTATTTTGTCCATTTTGGGCTATTATTTTGTCCCAAGGCTATTATTTTGTCCACACAAGGCTATTATTTTGTCCATTTTTGATTTTCAAAGCTAACAAATGTATGATATTAGAATGATATATATGTGAGTAGGGTAATTTTTAACACTGTAACGTTTTGCGAGCAAGGGGGAAAGTACCGAAAAGTAGCTTGCTCTCGGTCTTATAGGATTAGTGCTGTTTTATTTTACTTTGTTGCTCTCGCTCCTTACCACGAGAGCAACCGAAAAGTTGGGGGGGGGGATTTTTTTCGGACGTTTATAAAGTTCTAGGGTTCTTTGGATTCTAATATATTTTCAAAAGTTTCTAATTTTATATTTTATATTTTATAATTAATAATACATCTATCTATTACATGAACTATTTTCTAATACATGGTCTCTTACAATTTGTAGCGTTTATCATTCTATTTCCGATTGGTGCAATCATTGCCCTTCTAAGAAACTCCATAGGTCCTTCATGGAAAAAATACCATGTATTCTTTCAACTTACCGGAACAGTCACAGTTATCTTAGCGATTATAAGTATTGTATATGCAAAATCACAATCAATAAAAAAGAAAGAAAAAGAAGAAAATATGCTTCGTAAAATTCATAAAATTCTAGGACCTATTGTTATCAGTATCGTGTTTATACAAATCTTATGGGCTTTTTATGGAAGAAAAATAGTAGAATGGAATACATGGTATACAATTCATATGATATTCTCTATGATTATTATCATTGGAGGAATATCTAATGTCCTTCTTGGACTACAAATGTAATAATTCTTTTAAAATGGTATCAATATTATAGGATGGTTTCCAACCAAGTTCACGAATCTTTATAGGATTATATATCTTTTTTGTTTTTACTTCTTCTATATGATCATTGGAAGAACTAATAATAAATACCTTTTTAAAACCATTTTCTGTATTGTTTTGTATAAAAATATCATCAATCCATTCACCCACGATTCCTACGTAAAAGAAGGCTTGTTGAATCGCATATTTTAAAGACACCTGTTCTCCTGTAGAAATAAGATATTCGCTTGGAATTCCAGAGTGTACAAGAGTATAAATTGCTTCTACTGCATCTTTTGCATGTACCCAATCTCTATAGATATCTACATCTCCAAGAAGCAGTGGTGGAAGTGTTGGTTCTTCAAGATAAGAATGTATATAATTCACTACTTTTTTCAGGATAAAGTGATCCTTTCGCAAGGGGGATTCTATACTACTTAGAATCCCTTGATAAATTGGTAATTTATATTTGTCTTTATAGTATTTACATAACCAATAAGCAGATGCTTTACTAATACCATAAGGGGTTGTTGGAAAAAGATGTGTGGATGTATCTGTATAATATGTTTCTTTACTTCCTTTCCATATCTCTACACTGGAACTCTGGAAGAAAGGAATCTTTCTGCAATACATATCATAATAGTCTTTTAGAATCTGTAAGAAATACTTTACTGGAAGACTATTGATTTCCAATGTTTTATCAATATGGGAATGGTTTGATACAAAACTATCTGTAATCGCAGCGAAATGATAGATCTCGTCTGGATGAATGGTATATATAATATTCTCTAAAGAGGTTTTATCCAATAGATTTGCAGAAAGATAAAACACATTCTTCTCAGATGTTTTTGGAATTTCCCTTACTGTACCATATACAATATATCCTTTCTCTAAAAGAATATTCTTCATATAGGTTCCAATTTGTCCTGTAATGCCAGTAACTAATGCTTTTTTATAATGACTAATCACATCTATTTGAGGCAGTGGAAAGATAAATTGTCCTTTTCCTTGCAGATAAACCTTCTCTCGTTCTAAGAATTCTGACTTAAAATGCCAAGGAAGAACGAACATAAACTCTGGTTGAAGTATACGAACCTCTGCTTCACTTACAATTGGTATATGTGTATATGGGGTATGTCTTCCATATTTAATTGGATTCCTTTCTGCAGCACACGAAACAATTGTATTGTTTATTTCATAATATTGTAATAATGTATTTCCTTTTGTAGATGCACCATACAAACAAACCTTTTTACCTTGTGAAACCATGTCTCGTAAAAAGATTTGCAAACGAGTTTTCTGTAAAAGACAAGTATTTATAAAGATTTTAAAAGCATTTTCTGTATTATAGATGAGATCATTTTCTTTTTGCATAATGGTATGAATATTTTTTACACTATATGATGCACCTTTATGACAAATAACTACTCTAAAACTTCCTCCATTGCTTTGATTAAACGTTACATTCAATATCTGAAGATCACATTTATCACAGAGCCATTCTATCTGACGAAGACAATAATATTCTAAATGTTCATGACATATTGTATCAAATGAATTTAATTGAAGCATTGTAGGTAAATAACTTTGTTCCATAATCCAAATACCATTCGGATGTAATGCTTTCTTTACATCTTGAGTAAACTGTAGCGGATCTGGTAAATCATAGAACATGGCAATCGTTGTTACTAGCTTTGCAGGGCATGCATTTGTTTGTTTCCAAGATGCTTCTGTAAAATAAGTTGGAACCAATTGAATATTTTCTGGATAAAACTCTTTAAATTGAGGTCCCGTAGGGTCCATCCCAAACCGATGTATCTTTTTTGTAGTGAACTCATCTAAGGATATTAGTAACGTTCCGTCATTTGATCCAATATCAAGGATAGTGTCATTTTCTTCTAAAGAAATATATTGCAATGCTTCTTCAATAATAGTTTTAAGATGATTTTTCATTGTTTCATTTACTCCAGAACGATAACCATATGTGTTCCCATATAATTCATTTGGATCGGTTGTATGTTGTAACTGTATTAATCCACATACGTCTTCTCCTGTACATTTTACAAGAACCAATGGTATTTTAGGGGGATCTGCCTCTCCTATTATAGGAAATTGACTGGCAATAACTTGTTCTCCAAGATCTATCATTGTTACAAGGTTAGTATTTTTACATAATCTGCAACATTCAATAGTACTATACATATTGATAGTAACATGTATTTCTCTATTTAAGTATATTTTACGATTCATGAAGTAATGAACGCTTATATTGTAGGAGGGAGATTGGGAGATTTTATTCATACTCTATACGTTCCATATACTCTCTTTACTACCCAACAAATAGAAGGAGATATCTACCTTACAGATAAAGATATCTATGGATCTGTTCCTTTTCATTTTTCATTAGAAAGAACTTTCTCAGAAATACAAACTTTTATAAAAACATGTGTTCCGTATATTCGTAACGTATATTTATTAGAAGAGGTTCCTATAAATAAAGAACGCTACAAATCTACTGTTAATTTAAATGATTGGAGAACTATTTCAGGAAACTGTGAATGGTTAATCATGTTTCATGATATATACAAAGTTCCTATTCATGGAAATCCATGGTGTTTTCCATTATCTACTTGGTCCAGACCATGTCATACATTATATGCAGTATTCCATCGTAGTATGAGAAGACATAATCCATCTTTTCCTTGGATAACCATTTCACAACAATTAGCTTCCATTGGTGTAAAACTGTTTTTTATTACTTGTGAGATAGAAGAATATTTGTATTTTCCTCTAAAAGGTCAAGTAGAGTTACAATTATGTAGCGATATTACAGAAATGGCAAAATGGATTTATTATGCAGATATCATGGTTGGAAATCAATCTGCACCCATGGCATTATCATTGAGCCTTGGAAAGAAATCTATTGTTGAAATTCATCAAGAAGAACCTGGAGACATTGTTGCCTACATGAATACAACGATGTCAAATGGAGAAGTATACTGTTACTTAAACGAGAAGGTATATCGTAGATTATCACTAATATAATATTTAATGTCTATTCAATTAGAAGTATCTATTGGAGAAGCATTGGATAAATATAGTATTTTGGAAATTAAAGAAAGATATATTCAAAATTCTATAAAATTAGAACATATTCTTCAAGAAAAAGTAGCGATTTATCCAATCATTTCTTCCTTTTTAACAACATGTCCTTATTTATATCGTTTATTACAAAAAGTAAATACAAAAATATGGTTTTTAGTAGAAGAAACTCGTGATAAAGATGTTTCATACAAGACCATCATGAAAGAAAATGATGCACGATTTAGAATCAAACGAAAAATAAATGATATGTGTTGCTCTTATATTAAAGAGCAAAAGAACTGCATAGCACAGCCATATATTCTATTCATAGAGAAATCAATTGAATGTACAATAAATATAAAAGAATGGATTTTAGAGTTATCTATTTATTATGATGTATTTCATATTTACACCCCTTCTTTAGAATTATGGATTCATTTGGAAGAAATAGATCCAGATATTTGTGTATATCCTGCGCTATCTTCTCCCTTAGGTTGTAACTGGATATTACAACACCAAGAAGACATTTTTGATTTTATAGCAAGTTAGTTTATTTCTTTTTCTTTACTACTTTCTTAGCAGCACTTCCAGAAGGAGGAGCATTCTCTTGAAGAATATCTTCAATCGCTTTCTTGTGTTCCTTCCAAGCAACTTCCAATGCATCCAACTCTGCCTTCCAAATAGCATGAATGGTTTTCTCTTTCAGTTCCTTAATCTCCATTTCTAACTTTTGGGCTTCTTTTTCAAGGGCAACTTTCTTCTCATATGTGAGTTGGTGAATAGGCATCTTGATCAGATAATTGTAGTCTACAATATCCTTCTTTTCTTCATCTTCCTTCATTTCTTCACGATCTTCCTCTTCCTTTTCTACTTTATCTGAAAGCATTGGGAAACCCTTTGCCTTTAGATCTTCCTCCAGTTCTTTTTGCTTTCGGTTCATTACATTGAGTGTATTTGCAACAATTTCTTGAATAAACCGAACCTTTGCAGATACCATCGTATATTTTGCTTCCATCTGCTTTAGGAGGAACTTCTTACGTTCATAATATTTCAAGAGACGTACCTTACTCCATTCACGAACAATTTCTGTAGTGTCTTTGTATTTCTGAATAGCTCCTGCCTCATTGTATAGATGAATGTTGTTTAGATTGAGATTTTTGTTGGAAACAAGTTTGAATTCTGATTCCAATGTCATTTCTACTCCCGCCCGAACACCTGGGTAAAACTTGAGAATAAAGTGAACATTTTTATCAGTGTAATGACTTTCAAAGTCCTTCAGAACAGGACTATTGTTCTGTAGAAGACTTACAAGAAATTCCTTGTAATCATCTGTCCAAATACCAACAGGCAATTCTGTAATTTCAAGGGTCTGGTCATCCAACCATTTGTAGATACTTCGGCTTTGGAATGTGCCCTCTTTATCAGGAACAATGTTTCCATTAAAGCCAAGGTACCATGGTGTCAACTTGGAAAGTCGTACTTTCTCTAATACCTTATACATGGAAGCAAGATCTTCCTTATTATTAATTGGAGCTTCCTTGTCCAATGCAGCAATGATCTTACGACATTCTTCAATAATATCACTTGGATTATGGTTTGGAATATTTGTAGAGAATCCAGTCCCAATTCCAAGACCTCCATTAACCAGAATCATCGGAATGATTGGAATATAGTATTCATGTTCAATTAGCATTCCATCATCATCCAGTCTGTTGAGTACGTGAGAATCATCAGGATTAAATATACATTTTGCCAACTCATTTAGTTTGGTATGAATGTAACGAGCAGAAGCTGCATCATTTCCACCCTTAATGCGTGTACCAAACTGTCCAATAGGTTCTAGAAGATTAATATTATTAGCACCCACATAGTTTTGAGCCATTCCGATAATTGCTTGTTGAAGCGATGTTTCACCGTGATGATAAGCACTTACCTCTGAAATGTAACCAGACAGTTGAGCAACTTTGATTTCCTTGGAATACAATTTACGTTTTTGGCAACCATAATAAATCTTTCGGGTAGATTCTTTGAATCCATCTACCATACTTGGGATAGAGCGTTCCAAATCTCGGTTACTGAAATGAATCAGATCTTTATGAACAAACTCTTCATAAGGAACATTCATGTCTGTATAATCCAACACACTGTCTCGGTTATATTTCATCAACCATGCCTTCCGATCATCCGCACGCTTTTTGTTAAATGCGAGATCAATACTATCATCAGATACCTTACCATTGTAAACATATACTGTCTTTTTCATGTTACGGAAATAGTCTTTTGCTTCTTCTGGAGTAGAAGTACCAAGACCCTTATAATACTTAACTTTCCAAGGTTTAATTCCTACAGGAGTCGCCTCTACTTTCTTTTTCCAAGCATCAAAGTCGGTCATGCTATAGAATTCAATAACCTCATTTGTATTTTGATGTTTTACTTTAATGATAGGTGTCAACATAGAGGTAATGAAACCTGTTTGTCTGTAGAGAGATGGCCAGATAGATTGAAAGACGTTGAACATCAACCCTTTGATGTGACTTCCATCATGATCCTGGTCAGTCATAATCATAATCTTTCCATAACGAAGACTTGAAACATCTTTGTATTCTCTTCCTTGTTCCAAACCGAGAATCTTCTTGATACTAGTAATTTCTTCATTTTCTGAAATTTTAGTTTGGTTGGCATCTTTTACATTCATAATCTTTCCACGAAGAGGGAAGACACCATATTTATCACGACCAATTACACTCAAACCAGCAATTGCCATAGACTTTGCTGAATCTCCCTCTGTAAGAATCAGTGTACATTCTGCACTATCTTTGGTACCCGCTCGGTTGGCATCATCCAGCTTGGGAATCAGTACCCGAGCAGTCTTCTTTCCATCTGTCTTCGCCACTTTTTTCTGGTCATGGAAATCGGTCAAACTGACGGCTTTTTCCATAATTCCCGTTTTGTATAGATTGGTAATAAATTTGTCACTGAGTTCACACTTGGAACCAAACTTAGATGCTTGGGTTGTCAATGTTTCTTTGGTTTGACTGTCAAACGCTGGGTTGACAATTTGAGTTTTTACAATCAAGAAGAGATTCTCACGAATATGTTGTAGTTTTACATCTTTCTTCTTTTTGCTGAGAACCATTTCTGAAAGTTTTTTAGTAATTAGATTACTGAGGAACTCTACATGTTTGCCACCGCGTAGAGTATTAATTCCGTTAACAAAGGAAACTTGTTCAAATTGGTTAGATTCAGAATAACTGGCAATCACTTCCCAGCGACCATCCCCACACTTCTCATATACACGGGGACGTTGATCTTTAGACCCAAGATAAAGATCAGCATATTTTTCAAAATCTTTAACATCAATCTTTTGATCATTAAAGTAAACAGAAACACCTGGGTCTGTGGTCGCACAAGCATCATAAGCACGCTTACGGAAGAGATTGTACATATCATCTGTTAATCCCTTGAGTCCAAACCGCTGATAGTCAGGAACAAAAGAGATTTTGGTATAGGGAGTCTTTTTACTGGTTTTCACTTTGGCTTTTTCACGTTGTTTCATGTTATCAAAGAAACGTTGTTCGTAGGACAAACTACGACGATGGTCAACGGTTTCAATGATAAACTCCTTGGAAAAGATATTTGCAAGCTTTGCACCATACCCATTCTTTCCACCCCATAGACGCTCTTCATTTTGATTATAATTGGTAGATGTAAGCAGTTCTCCAAAGATCAGTTCAGGAATCCATATATTATCATAGCTGGAGTGCTTTTCAATATCAATTCCGTCTCCATCATTTGTGACTTCAATTCGTCCCGATTCTTTATCCACATTGATCCGAATTGTTTTTAGGTGTTTAATATCTTTGAGCCCTTTTGCAATCTCTGCCTTTAGACGTTCACTTTGATCCAAAGCATTTACAAGAATTTCATCATAGAGTTTGTATAGTCCTGGTACATATTCAATATCCTTCTCTACCATACCTTTCGTTTCATCATCGTAAACGTAAGTTTTTAGTTGCGTAAGATTGACAGAACCGATGTAGGTATCAGGAATCTCATAGATGTGATCACGTAGCTCGTGCTTTTTGTACTTATCAAGCGTTGCCATCTTGTTTTCCTGCTATACAGAAAGAGAAAATATGTTTATATATTTTTTGACAGTTAAAGAATCAATTTTTTATTTTGTTTCTTTTCAATAGGTATTACGATGAGCGGTATAGTTACACGCAGTAGAGTCCCCCGAAGAACACCCACTCAAGAAGCAACCACATCAAGAGACTCCACACAGACAAAAACTACAGTTCTTAGCGATGATCAGAAAAAGACACTTCAGATTTTTACATTTGCATTTATAAAAAAGAATGAAAGTACCACACCTTCCAAAGAGTGGAAAGATATAATTTCATACTTTAAAAAGATTCATAAGCGAACGCTTAAAGAATATCAAACACGTGTGAATGGAAATATTCCTTCAGAACAAGCAGTTGGAGAAATAATGAATATTGTTTATGGTGATATGATGGATGATCCACTCGCAAAAAGATGGAGAAAGATCTGTTTAGATTTAATAAAAAACGGATTTGAATATATTGATCCTATAGTAAAATATATTACGTCTGTTCGTAAGCAATTAGAAGAACGCTTTACTAAAAATTTTAATATTGAACAAATCTTACCTGAAGGAAATATTCGTCTGAATGTTTTTAAAAACCTTACATATAAAGAATATTTACAGCAACTTGGTAAGACAAAAATAGTTGAACTAAATGATGCACAAAAGATAGATCTTATAATGTTATTAAACGATTCTACTTCTAAAACATTTGAAAGTTTATTACGTGAGATTGCATCAAGATCTTATGCTACTGCAAAAGAATTAATTATGCTTAGTGTAGATGAGATAAAGTTTTATGTAAATACACACAAAGGAGATGGTGTTACCGTTTTAATGCAATGTCTTTTCTCAAAAGAAACTACAGGTTCTCCAAAATATCGTGATCTCTGGTCTTTAGTAGTATTCCTAATAAACCATGATGATATAGATTTAACAATTCCAGTAAATATTAAAGATAAACAAATTAATGTAATATCTACTTTACTATATTCTTATTATCTTGCAGTACTAGAAGCCACAAATTATAAGGATTTCTACTCTGATGCACGGATTTCTACTCTGATGCACTTGAAGAAATACTAAAAAAGATGCCAATGACAGCATTCTATAGATCTGATTTAGAAGAGGATTGTTTCGGAAAAGTTTATGGAAGTGTTATTACAAAAGATGGAAAGAAAATATGTATTGGAAATGTATGGATTTTCCGTCATCTTCGTCAAGACATGATAAATGTACTTGTAGAAAATGGAAAACTAGATATGACAGTAGGATATGGAACTGCAAATGTTCGTAGATCTTTACGTATAGAAATAGAAGACTTAAAAGATTCTAAAAAGAAGGCACATGACATGTTTACAGAAACACAAGAATCTGTACAGAAATTATATGCTACTATTATCAAACTAAATGAAGATTACAAAGATCTTATAAAAGTACGTAATGCAACTCAACAAGATGAAATAAATGCAGGTAACGAATTAGAAAAAGTTGAGCAAAAGTATACTAGTTTGGAGCCCTTCTTTGAAAAACATAATGTAAACTTTTACTTTGGAGGAAAAAAACGTATATCCAGAAATAAACGAGAATAGTCTGTCCATTATTTTTTTGTAGATAATCATTAAGGTTATATATGAGTACAGACGCCCCTCGTCAGAGTAGAAGATTAACAGGAGCTCCTCCATTGGAAGTAGAAATAGTACCAAAACCACGCGTCCCTTCTGTAAAAACTGAGAAGTGGTCATTCACGGAAGATGAAGAGAAAGAGCTAGCAAAGTTTTTTAAAGCATATAGACACTATTATAGAAATACCGACCGATATAAGAATACAATTAAGAATATGAACGAGTCTCAGGAAGAGAAAGCGATGCGAGGAGAGTTAGACAAAATATATGGAGCGACCCGTGCAGCATATAACTTACAAAGAAACGAACCATTGACAGAAGAAGATGCTATTAAAAAGGAAGTATTTCTTCAGTTGGGATATGAAGAGCGAGTTAACGCAGGAGAAAAATTCGTAGCAGACGAGGAATGGATAAAAATTTGTTTAAAATTACTTCGGAGAGGTCTCCCAAGTAAGACGCCACTGTTTAACTATTTTGATACTGTACTAGAAAGCATACATGAAACAATTGATAAAAACTATAATTTGGTAAACACCCTTCCCCTTCCACCAGATGTCCGACATAATATATACAAAAACTTTACATATCAAGAATTTTTAACTGCAGTAAATAAATCTAGCATCTCTGAGCTTACCAATGAAGAAAAAGTAGATTTGTTGGCATCGTTAAACAACCCAACTTCAAAAATGTTTACAGAGTTATTAGAGAGCATCGGAAATGGATACTACAAAGTTGTAAAAGAACTTATTTCTCTAGAGGCATACACCATAGACAACAAAAAGATAAAGTTTAATATCAATACACATACAAATAACGGATGGTCCGTATTCTTTAAAACAATTATGATTAGAAATTCTAACAATTATGAGGAACAATTAAAGTTTATTGATTACTTATTAGAACAAGATGATTTAGACCTAAAAACGATCCGTAGCATGTCGTATGGAAAAAATAATCAAAATATATCTAAGATTACATGTAATCCCTTCTCATTTGCGTTGTTTAATTCAACGGAAACGAATAGCATAACAATACGTAACTTCTTTTGGGAAGTTGTCAAAAAAATATTAAAGAAAAAACATTTGGGTGATTTCTATGTTCATTCTTCTAAACTGGAGTGTTCTGGAGAACCATATGGTTTTATATTTTACACCAATGAAGAAGATAATATATGTATTGATAATGTTTGGATTTTCCAACATTTTCCTAGGGACAAGATAGAATGGCTTGTAGAGCATGGTAGATTAGATATGAAAGTAGGGTATAAAGGAAAATCTAAGAAATTTAATGTTCGCACCTCGTTACACATGAGTGCAGAGGAGATTTCAGGGAATAAACAAAAGATAATAGAAGAAATGGATAAATATCAACGAACAATAGATGCCATGAATGATGAAATTTCTAAACTACAACAATTAGAAAGAGACCTAATACATAAGAAAGAACCTTACATGACCATGATGAAGACTTGGGAAGCACAACTTGTAAAAAAACAAGCAAAAATAGACAAAATAAACCAGACTCTTATTGATTTAACACCTTTGTTTGATAAAAACGAGATAAAGATGTGGGAGGGAGGAAGAAAAAGAAGTACGAACAAAGGTAAGCGTTAAACATCAATTAGGGAAGCAATTGTTTGGTGAATTTCATCTCCAATTTGTTGGACCGTCTTCCCCTCCATTTCAATGAGGTAGACATTGGGTGTATTATTTTCAAGCAACATTTCATATGCATTTTCATGAAGATGATGAAGTGTTTCAATATAGTCCAAGGGAATCTCCGATTCACAGTTTCGGCTTCTCTTATGAATCCTATCATATGATTTCTGTGGTTCGGTACGAATATAGAACTGCATATCCGGAATCACATGACACTTCTCATATAGATTTTTAAGAATTGTATATTGACGTTCCTTTAGTTTTCCATTTTCAAAGTTTGCCTTGGAGAAAACGTGCCATTGAAAGAATGCAGATCGCTCTGTTATGGTAATATCCTTTACCGTATAATTGGTATTAAATACACGATCCATCCACACTTTGATTTGAAATTCAAAGGCATCTTTGTTATTTTTATACATGTCTTGAAGAAAAGGAATCCAATCGTCTACTGGTTCTACATCAATGTTATATTTATACGTTTTTTTGAGATAATTCAGAACAGTGCTCTTTCCTGCGCCAATGTTTCCATCAATACTAATGACGGTCATTTTGAGAGTATATTGATATAATAGTCAAAAAGAGAGTTCTCAATTTTTTATTAATTTACAGGAAGACGGCATGACGAGATAAATGTACAACATCTTCTAATTTTTTTAGAGTTAACTTACCACGTTGATGTATGTCATACATCAAACAATTTAGATGCATTTTTAAGATTTGTTTTACAATATCCAACGAGTTCTCTTTGATAGTTACGTTAAAGCCAAAGAATATATCACGTAGATATTTAGAAGGAAATAATTGTTTCTTGGAAGGCTCGGTAGATAGGATAATAGAAAACTCGCTAAAGATAGTTTCAGTCCCTCCTCCAGAAAAACTAGAAGGGAGAGCATCTCGGGCAGTATAAGTAGAGAAATCTACTGTATCTGTCACATGATGACTTACATTCTCTTGATAGACACTTGTATCTTTGCCAAAGTATTCACTATCTACATGATATGAACCCCCTTTCATACTTTTAAGTTGAGGATAACATTGATTTTGAACATAAGTTAGTGATGACTGTATATGTCTGGGTTTAACTTTTTTATTTTCTGGATCATGGATGGATGTAACGGTAGCGATTAATGCACATAGATTAAACACTTCATTATATATGTAGAAGGAAAGCTTTTCAGTTATCGCTACTTTTTCAGCTTCATCCTCTGGTAGATTTAGTTTATATTTCTTAATGATTGAATGTACGTTTGCTTGAATTAAGGCTTCCATTATTCTATAGGAATATAATTAAAAATTAAAATATACATTTTTTACAGAGATGAGCTACTATTCTGATTATACTCCTTTAGAAAAGACACAACAGTTCAATGGAAGAGTGAATATTTCGAAGCCAAGCGCTTTAGAAATCCCTACCTTTTACAAACAACAGAAGGTAAACAATGATACCTTTTATGCGGAAGCCGTACAAGGACATTTTACACCAAATGAAGTAAGTAACCTATTCTTTTCGTGTAATAACATTGATGTTCTTCAAGATGGTTTACGATACAAGATTTATCAGTTATCCAATGGTAAACACGTAATTGGAAGACAGAGTGATCAAGATTTAAAAATTATTATGCGATCTATTTATTTACAATATAGTAAAAATCTTTCCAATGATGTTGTTGGACAAGTACGTGAACTCAATGGATTGGTACTTGATTGGGCGGTCAAGGAAGTTTTTAGCAATGTGAAACAATATGATAAATATGTCATAGATGTAAGTACTCTACCCACTCCTATGGCGCGGTCTCCGTTAATGACAAGCAAAGGTTCTAAAACTCTAGAAAGAAAAACATTTATATAAACTTACAAACTCTTTTTTACAAATATCTTACATATCAGTAGAGATATATTATGTCAAGTTCAGATTCTACAAAGAAAATGACTGAGGAAGAAAAACGTCAAATTGATTTACAACGTAGAGATTTCTTCAAAGGAACCATTGCAATTATTGTAATATATGGTGTATTCATTCTTGGTATATCCTTGATAGGAATGTTTTCAGAAGGAGGAAGGGAACTATTGTTCGTAAATGGATTTCCATTTACAGTTACCTTTATTTCAGGAACTATCCTTATTATCGTTCTATTACTCATTCAAATATTTACTTATGATAATACTCCTCCTCCTGCTAAATTTGCTGGTGAACAGCTTTCCTGCCCTGACTATTGGGTCTTAAAGGAAACCCCGAAAGACCAGTTAAGTAAAATAATTGATCCACAAGTAAAACAACTTTCTAAATACTATTGTGAAAATCCCGCTAATAGCACTACGTTGACCAGTGATATTACTCTTGCACCTGTCGCTAGTGGGGAAGAAACACGTCTTACCAAACTACGTGATATTTCTCAGAAATATAATTATACGACTCCTGATGCTAATAAACTATCTCAACAATATCACATGCAATGCAACCGCTTATATCCCGACTATATGACATACATGGATAAGACTAATTTTAAAGATAACCCAACTACCATTCGTTGCGAATATCTTAAACAATGCAAATCTAATAGTAATAGCAATAATATCATTTCATGGACAAGTGTCTGTCCAGTTATCCCCCAAGCGACAGTTGTTTCAGCCCCCGCATCCTCTCCTTCTTAACTTAGATCGTTATACCAAGGCGCTGTATTAAATATATAATTTCTCTAAAAAGAGATAAAATTTGAATTTTGTTTTTAAACTTTAAATAACCCTGTTGATTTAAAACTTTGTCTCCTATAATAGAACAAAGATGCGTGTTCTAAAACGTGACGGTACCTACGAACTTGTTTCCTTTGATAAAGTTCTTCGCCGTATTTCCGTTCTCTCCGAAGGTCTGGAAGGTGTAGAAGCGGATGAAGTTGCCCAAAAAATCTGTGCTCGCATCTATGATGGTGTTAAAACTACCGAGTTGGATGAACTTACTGCGACTACATGCAGTACTCTAAGTACCGTTCATCCAAACTATGGAATCCTTGCTTCTCGGGTTATTATCAGTAACCTACATAAAACTACACCAGATACCTTTACAGAGGCTGTAGAGATTCTATATAATGTGAAAGATATTCATGGCAATATGATGCCTCTTCTTTCAGATGAACTATACCAAATTGTAAAAAATAATAAAGAACTCATTGATTCAAAAATTCAGCCTACCCGAGACTATCTCTTTGACTACTTTGGTTTCAAAACACTGGAACGTTCCTATCTTCTAAAAGTACATGGTACCATTGTAGAGCGTCCTCAATATATGTGGATGCGTGTTGCTCTTGGTATTCACGGTGCTGATCTTGAGAAAGTCTTTGATATGTATGATTCTATGAGTACCCGAGAGTACACTCATGCGACTCCAACCCTTTTTAATGCAGGAACTCGTCATTCACAAATGAGTTCTTGTTTCCTATTGGAGATAAAGGGAGACAGTGTGGAAGGTATGTATGACAGTGCCAAAGACTGTGCAATGATTTCTAAATATGCAGGTGGAATTGGAATGAACGTTCACAAGATTCGTTCTCGTGGTTCTATCATTCGGGGAACAAATGGAAAGTCAACAGGACTGATTCCCTTCCTGCGTGTGATGAATCAAACACTTCTACATATTAACCAGGCAGGTAAACGTAACGGAAGTGCTGCAATTTATCTTGACCCTTCTCATCCGGATGTGTTTGAGTTTGTGTGCCTCCGCCGTAACACAGGTTCAGAGGAAGAACGTTGTCGTGACCTCTTCCTTGCTCTCTGGATCCCTGATATCTTTATGAAACGCGTAAAAGAAAATGGAACATGGTCTCTCTTCTGTCCATTTGAAGCTCCTGGACTTGAAGACGTCTATGGTGAGGAATATGAAGCCCTCTATAAAAAATATGAAGAAGAAGGTAAAGCAAAGAAAACAATCAAAGCGCAAGATCTTTGGCTAGAAATTCTACGTAGTCAAATTGAAACAGGAGGTCCTTATATGCTCTATAAAGATAAATGTCAACTTTCAAACCAAAGTAATCTTGGAGTAATTAAATGTTCAAATCTATGTAGTGAGATTCTAATTTATAGCTCTCCAGAGGAATATGGTGTATGTAACCTTGCTTCTATGGTTCTTCCAACATATGTAAAAGAGAAAGAAGATGGAACAAAGTTCTTTGATCTGAAGCGATTCCATACAGTTGTAAAGAAGGTAACTCGTAACATGGATATGGTCATTGATCGTAATTTCTATCCCACAGTAGAGACTCGCAATTCTAACATGCGCCACCGCCCGATTGGTGTTGGAATTCAAGGACTTGCAGACGTCTATATGATGCTTCGGATCCCTTATGAATCTTCAGAGGCAGTTATTCTAAACCGTGACATTGCAGAGACAATGTATCATGCAACATTGGAAGCCTCTATGGAACTTGCCAAGGAGCGTGCCGAAAAAATCCTACAAGACCCCGCTTCCGTTACACGTACTCCAGAGGAGAAAGCAATGACAAGTCATTTCGGAGCATATAGTAGTTTTGCAACCAGTCCTGCAGCAAAAGGTGTTCTACAATTTGATATGCATGGAGTCACTCCTACCCTATATGACTTTGATAAGCTAAAAGAAGAAATTCATAAATATGGTATCCGTCATTCGCTATTGATTGCATTGATGCCAACTGCCAGCACTAGTCAAATTATGGGATACACTGAATCATTTGAAGCACTTACTTCCAATATTTATCAACGTCGTACTCTTGCAGGAGAGTTTACAGTAATTAACAAATACCTGATCTGGGATCTAATTAAGTCAGGACTATGGAATCAACAGATGAAAGAACGAATCATTGCTGGAGAAGGAAGTATTCAACATATTGGAGAAATTCCAGAAGAGACTCGCGCCCTTTATAAAACAGTTTGGGAAATTAAACAAAAATCTATTATTGATCAATCATCAGACCGTACTCCGTATATTTGCCATACACAATCTCTCAATCTTTATATTGAAGCTCCAGATTTTAATAAACTTACCAATATGCATTTCTATAGCTGGTCTAAAGGTCTAAAGACAGGTCTATATTATCTACGTACTCGCCCGAAAGCCCGTAATATGTCCTTTACAATTGATCAAGAAACGATCAAAAGTGCACAAAAAGCAAAAGAAGAAGCCGTTATTGCATGCCGCCGCGACAATCAAGAAGAATGTATGATGTGCAGCGCCTAAAAATCTTTGAAATGTTTATTTTATACTTTGACTTCTATGAAATCATAGTTAACTTTCTCTTTAAAAGATAGAGAGCCTATATTTGGGTATTATGAATGAATCTATTTCAGATCTCCCATATATTGTTATTTTAGATTGGGACGGTACCATTGCTGGAAAGGTAGACTTTCAGTCACAGAAATATTCGCTACAACAATATTATAAAAAGTATGGATTAAAGAATAAGGTAGATAATCGGGTTCCAAAAGCCTTTCAGCCCAATAGCAATCTTATTCGTCCAGGATTTGCTGACTTTATTCAAGAATTAACCAGCTATTATAATGGTAATATCTATTTCTTTATCTATACTGCAAGTGAACGTACATGGGCATATAAGGAAATTCAATGGGTTGAAAAAGCGCATGGAATTAAATTTCAGAGACCTATTTTTACAAGAGATGATTGTGTCACAGATGCCGTAGGATCCTATAAAAAATCTATTAAAAATATATTTCAGAGAGTTTTACGATCCATTGGAGCCACTACTCTTTCCAAAGAACAAAAGGAAACTATTTTAAGAAAACGCCTCATGATGATTGATAACAATGCAGTGTATGTAGACATGCAAGAAAATCTATTACTTTGCCCAGACTATGGATTTATGGTATTTGAGAATTTATTAGAAGACATACCTGTATCATATCTAAAACACCCACATGTACGTCAATATGTACTAACATTAATTAATAGTGGTTACATCTGCCCATTCTTTCCAAGTAAAGACGATGTAAATAATACAATGTATCAAAAATATGACTGGTTAGCTGTGAAATGTAAGAATATTTCTGAAGAAAATAGAATATACATTAAAGACCATTTCTTTAAACATCTAAAGAAACTTCTTTTAAAGAATAATGTAAAAGTATTTACTCCTCATGTGATCCGACAATTACAAGAGGCAACATGGAAAAAGAGTGAAAAAAAGTAGTGAATTAAAGAAAATAACCTTTCTTTTTATAGATGATTGTTTCCATTGACGTTGGAATCAAGAATTTAGCGATTTGTGTATTAGAGAATGATACTATTTCTATATGGAAAGTTATCAATATTAGTTATGGTACAGATCTATGCACGTCAATTATTAAAGCATTTGATGAAATAAAAGATTCAATTACGGATGGAATTATTCTTATTGAACGCCAAATGACAAAAAAAATGTGTAACATTCAATGTTATTTAGAAATGTATTTTCGGATGAAAGGTCATAAAAAAGTATTAATCTATAGCCCTACTCATAAATTGGCAGGAACTGGGAAAGAAAACAAAGGAGCTGGTAAAAAACAATATTATGCTCGGAAACAAGCAGCAGTAGAGGTATGTAAACAATGGATAGAAGAACATCCACAGGAAAAGTGGGTTTCTGAATTATGGACAAAAACAAAAAAGAAAGATGATTTATCAGATACATTATGTATGACCCTTTCCTATCTTCAACATCCAGTAGCAGATCCCTCTACAGTTGTTAAAAAAGTCCAAGCACGAAAACCAACAGCTCGTCAGGATGCTCTTGGAAAATATTCAAAATCAAATATCAAATATTTGTTGCATAACTATCCAACACAAAAAACACTGGAGGGAGGATCTGCCCTTCCTGTAATTTCAAAAAAGCTTGAAAAATGTGTATTTAAGTTTTGGCCTAGTCTTGAGACATGTATGAAGGATCTTTCCTTATTACCTAATTAATATATGTGTTTGGATATCATTTAAAAAGATATCCAAAGAAAATATTAGAAATCATGATGCAGAACCCATCAATTATGATTCGTTCAGATGACGACGATAATATTTTGGAGATTGATGATAGTGCTTTCAATAAACCCAATTTTGATATTAAAAGACCAATGTACAATTCTCCCCCCACTGGACTTTCAGGACCTTCTTTAGGAGCCGATCTTCTGGTCAATCGTAGTAAAATTAGTACAGATGCTTTATCTCGCGGCTCAGGATCTTCCTATAGCCGCGAAGGATCAGAAGCCGATTCTGATGAATATAAAAACCGCCGCAATAACAATTCTTCTTCTTCAGATGCCAGTTCTACTTCCGAGGAAACAGAAAGTAGTGAAGGAGGAATCAATATGTCTAATGGTTACAACGATGACCGCCGCCAAGATGTATTTGGAGCTCGTGTATCTGCTGAACGAGGTCGTTTGGAAGCAGAGATTAATGAGAAGAAAGAAATTCTATACCAAATGGACCGCCTAGAGGCAAAGGGACACCGTCTCCCTCGTAAGTTCAGTATGCAAACAGAAATTGAAGAAATGCGTGCTGAGTACCATCGTATTCTTCGTGAAAAAGAAGTGGATGCTTCTGTTCGTTTTCAACGTAAAATGCTAATGGCTTGTGTTACAGGACTTGAGTTCTTAAATTGCCGTTTTGATCCATTTGATGTGAAATTAGATGGTTGGTCTGAACAAATCCATGAAAATGTAAATGATTATGATGATATCTTTGAGGAATTGCATGACAAGTATAAGGGAAGTGGAAAGAAAATGGCACCCGAACTTCGTTTGATGATGAGTTTAACAGGAAGTGCATTCATGTTCCACTTAACCAAGAGTATGTTCAAACAACAGCCTCTTCCAGGGGTGGAGCATGTGCTTCGTTCTAACCCAGAGCTAATGAAACAGTTCCAACAGGCTGCTGCTCAACAGTACACTGGGATGCAAGGACCTCCTCAACAAGCTCAACGAAGTGTTGCTCCTCCCCCTCCCCAACAAAACTCACAGGGGGGAGGTCTCTTTGGAATGATGGGAAATCTCTTTGGAGGACTTACAGGAGGAGCAGGACCTCTTGGTGGATCTTCCTTCGGTAATGGACCCATGCCTTCTATGGGTCAACAACAACAAAGAATGAATGGATCTCAACAAAGAATGAATGGACCTTCTATTGATAGCATCATTGAAGACATTCACCAAGAAATCAAAACAAGTCCACCTTCTATTTCTAACCGAGTAGAAACCCTATCTATCAGTGATGATGAAATTACCTCTATCATTGAAGATACAGCAGACATGAATGGAATTCTTTCAGGAACACGTTCAGCCCGTGGTGGTGGTCGTCGCCCGGCTGCTGGACGCAAAACACTTAATATTTAATAAAGCATATAATCATAATAGAATATAGAAAACAATCAGATGTGATGTTTATGAAAATAAAAAAATGATGTTTAAATGATACTTTTTATTTATAACTTATAACAATGTTATACTATATTCAGTCTTTTTGGAAATATCTTTCTCAAATCTGGAGTAAACGACCACCCTTTATAGAACGTATTCCAGATTATAGTTCAGAAGGTAGTCAAAAAACTGTATTGATTTATGACGATGATGCATCGTCAGAAGGTAGTCAAAAATCAGTATTAATTTATGATGATGATTCTTCTTGTGGTGAAGAGTCTCTCTTTTATTCGCGAGCATAATCAACACCAAGATATGTACGACCAACCCAGTTACGATCACGTTCCAAAGTTTGACTTAAGGTCTTGTTTGTATTTTTGTTGAGAACAAAGAGAAGGTTTAGACGACGCATCACCTTTACTGCAGAATCATGTTCACTCATTTTCTTTTCCTTAGAAATACTTACGATAGCTTTTTTAAGGGCAGTACGACGTTTTTCTAAACCAATGGTTAGGATACTTGAGTATCCGTACTTACCAAGGTCCCCTTCTTCAGATACCGTAATGCGTTCTGAAGCCGGGGTTTTCCCTGGTTTTCCAACATCTTCTATACAAGCACTTTTTACATGGTAAGTAGTGTGGGTAGAGCTACGAACAGCGTCATATGCTTTACGGCGAATCGTTCCTGGTTCACACTTTGGGGGCATTTCTATACTATTAAATGATTTTATTTGAAAGGAGATATGAGTAGAACTATTTTATAAAGAATATATAAGAATTGTAGTTATGGAAGTAGAAAAAATACAATTAAAACAGGATGGTTTAATCAAAGAAGCAGCCCATGATTTCTTTGGAGATCTTCGTTCTGTAATGACTTCAGCAGTTATTGTAGAAATTTTACGAGGTATTGGTGCTTCAGATCCCAACGATCTACTACGACAGAATATATTTAGACTTAACGCTACAAATATGGAATATAAATATCTATCTGACGTATATAATTTTTCAAAAGGGCATTACGGCAACAACATTAGACAGTCTACATTATCAATGAAACCTGTCCTCAAGTCGGTAGGTGTCCGCCGCCTTCAGCGCGCTCTTGCGCCTCCAGGGGTACTAGAGATGAATGATGTTGTTGGCGGCCGCGTGCAAATAGGAGGAGTTGTTATGACAAGGTCTCAAGGGAATAAAAAAACTAAAAATGTTAAGGGGCCCCTTGGTGGTATACAGAAAATTCAAGGAGTGGAAAGAGTAGTTAGATTACGAAAAGCACCAGATATATATAACCCAGCTGCATATATAAGAAATATTAAACGAAGGAACTATACAAGAGGGAAAGGACCTCGTATCCTTTCCCCTTATAATGTTCGTAGAAAAATCGTAACAGATTTTGATGGTACTAATACACAAATTGGAGATAATCTCATACTACTCCGTGATAGTAGTACAAAACTTCTGAATGATTATTCAAATGATTATACAAGTATTGCAAGTTGGTTTGATAAGTCTACAGTGGTTCATCTAGAAGAGGGGAGAAAACAGGGAGTGTTGCGGGAATTGTTAAGTAGAGATAATAGAGGTATTGAATATTCTTTAACAAAATTAAATTCTGAATTGCTTGTATTATCAAAGGTTGTTGCCAACACTCAAACTAAAACTATAATACTTAGAATGGAGCTGCCGAGGGGGAGACCAATTACTGTAACTCTAGGACAAGAAGTAGTAGATACAAATAAATGCAGACCAAAAGTTCGTAATTTTAGTATGTTAATGCATTTTATACAAACAGGAGTTGAATATGCGGATGCTGAAGTGGAGGGAAGAAGGGCAGATATTAACGATATACAAAATTGTTATCAAGTATTCTTTAACGAAATTGATAGATTGTTTGGTGCAAATACAAATATTGGAAAATATTATAAGTCGGGAATACTATTAGATGTTAAAAGACTTGGTGACCATTTACAATCAGAAGAAGTTAGAAAAATAATAGCTTCTGTCGCTGCCATTCAGCCTCGTGATAATCCCTTGATTCACCTACAACAAAATGTATATGGTCATATTACTGGAGACCCTTGTGCTGCAGCTGCTTCTGTATTAAAAGGTGTATCTACCGTTGTTTCTGTTCCAAGTAAAGTAGTAACCTATTCTTATAGACCACTAAATAGAGTAATTGGGGGAACAACAAAAATAGTAATAAATCAAGAAAAAGAGGGGGAAGAGGACATAACCTACATAAAAAAAGAAGATGGTGATGACTATGGTGATTATGATATCTATAGTGATGCAGCTATAGAGAATATAAAGAATGTTATGTTAAAGTCTATCACTTTATTATTAGACAACTTACGAGAATTAGCAGCTAATGTTAATGATGGTTTACTAAATATGTATTTTACAGCGATTATAGTTATATTATCTAGTAAAGTAGAATATACTGCAACTCATAGCGAGGAGGACGTTGGTGGGAATGATATATTTCACCAGTATATTTCTGTACAAGTCGGAAATTATATTATAGTTATGCTAAGTAATCTCATTAACAACTTAACTATACAACCACTACCACTACAAGAAATATTGATGGATATTGATAGCATTATGGAGTATATTGCTCCATATAGTTATTTATCTAGTTTTAATACAAAGGATACTAGAATCACGTATTATTTTACTTTGCTACTACAACAAAATAATGATTTCATAAAAAATAGATTTATCCTACGTCATATAACTTATATGAACCAGCTTATACTAGATAATAGTCCTCAAGGACAAGGAGAAGAAATGCAAGATATAGCTGAGGGTGGTAACAAACGTACTAAATCTATAAAGAAAAGAAGTAAATGTATTACAGGAGGACGACCAGATACTACTGTATTTACAAAGGGAACATATCAAAAGAAACTAGAAATTCTTAAGGGAGTAAATAATACAGAACGAAAAATATTAACGGATGCTCTTTTTGATTCTCAATTTACAAAAATAAGCAGTTTGTTAAAACAACCTGCTTTTGTAAACCAAATAATCAGAGAATATAAGCTTCTTAATAATCTTTATAAAGATGCAAAGATAACAAAGGATATTATTATAAATAATCAAGACCCAATTGAGATGATAAAGTACATATTTTATATATATTCCTTTTACTTTCCGGAGTTTTTAGATATATTTACCTATGCTACCGTCGTCTTTTGTATGGATGATACACCAAAATATATCTATGCAGAAGGTTACCAAGATATGAATGTTTCTAAAGAAGTTATAGATATTGTAGAATCTCCTTCTAAAGAAGTTATAGACATGACAGAACCTCCTTCTAGAGAAAAACTCGCAAAAATATTGATGCAACAACACGTGCGTATGTTAGATAAGATACAATATCCTATAGCAGTTTCTATGACTGCCGCCTCGCCTGCTGCAGGAGGTAGTAAAAAACAACAAAAATCAAAGAAAGAATCACCAAAAACAGTAATGTATAAGAATCAATCCTATCCGCTCCAATATGGTTCAAAAGGAGGCATGTATATTCTTGTACTAGACAAGGATACCCAAAAAACAAAGAAAAAGTATATTTTACCCAAACCATATAAAACATTGTAATCTATGTATCATTTTTCAAAAGATTGGCTTATTTACACACCATTCTTTATGTATATAAAGTAAAAACAAATCAGTAAAATTATATCGTTATTTATTTTCCAAGGCTCTTCTTAATGCTCTTGCGTAGAGAACTAGGAAGTGTCTTAGCAGCCTTTAGAGGGTTCACGCTTGCAACCATGGAGGTGCTTTCTAAGTTTGACATGGCACTCTTGCCGCTGGAAATTGCTAGGGCAACACCGCCACTCACAAACATTACCAGGAAAGGTAAGACTACAAGGACAGCAAAGATAATTACCTCAAGGATTGACCACCAGTATAACACCTCGCGGCGGATATCCTCGGAGCATTTGCATTTCTCTTTTGCCAGGTAACGAACGTACATTAGGGCATAAACGAAGAAGACAAAAGTGGAAATAACGTAAATCCATTTGACAACAACGTATACCATAGCGTATAGGGGACCTACCATCCCAACGACACGGGAAGGAGGTAGGAAGGTTGTGACCAGTAGGAAGATAACTGCGAACACAATGTAGTTCTTGATGAACTTCTTGTAGGGGTGCTCTGCACACTCACAGTTGATCTTCTCCAGCTTATCAATATATGTGTATGTTAGAGCCATAAGGACTAGTCCGACAATGCTTAGAAATGTCCAAAAGAAAGATTCTAGGGAGCCAATATCAGCCATTTTCATTCGTATGTATGTTCTATATCTTATTTAAGAATTTTTATTTTCAAAAAAGAGTCTTTAGATTTTCATTTTTGCTAAAATTGCTTCGTCTTTTCGTTTCTTCGGAGGAACCGTAGATAATCCAAGGAATTTGAAGATATCTTCCTCTGTTTCTAAAATAGGAGCAGCGATTACTCCCTCTTTGGGTGTAAATCCATGTTCATTCATACTATATCCTTTTTCAAGTGCCAATTTCCGAACTCCCACGTTAAACTTATCTGAACCTGTGAAATACATCACCGCAAAGGCATACTCTATTTCTGGAGTAAGCATTAAGTCTAAACGACGTCCTTTTTCTCCAATCTTACATACTCCCATAAACTTCTTATCCCCAAGAGCAAGTACTTCTGTAACATATCCCTCTTCTTTCATCTTCTGAATAATGTCTTGCAACGTTTTTTTACCCTCTGCAAATGATTGATTCATTGGCCACCTTACCAATACGTCAATATCTCCACTGGTTGGTTCTCCACGACGATAACTACCTACCACTTCTACATCCAATGAAGCAGAGACTTTTTTGATTAGTTTCTTTACGGTTCTTGAGTGTTGGGTCATTTCCTTTCTTGGAATTCTTTCTAAGAAATCTTCATAATAACGAAGACCTACGCGCTGATTTTCATTGAGCAGCGCCGGCTGTTCTTCTGCTGCCTTTCGCAATTCTTCCATAGAATGTATTTTGTTTTCTCGGAGCAGCTTAAGAGCCTTTACACGACCAATTCCATAGACATTCATAAAGTCATTGACTGCATGTAAAGAAGGGTCTTTCCTGACATCTTGCGCCGCCTTAAGTTCACCTGTTTCCATAATCTCCTTTACCTTTGTCAAAATACTTTCTCCCATTCCCTTTACTTCTTTCAAATCCTCAAGACTTTCCACCTTAGATAAGCCTTTTATTTGACGAATTACTTTACTATATGCAATTGCTTTAAACGTATTACCATCCTGTTGCTCCTTCTTTCGCATTACATCTAATTCATCAACAATGACTGTGCGGTAGTCCTCCATGTTATTCTATTATTATACCAGCTAATTTCTTATAGTTTTCATTTTTTCTAATGCTTCTACAAAATCCATCACCTTAAACTGTGATGATTTCAATAATTCTAATTCTTTAAGACCTTCCATTTTACCAATAAAAGGACTTGGTAAATTTTCATACAGAGATGATGGCAATACCTTACAGTAATCACGTATCTGTTCAATATAACTATCAATCATTGATTTATGTACAACATTTGTAAGATCTAATTCATAACAATGCATCACAATTTGATTTAACCATTCATAAGGTTCAGCACGAATCATTCCTAAACTTAGTAATCTACTCCATGCCTGTGCTACTGCATTTAGTTTTTTCTTCTCTTTTACATATTCACAAAAATCATCGTAATTATAAGATTGTTCAATTAGCTTATAATCTATTTTCCATTCTTCCTGTTGGGTATATGTATTCCATATATTTGACCATAATAGATTCATTTCTATAATATCGTCGTCTGATAGCAATTGATATATACTTTCTAATAGTTTTACATATAGCGGCTGGAAATCTGGTTGACGTTTAAAATATTCCCATAATATTTGAACAAACAATTCCATTAATTCTACTTGGAAACACACACGTGTTTTACGAATGATTGTATCTAAATTTGCATTGGTAAGTTTGTTCAATACAGAAATGAGTTCTTTTTTAAAGAGATTTTCTTTGGAAACATCTTGGTTTCCAATTTTTGTACGTTCTTTCCTTGGAAGAGAGGAATTAGCTACGTTCTGGGAATAGGATTGCTTACGATTCCCATGATTCCATTTTCCCGCAAATTTAGAATCGGACCTTTCTTGGAAACATGTATGGGATGCGATAACTTCCTTAAAAAAGACGTCTTTTTCATGAGGATCCGTTAGTTTTTTATGGATATCTAGCCATAAGGGAAACCCAATTTGAATCGGAGCCTCTATTTCCATATAAAGAACCTTGCCCTTATCCTAATTAAGTATATTACTTTTATATGGATTACGTACATTTCCTATCAAAAAGTGATGAGGATCTTTCATGGATGCATCAATACAATCAATTTAATGAAGAATACAATATTTATCGTACCGTTGTTATAACAAATAATAAAGATACACAAAAGGAAATCTATCATTCGTTCAAACAAGAAGATTTTTCTGTTAGTAAAACCTGTGTAAGTTTTGAATATTTTCTGTGCAAACGTAAACGTATTCTGGTACTTACAATCCAAGATTTACTTCAAAATGCAGAAGATTTTATTAAAGTAATGATGGGAGAACATAACTTTTTAATTCTTGAGAATTTAAATAGAACTCAAACCCAAGAGGTAATGAATATCTTAATTGGTTTAACAAAAACTGGGTTTATGACGATGCCTTATTACATTTGGGTAAATTAATTTCTATCATCCCAATAGAACACTTATGAAATTAGAACAATCCATTGTTGTTTTACTTACAATTATTATTCTTGTTGGAATTCTCTACTTCTTCTTTCGTAAGCTAGAGATGTTTGAGTCTCAACCTACCATTACCTACTACTATCTTCCTAGTTGTGGATGGTGTAAGAAATTTACTCCTACCTGGGAGCAGTTTGAGGAAAAAGTAAAAGCACAAGGAATAAACGTCACTACTCGTAAAGTAAATGGAAGTGATGCAACCGAAGAAGTTGGAAAGTACGACATTCAAGGATTCCCTCATATACAAATGGTGAAGGGTGATAAAGTTACCGTATTTGAAGATGAGCGTAGCGTAGATGCTCTCATGAAGTTTGTTCAAAGTAAGCCTTAGAATGAAAGAATTCGTGAATTTGTTGGTAACCAAATATAATTCCTTCTTCCAATTGTTCTTTTGTTAATGTCGTATAAAAAGAGTCTTTATTAAAATGTGCTTGTAAGAAAGGGATTGGATTTTGATTCACTTCAAGAATATCTACACTGTGTTTATGTTCTTCTATCATTCTTTTTGTATGCGAAGTAATCATGCTTAACATAATTGTTGCTCCATAAAGGAAAAAACTCTTTTCTAACTCTTCTTTTGTAAATTCTATATCAATTCCTAAGTTAACGGCAAGAACTTTATTGGAGGGATTTTTAGTAATTATTTGTAGCGGTAAATTTACACAACATCCTCCATCAATCAAAAGCATGTCTTTATACAAAACAGGTTCAAAGAGAAACGGAACACTCATTGATCCAAGAATTGCAGTAATTACAGACATTTCTGGATAGGTATCATTACATAAATCAAGCGCTTTGTATGAGTTAAGACATGTTACATTAATGTGAAGATCTACTCCAGTAAGTTTAATATATTGGGCAAAAGTAATATCTTCCATACCATGAACCGTTTTAAGATAATCTGCTAAATAACTACGAAACCGTTCTGTACTATAGATTCCATACTTTGTTGGAAGCTGTAAGATCGCCTTTGGATTAAATGCAAGCATCTGATTCCGAGTACAAATTCCTTCTCTTGCTTCATTTCCATAAAAGAAACTTTCCATATATTCATAATCCACTCCCAATCCAAATAAATAAGCAAAAATAGCACCAATAGAAGTTCCTGAAAAGTAGCGAATGTTCTTTAAAAGATTATGTTGTTGTAAAAAACGGTATATACCAATATAAATCATCCCACTTAAGCCTCCTCCACTTAACACAAGATGTGTATAGTAAGGAAGAGAAGAGTTTAATTTTTCCATAATATAATCCTGTTTTCCTATAGAAGAAACGTTTTAAATGCCTCCTCCTCAGATTCAACTAAATGAATTGTACCAAATGAAAAAGAAAAAAGAACAAGCCAAACTATTCTGCTATGATCGTGTGATTGAACTTTGTCATCGGCGGATTCGGAATATTGCAGAATTTGGAGGACAAAATACCTTTTACGAAGTACCAGGAATGCTGGTAGGATACCCATTGTATAACATCTATGACTGTTTACAATATGTTGTAGAAGCATTACGCAAATCAGGCTTCTTAGTACAAATTTTACCCCCACCCCATATTTGTGTCGTCTATATTTCATGGGATCCAAATGATCTAAAACCTAAATTTGCACCCAAGGTAATTATGCCTCCACAAGGAAATATTACTCCGATTGTTCCAGGATTTCAAGTTCCACCACGATTTATTACAAAAACTGATATAGGTCAACCAAAGAAAAAGAAACATACATTTTAAAATCTATACTGTTTATTATTGAGCAGATATTCTTTCTTGAATTAGAACTTCAAGTGCTTCTACTGTTTTCTTCATACCAGTAATGAGAGCAAGTTTAAATAATTGTTCTAAGAGGAAGATTATCAAAATTCCACTTCCAACAAAGAGTAAGAGATCAAACCATATTTTATTTTTTCTAGTAAAATTATCGGGAATCTTATATGAAGTATTTGTTTTAACGTCTTCAACAAACGGGGATGCTGTCGCCGATGATTTACTTTCAAGACCGGGTAAATCTTCAGGTAGTATAGGTTTTGGTACACGTTCTTCCTTGTCTGGAATTACTGGTTTCATATCATTTATCATCATATAGGATTCTAATTCTTCATCAATATATCCATCTACAGTTGTCATATCTACCTTACGAGTTTCAAAAGCTTTAGGAACAAAGTTTTGTCTTGGAGCTGGACCGGGAGAACTAGTCTCCATTTCTTCTAATGCAACTGTTAATGCCTTTCTGAAGCGAGCTTTATCTGCATCTGTAAGAGGATATTCATAGGGCGGGGGCGACAAAGGACTACAAGAGGCTGGATTTGGTCGTTTGGTTGCCGGAGAAGAAGGAACTTTTTCATAGTTTTGAAATTTCTCTTGTTTTTTCTCGTCTAAACATATACCGGCTGTTTTACAAATATAGTCATAATCACTATATTGGGAAGCATATGTTTTGCGTGCTCCCTCATATCCAGAATCTCCACCCATTCCTCTTCCTGTTGCAGAAACTTTACTACCAAGTTTTCGTTCTTGGCTTTCTTTTATAGACGTGTCTTCACCGGATTGGAAGGCTTCATATAATACCTGTTCTTTCCCTGTTTGTTCCGTATAGGGATCGTAAGGTTCTTCTAAATTTTTGGCAGAATAAGGTTTCTTTTTTCTTGGAACAGTCGGCAAATTAAATGCTTCTTGTAACGAACAATATTGTGCCATTACACCTTAACTATCAAAAACATTTTCTTTTTTGAAAGAAAGATGAACCTTGGAGAAATCATATTAGGAGTTTTTATAGGAATATTATGCGGATTTTTTATCATGTATACTTTGCAAGTTCAAAGACCTTATCCCGATTTTTTACTAGATATCATGTATTACCCATGGGTACTACTTATCCTACTGGTAGCTGTAATAATCCTCTTCTTTATAGATGATCGTGCCGCTCTGTTACTTCTAATCATTATATTGGTATTCCTGATAGATATGTATTTCTTAGGAAAAGAGAAAAACCCAAAGACCGTAGAAGAAGAGAAAGAAAAGCTTGAAGAATCACACTACGAGTATCCTGTTAATACCAACCAAATCGGTATTTTTGGGTAAAAAAATCTTCCTATAGTACAGAATCTGAATGTTAGACATCGCCCTAACAAATGGACTCAGTATGTTGTTTATGCAACTTGGAGCCCGTAATGTTCAGTTTAATTTCACTGATGCACAGAAAAAAGTATTGCAACATCCATACGCCCAACTTTTTCTTATGACAGCTATGTTCTATGCTCCAACCAGAAATATTACCTTAAGCGTAACACTTGTATTGTTATATTATGTTGTAACAAAAATCCTTCTTAATGAAATTCATCCATTCAATGTTTATTCTAAAAGATGGTTGTTGCGTGAAGGATTTGTTTCCAATGATATTGTGGAAAACATAAAAAAAAATTATTTATCTAATTTAACATCTCTGAACTAGGCTGGTTCCAGTATAATTTTCTTGCATCTGTATGTACTAGATTGTTTGTATTGATCATATATATATATACCATAAATAGTATGGCAAATATCATAAATGCTAGTAGGTAATTGCTTGTACCTGCATATAGGTTTATGAATACTACAATTGAGATAACAATCAATATCTGTAAGAATAGATACACACGGTATTGTAGAATTTTTGACATGCGATAGTCTTGAACTTGCATGTTATTTAGTTTTTCTTTGCTTTGCTTTAGCTGAGTAGTTAAATCATCGTAGTAATAGAATTCTTTGTTCATTGCATGTGAAATATCTCCGTATCTGCGATATGTTCCTAAGAGCAGGGCAACGTAAATTGTGTTTGCAAGGTATTGATCAAATGCGGGTAAGAGAGAAGAGGTTTGGTAGAATGAAATTAAATTGGATACATCATTTCCAGCAAATGATTCACGTAAGTAGGTACGGTTAATAAAGTACATTACAACTATTCCTACCACACTTAATGCGAATATAACTCCTACCATTAATTTCATTTGACCAGAAGGACGGTCTACACCTTGTTGTGCAATTAGCAGAACAACCAGGAAGACAATAAATAGTGATAAAAAGGCATAGTAAGCATATGAGTTTTTCTTAAGAAGTTCCATGTTAGAGGTTACATTGTTGTTTTCCACGACAATGTTTAGTTTGGTATCAGATACTACTTTGTCTACTTCGTCTATGCGTTGACGCTTGTTATTATATTCAGAAATACGACCGTTGAGGTTTTGTTGAATAGTATTGATTCCTGAACTCTTATCATATGTAGTATCATTCATTTTAATTAATTTGTTGATAGTTGAATCTATTAGGAATGTTACCTTTGTATTACTTAATGCATCGGTTGTTTGCAATATATGAAGGGCAATATAAGAATGTATCATGGATTCATAACCAAGTAAAACACGACGAATTGCAAGTAAATTACTAGAATTGTGATCTAATTTTAAAATATTTGGAATGATTCTTGTTGCAGTAGAAACTACATTATTTATTCCTGACACTTTTTCATATACTGGTATATTATTTGTCATAACGCAACTATATTTATTGATTTCCAGATTTGTCTCCTGTGCCTTGAATGCTTTAAACTTAGTGTCCTCTAATAAATTATAAGTCATACGCATCGTGTTAAGTAAATCAAGTAGATTTTCAAAACTAACGGAAGAATCCGTAGCATTTAAAACTACAGGAGAACCCGTTAGTTTTCCTGTGCTAACTTTTAGTGCATTTGTAAAGTTAAAAGAAACACCATTTGTATTGTAATTATCTTTATTAGCAGCGCTTAGATCAGATGCACTTATCCATGAATCTCCTGCTTTTGAGGTAAGATATATTTGATTTAGAATATCAGGCACTGTAGTTGTACTGGAAATGGTTGGTAACCATTTTGTAGAGAAGTTAGAGTAGGTCAGTAAATGATTGATAAAGGATGAGGTGTCACTTGTTTTTAGTGTAGCATCCTTTCCTAGAAAGTATGATTGGTTCGTCTTTGCAATTAGATTTGTACTTATGAACTCTAAGCGTTTAGAAATATCTGACATGGTTCCTTAAAAAGAAAATAAGAAAAAGAATCGGGAGGATTACATATTTATATACAGCAACGATAGAAGTAATATTTTCCAGAAGTTTCAGTGTAGCGAGTAATGCGAACAACATCTCCTTGTTGTAGTCCAAGCCATCGGGCAATAATATCTTGTTTTTGAATCAGAGGAAGTTGAGTTTTAGACTTTAGCTGCAAACTCTCCATCAATGTTTTAATCTCATCCTCTGTAATTTTTTTATGCTTTGGCACTAGTTCATGCTTCATCGGATTATACATCAATTCTTTCATCAGGAAAATATGAATAAATCCTCCTTTTGGTAGCATTTGTTGATCTTTATTATGAATTGCTTGAAGTGTAATGGATGGAGGATACTCTTGAAGAACCATTAGGAATTTCTTAGTTCCATACATCTTTTCCATCTCTTCCAAGCTCATTACACGAGTGCTTGCCCAGAGATCTTTAAAACTATCTTTAGAAAATGCATAGAACACTGTAATGTTCTTTGTGGATTGGGTAATTACTTCGTTATAAAAACGATTGGTGTCCATGTTCATCAATTGAGTTTCATATGCTTCTACATCCTCTCCCCGAAGGGAAAGAAGTTCAATGGAATGTTTTAGAATCCGAGGAATATCCATCTTATTATTACTATCTGTTCTATCCTTAGATATCTTTTCATTTTTTTAGATGAAGATTTCTATTCTACATCTTCTTCTGCAGTTTCTCCATGAATATATCGGATTCCTTTCCACCCTTTTCCATCCACCGGATAGGCTCCAAAGATACGTTCTAAGTAAGCCCGGAACTGATTTCTGTCTGGGATTTTCTTTCCTTTGGGAACATTTTGGAATGCCCATACCTTGAAGTTGGTAAATGCAGACTGAAGCATTACCTTTTCTGTGGCAGTATCATCCTTTGCCATCTTCTCATCTGCATATTGTCCAATGACGTCATTGTTCTTTTTGTAACTTTCTGTAGCAATTCTTACCTCCATTGGCTCTGCAATGTTTCGGAGATCAGTATGTTTGTGGTTTTCAATAATCATAGAGATAAACGTGCCACCCCACCGCTCAAACTTCTCCGCCAATTCTGTATCCATCTTGAACTCCTTTGGATTTTTTGGATCTGGATCTTCCTTAAATTTAGAAGAAAAGTCTACCACCCGAATACGACGCCATGTACCACCATCATCACTTGGAACTTCTGGAAGTTCATTACATGTCATAATCATTTTGAATTGAGGCTTAAACTCAATAGGTTCTTTATACAATCCACGACATTGGATACGATCTCCACCAGACAATTCCTTCATCAAACCAATATTAATTTTCTCTCCCTCTGAAGGTTCCTGCATAATCGCAAATCTCCGACCACGTGTTCGTTCCAATTCTGCTTGAGCACTGTTAGATGCTGCTCGTTTCTGAGTAAGCAGAGCAATTGGCAGAATGCAGTAATATTCTCCCATCATTCTCTGAATCAACTCCAGGATTTTTGATTTACCGTTAGATCCTGAGCCTGTAAAGATATAGAATTTCTCATGACGAATACCTCCATCAATCGTGGACGAGAAGATATCCTTCACATATTTACAAATCGCAGGATTTGTAAACATCTGACTTAGGAAATCATTGATTTCTTTTACCTCGGGAGCATTTGGGTTATATGGAATATAGTTTTGACCGGTAGAGAAGGAGATATAATCATCTGGAATTCCTTCTCGGAACTCATGAAGACGTAGGTCATAAACACCATTCTCAAATCCTATCAAATGAGGATGCGCGTCTAGTAACTCCTCAAATCTCTCGTCACAGAATTGTGCCTTACACTCCTTCATCACACTATCTTTGTATCCACATGTTTTCAATTTTAGAGCAATCTCTTGTAGCACCTTCGCCTTATCTTGACAATTCTTCATCTCATCTTCGTCCGAGCTGCTTCCTTGACGATTCCAATAGGTTGCACGTTCTAGAAATTTTGTACATACATCCTTGGAGAGAATAGTACGAAGTTGAAGTCCTTCTTTGGAACGCATCCAGCGATGTTTGTCCTCTCGGAAAGTATACCAAATATCCTTGGTTGTAAAACGATACTGATGTTTGTACATAGCATGAACTACGCTTGCTACATCAAAATGAGTACCCTTACTTCCTTGGGCACGATCAATTAATCTTACTACATTGGTATCAGATATCTTATTGTATTCGGATGGATTATCATGTTTTGCCCAATAATGAAGTGATCCAATTCCCAAAGTATCCAGTTTCATTTTATCCCATAGTTTTTCACATTCCCCAGTGATGTATTTACTGGAAACTTGAGAGAAGTCTACCCAGCTTGACAGAAGACGGTTATCAATGTTACGAAGTGTCCACCCCACTTTGACCCAGTCTTCGTAATTTTCTGCCCGATGTTTACTAAGACATTTAACCAATTGATATACCATTTCCAATTCTTCATCAGAAACCTGAGTTTTGGTAAGGTTAATTGTATTTCCAAAGATCTGTTGATGAAGTTTGTCCTTTCGGCGATTGAGGGTCATCGGCAAAATCACCCGAACATATTCATCAATTTCGTCCACTTTTTCAGCAAAATAGGGAGTGGGCGACTCTAGTTTTCGCATGGAAAGAATAGAAATAGTTTCTATTTGTTCTTGAGCAGTAAGCAAGGGCAATACTTTCAATGGCTTATCCTCTCCCTCATATTTATAGATTCTTGTCACTTCATAGGTACTACAATCTGGTTTACAACTACCATACATCTGCCAATTATTCTTATCAATAATCGCTTCATCTACAATATTGTCAAAGGTATTGATGCTTGGAATTCCCTCAAATATCTTGACTGCATCGTCTAAGATTTTCCGACGAACAAAGTGATGGAATGCATGGGGAAGAGTTAGGTAAGGAAAGATAATATGAATACCATCTTTGATCCTTCCTTTATATTCCACCGCTTCAGGTTTCTCCTGAACATATGCAACCAAGTTATCTGGATTGGAAATATCCAGATACTGAGTCATGATCTGAAAATAATATTTCACAATATTTTGCATATGACATTCTGTATAAAGTCGGGGAAGTGATTCCTGTTTTTCTTCAGGAAGAGCAAACCGGAAATCAAGATCTACCCTCATAGCACTTGGATCTCTCGGCTTCTCTGTAAGATGCATTGGAACACCTCGTACTTTGTACGATTTGTACTGTTCCATAAATTCTGAATAGTCCTCTTCGGAGACATATAGACTAGTTTTGGGGTTTGCAATAGAGGTGTGTGTATATTCATTACCTTTTCTGCAGTGATACTTCTGTAAAAAGTGCTTATAGTCTTCTAATCCCGAAGGGGGCATTCTCCTGAACTTTAAACACGGATTATTTTTAAGCCAGTCACCGAACTTAAACTACAGAGACTATTGCCTTGAATTGAAAGAGTAATACACAAGTGATGTCATTTTTTTATCTTCCCTAAAAGTAGCATTTTATATGAACTATTGTTCACCACAACAAGGAAAAAGATATAACGAAACAGGAAGCTGTTATGATAAGACAGTATTAGAAAAAATCGCACGCGCGTTTAACCGGAGTTTTCCGGATAAATCTATTCAGCAGATAGAAACGAAGACATTCTCTCAACTTTGGAAAGAATTACAAAAGAAACTATCAGTTTCGTGTGGAAGAGATGAAGTTTGTTGGGTTTCTAAAGTTGGATTAGATTATGATGATAAATTAGAAGATTATATTCGTCCAAAAACCCCAGCAGAATGGAAACGAGATCCTAAAACATGGTTAAATAACTTTAATATTGAAGCCGTTTTAATCCAATATGAAGAAGCGAATTCACCTATTTATAAATTTATGGGCGTCTATCCTTCTGATTTCCTTAGAAAGGAATCCTATAGTGGCGATTGTTATTATGAAGAAATATGTAAATTAAACGTCGCAGAATTGTACAAACAAGGAATTACATGTATTGGAATGGTCATTAATTTAGATGAACATGATGAACCGGGCTCTCATTGGACTTCTATGTTTGCATGCATTGACCCGACAAAACAATGTTTTGGTGCTTACTATTACGACAGTGTCACAGGAGATCCTCCTGAAGACATGCTTGAGTTTATGCAAGAAATTCAGCGACAAGCCGATCAATTAAAGGCTTCACTTAAAATTAAAAAACCTTTTAAAATTGCAATCAATAAAGTACGACATCAGTATGGTCATAGTGAATGTGGGGTTTTTTCTATTTATTATCAATTAAAATGGCTCAGTGAAATAAAGAATAAAGGAGGAAAGGTAAAATTTGAGGATATTGTTGGAAAAAAGATAACAGATAGTCAAGTCTTCAAGCTTCGTGAAATTCTATTCCGACCATTGTACCAATTTAAGAAATCAGATGTACAAAAGAAGTAGGAAACAATGACAACCTTTTTGTCTCAAGATAATGCCCAATATATCTCTGGGATGTTTCAAAAGTTTATGCAAGATAAATACCAGTTTCGCTATTCTACAGTAATAAAAGAAGAAGACTTTTTAAAACTTTTAGGAAATACCATGACACGAGTGTACAAAGATTATAGTCATCAATATGAACCAGGTGATTTAAATAAGGTTACTGTAAGTGAGTTGAAAAAGTATTTTCTTGAAAATTATTTATCTAAAGCGTCTGGACCAGCTCCCTCTCCACTAGCACCTCTTCCAACAATCGTTTCTCCTTCTGTCGGCGGCATTCTAGAGCCGATTGCAGAAGAAGGATCCGCATTTTCTGAGGATTCCGAATTCTTTAATCGTTTACAAAAATTAGAATTTCAACGAAAGACGTTTGTTCCTCTTTCTTCCGCTACAAATACGTCTGTCTTTATTCCTGCAGAACAAAATACTCCTTCACAACATGCCTCTTCACAAGTACCTTCTGCGATTACAACCGTATTTATGCCTTCTCCTATCAAAATTGGGAAAGAACTAAAACTATTTTCATGGCAACGAGACTGGATCTATGAAACCGATCGTAATTATTTTACATGGAAAGGTCCATTATCAAAACAAATGGATCGTACCAGTACTCGTGTTGGCTGTATGATTTGTCCGAGTAGTTTATTACAAGAAACAAATATGGTATCTCTTTTAATAGAAGGTGCAAATGAGGATGAAGTAAGTGTTACTCTTATTCCCTCGCATGCAGTGGGAGATTATACTATTTTTCGTCCAATTTTAGAAAGTCTAAGTTACCTTCGTTTGCTTGCTCTTCCATGGAAAGTATCTTTAGAATCTGGAGATGGAGAAAAGCTCTTTTTGGGTAAAGACGCTGTTCCATATATGTTACAAAACGAAAGCACGCTTTTGGTATCTAAAGCATTTGATTTCTGCAAAGGAGGAGATAGTTTACGCATTTACATAGAGGCTACCAAGAAAATCATTGCTGCTCGTGTAAAAACAGTCCGAGACAATGAGCTAGAGATTGTAGGAAGAATTTCAGGAGGAGGAGGGGGTTTGTTACTTAACTACAGTCGCCAAATATCTATTGTATTTGAGACCACAAGCAGTGAACATAAAAATTGATCTATCTAAATAGCAGAATATTCATGGAAATATGGATGTTCCCACCTTTCTTTTTGATCTCTTGAATCAGCAATTGCAGACGATTCAGGAAGGATTGCTCACCAAAGTAGCAGCACGCTATCAGTTAGATGTAGAGCTTTTAAAGAAGGAGTTTTTGGAGTCTCTTACATTGGTTCCTGAAAAGACAGAAAAGGTAATCATTTGTAAAAAACAAAAGGGTCGTAGACTACCAGGAGATGAACATCGTTGCAATAGTCGTATATGGAATCGGGGAAAAGGAGGACAATGTACTCGTTTTCGGAAGGAAGGGGCTGAATTTTGCTGTCAGCATATAGAAAAAAGGAAACACGGAATCATTCACGATGACCCTCCCAAAGAGGTATTTCAACACAATACAAAAATACTTTATAAATAAACAGGAATCGTTTATAAGATATACACCATTAGGGAAAGGAAAATCCAAGTAATCATAGAAAGGACTTGAATTTTGTATTTTAGACGAAGACGATCTTCATCATTGGTTGCAACATTACCATTTCCTCCGTTAATGTTGTACATAATGTAATAAACAATTCCTCCAAATAGCCAAAGAAGGGAGGGGTAAATAATACCTATACTAGAATTGGCGTGGAAGTTCACATAGTTGAACACAATACGTAGTTTGTAAGAATCTAAGTTAACGATGAGAAGTAGTAGTAAGAACATACCTGTGTAGATTCCAAGGAAGGCAAGTACTGCAGTATTTAAACGAGTAATTTTGCTTTTGTCAACAAGATATTCAATAATAGAGAGCGATATCAGTCTTAAAAATAGAGTTGCAAACACGAAAATGGTCTTATCTCGGAAGTCAATCTTTAGGACCTCCCGAGGAAGGAGTGCATTACTTTTAAGTCCTTCCGAGAGCTCCATAGAGGCAACATATTCTCCTTTTTCTGGGTCTCGTTTGCTATCTTGATACTTGTTAAAGAGCATATTAAAGAGGGAATCATGACCTTGAAGGGTGAGGGCAGTCGTCGGGTCGGTTGCCTTGGACATGATACGATAGAATTTATTGGTCAGTTCCTTGACTTGCTTGGTCTTGGCGAAGAGAGAAGTATCGGTATCCTCTGACAGAGTACTGGTGATACTGTCACGGTCCGCCTTTAGATCTCCATCTCCTCCTTTTTGTAGTTTCCGACGGCGTGATCCTCCAGATACACTCGTAGATTGCATGGAACTTGCTTGCTTACGGAAGTTGTTGATGTTGGCATCAATGTCCAAGAACATCTTGCGCTTGGCATCATTGAGCGTGGGAACAATGTCTATTTCGGAACCTTTCTCTAAATTCTGGGGTTCTAGTTTGTAAAGGATGTCGGTTTTGATGCTGGGATTGACGTCGGCATACTTCTTTCCATAGTCGGTGAGTTTCTTAATGACAGATTCGGTATCTTTGGTGATTTTATCCACCTTCTCTGTAATGGTTTGCTTGAGCTTAGATCCCGCGGCAACTTGGAAATATTCGTTAATTCCCTTAATGTCCTCTGGAGTGTATCCTTCTACACCATCATAGGCTTTCTTAAGGTCATTGATGAACTCTTGTACACTCTTGATGTTGAGTTTAAATAGATACTTCTCGTCTCTTGTAATGAGATAGTTTTTGTCTAAGAAGAGATGTTGTAGAATATCGTTCGTTAGATATTGTATAGGATTATTTAAGATATCGTCTACTGTTTTTGTGTTCGGGTCGTCTTTATCTTTATACAACAACACTTTTTGTATTTTTGTAAAAGTGCTTGATAGATCTTTTATGAACTCCCGTGTAAACGTTCTACTACCGTATAAGTTGTCTCTAAGCTGTGTAAATTCCGTATCATTAAGACCTTTTTTTATTTTTTCCATAAGGGGTTCCGGGGTCTTATACTCAGTACCTCCTAATCTAATAGTGCTGCCGGGGGTATCTACAAAATACTTCTTAATTAATTGAACCACTTCTATAGTTTCAAGGGTAGGGACCAGGAACTCTGTTACTGTATTTGCAATTCCAGGAACTTTATCCATATCTACGTAAGGTTGTTCAATTATCTTAGAGAGAAGAGGTTGTAGATAGTCAATGTAGCGTTTTTTCAGTGTTTCATAAGGACCATTTTCCTTAAAGTCTTTTAATTCTCCAAGAATCGTCATTAGGCTATCTAATCTCTTCCTAAAGCCCTCTCGTTTTTGTTGCATATCTAGTAGTTTCTGTTTTTCGGCAGCGGAGGCGTCCTTGGTGACTAAGGGAAAGTTATAAACGAAATAACCTATTGTTTCTGGCCTAGTAGAGTCAGGGGTAGAATAATTTTGAATAGATTCTACATTTAAAACACTGGTAACGTTTGCAACGTTTTTTGGAAAGGGACCGGCACTAAAGATGTTCTTGCTTAGATAGGATACATCAATTACCCCGCCTTTAGCTGCTGTATTATTAATTGTATCTATAGTGATTGCGTCTATCTTTTGTTCTTCTTTGCTGATTTCGTTTTGGAGTTCTTTGAGGAGAGGCGCTGGGCGAGGGTCCTTAAACTCCTTTATTGGGACGGTGCTCGTATACGTGTTCCAGTCATTGCGTAGTTCTTTGATCAAGTCTTCTACTTCATTCACCTTGTTTGCAAGCTTGCGGGCATTTTCCACGTCCACCTTGATAGCATTAAGTGTAACATCTTTAGACACCGGCGTTACCAGTTCATCATCTTTTTCTTGTTGCGAAGCCATGGGTGGCTGTCCTCCTACCATAGGGGTGAGAGAAGAACCTCCTGTAGGAGGGGTCGCGACATCTGGACGTTTATCTGGAGAAGCCTTTATTATATCCAACCATGTTGTCGTGTTTGGGTCAATCTGATATATTTGTCTTATGACATTTACTATCTTCTCCCGGTTTTTTGAGATTATCGTTTCGTTAATATTTTTGTTAAATATGGATATGGTCTTCTTGAATTCTTTGTTAATTGTTTCTTTGTCAAATGTTGGGAAACCACTACCGGTAAGAAGTGTAACAAATTTCTTAACATAATCATCTACTACTAGTTTACCAAAGGTTTTGTTTTCAGTTTCTGTATATTGGAGTAGATTTGTATATAAAAATGCTCCTATCACGTATTTATTATGAGCAATATATGGATGTGTATCTTTTTTTAGCTCCTCTACTTTGATATAAAACTCTTTCAGAGATGCGGACACCTTATTTGTAATATTATCTTTACATATGTTGATAATTTCATGTAAATCATTAATGTCACTAGTTTTAACAGTTCCAGTAAACTTATTATAAATTAAAGAAGGTAGTTTTCTAGACGACGCGGAGGGGAGGGGAGGTAATGGTAAAAAGCCCTCGGGGTCGGGGGAAGAAGGACTGAGATTTAAACTTTCAATAATTACTTGAATGGAAGCATCTAGATTCCCCTTCCCCTTGTCACCATCCTTTAATATTTCTTTTAGTTGGGTTAGTTTATCTACTATATTTTTTTTTTGAGTATCATCATCTTTAAACACCAACTGTATGTCTTTGAGTGCATCTATATACAATGTAATATAGGGTACTATAGTTCTGACGGAGGGGTGAGTTAATAAAGCATCTAAATAAACGTTATAGAGATTTTTCTTGTTTTCCTCATTTGTTTCTCTTGTAATTTGGTCTATTAAGTAAAGAGGGTTTATTATATCGAATAAGGAGGATTTTGATGTAGAGGTATCACTTGTATACGCTGTAACAAATGCATCTGTAAGTGGTGTCTGAGGTGTATGTGGTCTCTTCGGTGATAGTTTCAATATATCAATTAGAACTGTACTCTTTTCTTTATCATCATCCTTGAGTTTTGTCTGTAGTTCTTCTAGTTTAGTTTTAATATCAGGGGAATCTAATTCTAATTCTATATTTATATCTCGTAAGTCTAACGCTACAATATCGTCATAGGTTATTTCAGTTTTTGTAGATAAATCTTTAAGATATTCATTCCATGTTGTTTTTATTGTATCTGCATTTAACGGATTCTCTGTTAATGCTTTTTCAAGAACTTCTTTTGGATTTGGTGCTGCTAAGATGTTTGCAACTGTAGACGCTAATGGTCCTGCTGCTACAGGAGTAACACCAGTAGCAGTAACAGCAGTAGCAACAGGAGTCCCTGTAGAATTCAACAATGCATCCACTCCTGTAGACACACCTTTCAAATATTCTAGCACTTGTTTATGAATCTCGTCTAAGGAAAGTGCTTTTGGTGTTGTCGTCACGGCGGCGGTGGCAAGTAAGGCTGTCACTACAGGTGGTGGCGGACTAGTCGGATTCTTTAATCCTTCAATAAAGCTTACAATGGTCTCATGGGTCTTCACAATTCGTTGGAAGGATTCATCCATAATAATAGATAAATCCGGGGTGGCGGCGGTGGTAACTGTGCCACGCTTGGGAAGTATTGCCCCTACAGCGAACCTGGCTGCCGCCGCCCCTTTCGCCATCGCTGCGGCGTATATTGAAGGCCCTGGTGTCACTGTACCAGATCCCGAAGGGGAGAGGGCGAGACCTGACATAAAGGTCGCAACGAGTCCTTGGAGCTTCTGCACTTCGTCGTAGACACTCGCCATAATAGCGGCTTCGGTCGGAGTCGGTGGGCGTGCGGGTCCTGCGCTTCCGGTTCCAGAACTAGAAAATGTGCTTAGAAGGTCCATCACTCTTTGCGTAGCATCTTGTAAATAGGAATACGCAATGGAGCTCGGATCTACCCCTGCTGCGATCGCTGCAGCTGCAGCACTTTTGCTACTAAAAGGGTTTCGTATTCCAGAGAAGGAACTATATTCTTTCTTCACTTTCTCAAAATAGTTTTTAAATGTAGTGTCTGTATCATATATCATTCCATCTGTATTAATTCCATCTGTATTAAACTTAACCTTTATCTCGCCGCCGCCGTTTGGTTTAACTTTTATATCATCAAAATATGCTACCAGGGATTCACCTTGGATACCACCTCCTGTTTGTTGTAGTTTGAACTGGAGACCAGTAGCCTCAGTTAATAGATTTAAGATGGATGATTGGACCTTCTTATCTATACTCGCTTCACTTAGAACCTGTATTAGGTTTAATAACATACGGTCCATTGCATCTTTGTCACGCTTGATTCGTTCTTCATATTCTGTGACCGCTTTCTTAAAGTTGGAGATTTCTAAAGGGTTCTCTTGATAGAGTTCATAATACTTATATCGGTAAGGAACCCAAGCTTTGATTAGATTCTTGATACTTGTTTCTATATTATCAAAGGATTCTGTATAGCTCTTTTTAAGTTCCCCTAATACAGCCTTGGTGGGAGTTGCAATTTGTTCTGCATTTTGAAGCGCCTCGGTAAATACTCCTGGCTTTTCAAGCAAATTTTTGAGATTAGCCTCTTCAATCTTATACTTACCCTGTGGTTTGTCTTTGATTTCTAAGAGTGCCTTCCGAGTAAGCTCCAAGAAGAAATAAAAGTTCTTTTCTATTCGTTTGAGTTCATAGATATCTTTGTTCACAGAATCATAGAGAATTGGTTTTAGTTCTTCAAACGCCCTTTTGTTTGTAGTGATAAGATTGTTGATGGCTTCTTCTGAACGGTAATAATTCGTAAAAGTAGGAGTCACTCCAATAAAAGCTTGCAGATTTTCTAATAACTTATTTTTCTCTGTGTCGCTGGTAATGTCCTCAGGAAGTATATACTCGTTAATCGTCTTGATAATACCTTCTGAAATTGTTGTGGACATTGTACGTCAATTCACTTACTGTTTAAAAATAAAATTTTTTACACATTTAGGGCAACTACGGAAGTAAGCAGCCATGTATACATACTAAACTTCTCCACACCAGAAAGAATCGTTGCTTTATCAGCAAAAGATAATACTGGAGGTTGATCAAATTCACGATATTCCTTTACCACATAAGGAATGGGTAATAACATAAGAATACAAATTAGATGCACTACAATTCTCCAGATACCTTTACCGTCATCTGACTGACTATTCATATAGAAGAATATCATTCGGAAAATCATATCTTCTTTACGAGCATTGGTGAGGAATACAACCAGAAGGAAAATACAAGTATACATTCCAAAATACATCGCAAAAGCATCGGTAAACTTCTTGATATATCCACTGTAAATAGACCACTCTGTTAAGAAAAGCGCCAAGGCACGTACAATATAGGTGATACCTATAAAGATCGCACGATCGGCCCATTCTACTTTTTCATTAGTAGGGCTGTAATAAGGATCATTCTTATAAGTACTAATCACCTGTTCTGGAGTGGGAGGCGTGGCTTCCGAGAGACTTTTAAACTTTTCGGTAATCCCCTCATTACCATCCTTTTGATCAAAAAGACGATTGGACATGTCACTTAGTAAAGTTCTACCCGACATTTCTGGAATTGCTCCACCAGTAACAGATCCGAACTTCTTCCAAAATTCCGCTTGTTCTTCAAACCATTTCTTACGGGCATCGGAGGCAGGTGTAGTAGGCACCAAAGGGGTGGGGGCAGGGTCAGTGCTATAGTATTTTATTGCCTCTTGAGAAATCTTACGAACCTCGTTAATTGTTTCCTTAACCGGATATTCCAATGCTTTGAGTACACGGTCCCAATACTTGAATTCATATGTACCACTTCCAAAGTTTTTCAATAAGTATTCTTCTAACTTTGTAACACTCGTAACAACAGTATCTCCTGCTAGAGGAGTAAATGTGTGCGGCGTAGTATCAAGCTTATAGTTAGTTATAAAAGTATTTAGTATTGCTGTTACCTTTTGTTCAGAAATCATGATCCGAGGAGCAGTTTCCTCAACCTTGATGTTTCGTGTGAGAATATTACCAGAGAGTTTTCCTTTGATTGTTTGTAAGAGGTTCGAATCCATCTTCGCCTCTGGGCGTTGGAAGTATTGTACAATATTTTTAATCTTATCGTCAATCTGCTCTCTTTGGAACCGAGTTTGATTTTCCTTTTTAATCACCGTTTCAAGGATTCGTGGGTTCGGATTTGCAATAGATTCCATTACCTGCATGTAAAAGTTAAAACGGCTTGGAGAATGCTTGTATACTTGTTCATTATCAAGCACCGCACCAATCGTGGAGCTTGGCACACCTAGCGAGGTTAGATTTGACCATTTAAACAAAAATTTGTCCATATTGTCTTTCATATTTGGTTGACTCATATGTATTGTCCCTTAATTAGTTCTATAGATTTTTATATCCATAATTCCTTGGTAAACCAGCCTGTAAATCCAAGAATCACCAATAAAATGAATGCTACAAGCGATACCTTTTGTATCGTTCCTTCAGGATAATTTTTATACATCGTATGGTAAATATAATAAGCATATGCAAATATAATAAACATTACTAATCCATTAACTTTTGTAAAGTAGCCATCAATAACTTCCTTCATTGCAGAGTCCCCACGCATTATAGACATGTTATCTACAATGGTTGAAGGCAAAGGATTTCCCTTCTTAAAAGATGGGTTGTTCACAATATAAGTATTTAACAATGTTAAATATTTTGTACGAATAGCATTATCGGCTTCTGCAGTTGTTGCCATTTTTATAGCAACATCTGGAATTAGATAGGTCAATAGTTCCTTGTCTTTTCCATTTGATCTTAAGTTACTTGCACTTATTTCTGAACCATCTATGTGAAGGTTATATATTTTTACAAGAGTACGTTTTAGATCTATTATTTGTTCTCCTGAAAGATAGATTGGTTTTATGAGTTGTTTTAATTGTTGAGGAATGGGAATACCTTGAATATCTGAATCATTGATTACATGCATCGCATATTCATAGACTGACTCTTTATAATCCGAATTATTTATATTTGACAAATCAGGGGCTCCACTTCCTGTAGCCCCAAGTCTATTGGTTTCTGATCTAATTATATTCTTCTCTAATTCAACCGTTAAGTTTATTTTGTTTACTTCATTAGAACCATTTAATACACTTACAATACTATTATTTAGGTCTCTTGATTTATTCTCATATGCCACCCCAATTTTATTTTGAAAATCTACAATTATATCTGCAACCGTTGGAATAATTACCATCATAATAATATACAACAGTATTATATGTACAATAAAACTGGAGGGAATTGGCGTCATACTGCTATTAGGAATAACTGGATTATATATCATAGTTCCTAATAGAATGATTCCAAAGATAAGAGATAAATAAAGATATTGATTTTTGATGATTTTCTTCTTCTCTTCTTCATCATAGGTTCCGAACTTTCCAGCATTAACCTTATATGTAGTTACACCAAAAGGAGATAGCTTAATATCACCAGCACCTATGTAATTTCCATTAATCCATACACTTAAGAGATATATCATTGTACCTAACAAACCTGCTGGGATTCCGTACTTCATGAATACAGTATGTAATAAGGGTAATTTACCACCAGGTCCCTGTACCGTTTTCTCAAAAGTATACATAAATAAATAACTTTTAGAGTCTCTATCGGTAAAGTTTAAAATAAATACAAAGAACAACCAAAGAATATAACTACATATGATAATGATAATACTTACAGATAGTAAATTAAGATAGGCTGTTTCAAACTGTTTACGAACACTTTCATTGTAGACATTGTATGCTTGGAATTCAGCTCTTTCTCGTTCCATAAATACGGGAGTGCATTGATTTTGTAAACCAATACCATACTCGTAGCTACCTTTCATATCATATGAAGATTTAATCATATATACAAAGGAGATAAGCACTAAAAAATAGGAAATGAACAATAGGTTTAAAGGTTGTTTTACAATTGTTTGAATCTCCATATTATCAAACTCTATTCTATATCAAGACAAGAATTTTCAAAAAAAATTTAGAGATTGTTTCGGACGGCAATCATATAGTACATCATTATAACAAATAATATTATTACAGTAATGAGGATTGCATTTCGTACAAAGGTTTCCTGTATATAGTATTGATGATAGAAACTATATAACATAATTGTAAGTAAAACCCATCCGATTGTTTTTAGCATGTCTACATCTTTTATAATGGAATCATATTGGTTTAGAAAAGACAACTCCGGGAGATAGGTGATATACGTATCTTTGCATTCTAGCGAGGAAGAACCTACATCAATATTTATACATGCCCAATCATGGTAAGTGCTATTGATATATTCTAGATCTCTTTTTCTAATAGACGAAGGCGGATTAATATTATTTTCTGGACGAAGAAGCTCTAAAAATTTAGCTGTATTTACACCTACAACCTTACCATCTTTTTTCGTAAAAATGTATGTTTCTAGTTCATTGATAAGACCTGTATTTGTATAAATAATTTCATCCGTTGGTTGTTGTCCTGCTAATGTATATTTTTCACTTCTCCAACGATCTACCAAACTGGTAACAAATTCTTTTGGGAATGTAGAAAGACCATTTTCCATAAAATAATGTTTAATAGATCCATCACTACCTGTTGTATAATACTGATTGAGGATTTTATCCAAATCACTTTCTATTTTGTTCCATTTCTCAGTATACTTTGAACTACTGTTTACTATAGACGAGTATGAGAATGTCACCGTAAGTATTACGCTAATTATAATTATAAACATTAATATTTGGAAATATACATTAAAATTAGTTTCAGGTATATTTTGACTAACTTGAAATCCTAATCCAGTAAAAATCACTACAAATCCAATAATACTGAGTGCAGTAACAGTCTTTTGAAAATTACTTAATATACTATTTATAGAAGATGTATCTTTTAAATTGTAGCGTAATGTTTCTTTTTCCATAGCATCACTTCCACAATATTCTTGTGCAAGATAGATTCGTTGAATCTCAAAACTAATACTGTATACACAGTACAACCAATAGATAGTCAGTATGCCAATTATAACTCCAGTTATAGAGATACATATACTTACGACTGCTTTCTTATCTTCTAGTTCCATAGTGTGCAGACACTCTCTTAATCAAGGAAAACATTTTCTTAACTATCTAATCTCCCTTTTTAGATGAACGTGTATCCCATGGAAACACGATATTCCATATGAACTCATTTATCCCTGAGAAAAAGGGTTTTATCATATTATCATAAACCCAATCCATCTCTTCCCTGTAAATAGAATAGATTCCTACTACAAATGCAAAGGATAGAATCCATCCAAGATAAATATAGTTACGGAAGCTACTACGTCTTGAAGGGACTGTGAATAGTCCCATGAGCAATCTATTTAAAATAGAAATCCTATTCGCTACATTCTTCCGGACATTATCTCTTTTTAATTTTGTATTAAGTACATTGGTCGCCCCACTAATATAAGGATCTATCATTGCATATAAATTAGGGATAAAGACATTTTGTTGAAAATACATATAGCTTATTGGATTAATACTGCGAACTCGTCTTTCTTTTAGAGTAAACACATCTCGGACAATATTGAAAGCTGGAGAATCAGAAGGAACATTGATCTTAAAGAAGTTATATAAACTTAAAGTAAAAATCATACTTCCAATTGCCTGATGTCGGTCTCCTTGACTATTGATAATACGAATACATTCTGTTAGATTTTCACTGACGACATTATCAAGGAATTCAGAATGATTGGTCATGTTATCATACATCGTATTCGCCATTTGGCGTATATCAGCGGTTGATGCCTTCATCTCAGGTTGGAGACTATTGAGAAATGTTGTATTGTAATATGTATTTTGGATAAATGCAGTCGCAATTGTAATGATCATTACCATAATTGCTTTCTTTGCCGGTTCAAAACTGAGTGATTCATCAAAATCTACCTTATTAAGTGCTTTTAGAACTTTTAGTATCAGGAATAATGCAACTTGGAGTAAAATAGTTTTTGCAAAATAGGTTACCAATTGGAACATAAACTTAATAAATTCTTGTTGTAAGAAAATGGTATAAGGTTCGTCCTGTTCACTATTTTTAGCATAAAGAAGCGTGGAGAAATCAAGGGTATCCTTGTTGAATACATTTGGATTAATAAACAATAGAATATATTGCCATACTTCCAGGACTGAGAATTTTAGAATGTCTACACTTGAAAGGAAAAATGTTCCAAATACAAGTGCTGCCCCAAGAGCTCCATAGATCATATAAAGAATGTTAAATCCACCCATTAATCCTTGACCAATCACTGATCCAATATTAGAAGGGAGACTCTTCTCACCTTGTGCACCTTCTTGTTGTTCTCCCTCACCTTTAGCATTTGAATCTTCGGAAGATTGCGCACCTGTTTGTGTTTCCCCCACGGATGTTTTTTGATTTCCTTTTAAAAGACCACCTTTGTCCTGAATACGTTCTTCAAGTATTTTTCCTTTCTCGTCGTCATCTTTCACGTTTGGAAATTCACTTGTTATATTTTTAATTTCTTTGTTACGAGCCTTATTATATTCTGCAAACTTTTCTTCTATATAGTTTTCTGCGACTACTGTTTTGAAAGTACTATTCCATAAGTTAGTAAGGTTACGTGTAGACTCTTTAGTTAAGTTTTTATTTATATCTTGAAGTTTATCATTAAAAAGCTGCTTAAATACAGATAAAGCAGCTACCAATTTATTATATTCATCCTCTGTAATAAATAACTTCTTTTGGTATTTCCGAAGAAGATCAGATAAGGATTCAGCGCCTTCTTTTGTTTCTTTAACTTTACTTGCGATAGCGGATGCTTTTTCTCCCATTGTTTGATTGGTGGTTCCAACTTTTCTAAGTTCATTTAGCGCCGCCGTAATTTTTTTTTCAATATTATACTTTTTATCATCAGTTTTTAATTTGATATATACTTCCTTAGCGGCGGGATTATCATAGTCTAATTTAGAAATCAAACCTGCAATAGTATCATTTACATTCTTTAGTAACAGATTCTTTGTAGTAAGTATTTTGATATTATCTGAAAATGATGCGTCTCCAGAATTCGGATTTCCAGTATCGCTCATACTATACACTACCTTATCGTATGAAAAGAAAAATGAATATATTTTAAACGTGTTTAACCCCTAACTACTACTCCTTCCTGTTGTGAAGTGCTAATTCCAAGAGCTGCCATAAGTGCATTTAAAGCTTTAGATATGTTATCTTCTCCTCCTATATAGAATTTAATTATCAAATAAATTGGAATGAATTGGATGAGCACGGTTATAATTGCCATAATTACAAAGGAACTAAACGAATCCTCTGGATAAATGGTATTTGCATATCCGTTTGCATTGGTAATCCATTCGTTGCATAGAATAAATGCTTTGTCTACTTCTGTAATTGGGATTGTTTTTGATAATTGTGGACGGAGTAAGGTTTCACTAATATCTTCTATGTAGGTACCATAACGAGCAAGGTAAGCACCAGGTTGACATCCTCTGCTCAACAAAGTACTATGGTTAAAGAGATTGAAGGCATCAAAGATAATAGGATTTCGTAAGGATATTTTTTGATAATGGTAAAACATAGAAATGGTAAAAAACGCTTTAGCCATTTCGGTATAGGGAGTTTTTTCTTCTATGAGTTGTAAGGAATTTTGAATAGTGTTATGAACACCGACGATACTCGCCTGTGGGTTTTGTAATTTAGCAAGGAATGGAATTTTCTTATAGATTTTACTACATACATATGAATTAAAATATTTTAGACGTTTCTCTACTGCCATAATCGTTTTGCCAATCTTTTGGTAAATAAGACCTTGTACGAAGAATATAATGATTGCAGATAATCCAATCACAAACACTAATCCTTTAATTTCACGTGGTAAAGGTTTACTTGGAGGTGATAATGTAGCAAATGCTGTGAATATTGCAATTCCTAATATGGCAACAATTGGCAATAGTAGGAAATACATATAGTTAAATTGACCAGGTGTAAAGAAGGTTAGTGATTGGATGGATGCATAATCAACTGTCTCAATATTTAGTGGAGACGTAATTGCAGATTGTTGAATTACCATAATAATAAGGAGTATAACGTAATAAATAGATATAATGAACCCTATAATAACTGCAACAAGTGCAAGCACCAATGGAAGAAGCAAAGTAATCGGAAGACTACGTGTATCTAATCCTTCTTTAAGTCTACCAAGAGCATCTAATGTACTTGCTTGATTAAACCCCATTGGATTAATACCTGGATATTGTCCCGCCATAAAAGATGGTTGTTGCATTGCCAAAGAAGTACCATCCGCTACCGGTACACCCATCGCAATTGTAGAACCTTTGGGATTAGCAACAGAAGGAACAGTAACAGCTTTAGTAGCAGCAGGAGTAACAGCAGGAGTAGCAGCTTTACAGGAGTAGCATCTTTAGGAGCAGCTACAGTACCAGTAGCAGCTTTAGTAGCAGCAGGAGTAACTACAGGAGTAGCAGCTTTAGGAGCAGCTGCAGCACCAGTAGCATCTTTAGGAGCAACAGGAACAGTTGATGATGCTAAACTAGGCATCGTTTGTGAACGTTGTAGGCGACTCTGATTAACTACTTCAGAACCTTTAGGAGTGGTGGACCCACTACTTGTGTCCATAGTTACATTAGATGCAGATTTTTTAGGGAAAGAAGAAGTTTTTAATAATGTTTCTGGTTTAGCAGGTATTGGACTTGCAGCTCTAGAAGGTGTTGGACTTGTTGCTCTAGAACCAATTGGAGAAGCTGGTATATTTGCACTTAATTCAGCAAGCTTTTTCCTAGTAGGTGTTTCACTTGTTAAAATTTTATTTAACTCATCTTGCCGTTTGGTTTTTACTTTTTCAGGAAGTCCATTTATTTCTGATTGAATGCTTTTAATCAAGTTAATATCATCAGGTGAAACAATACCTTTTGCTGAAGAGCGGGGGGATTTTCTACTACTCATTTTTCTATATTATAAACCTTACTTTATCAAACTAAAATTTTTTACATTGCTTTAATGAACCAAATAACTAATAGGATTGCAACAGGATAACTTGCCCGTACAAGAAGTTCCTGTGTAGTCGTGAGAATTGATTGTGAAATGTATTGTGAAAGATAGAAAGTTAGAAGGCGGTCCATAGAAATGGCAAAAAGAATAATGAATGCAAAAGCAATCACTTTAGATACCTCATATCGCTTTGCCGCAACTCGTTCAAAGAATGAGTCTCCTTGAGGAACAGGCTTTGTATGCGCATACATTGCTTCCTGAGGTTGATAAGGAAGATCTCCTGGTTGTTGTACTGAAACCATCTGTTTCATTTGGGGTTTGGTGCCCACTTGTTGAACTACAGGGGGAGGGGGATAAGAAGGGGCTTGTTGTTGTGGTTGTTGTTGCATCATTTGCGAACCATACATCCCACCACCACCCATCATATTTCCCGAACCATCCATGCTCTGGTCAAATCCATAGGCGACCGATAAATCACTTCCTTCAAACATAGCTATCTATAGAGAATGAATATATTTTTTACATATAGAGAGGGCTGTAATGAAAATCACTTCCTATGATAAACTCAAAGAAAAGTTAGACGTTCAATTAAAAAAAATAGAAATACTCGCTGACAAAAAAGCAGACGAAATTGAAGAAAAAAACTTCTACAAATATCGTAATCTCTATGATATTTCTATATATGTACTTCAAAAATACGATGTATTACTTTACGGAGGAACTGCTCTGAATGAAATATTACCAGAACATTTAAAATTTTACAAAGCAAATGAACTTCCTGACATAGATTTCTTCTGCATCCAAGAAGTTTATGAAAAACTGTCCAAAGATCTATTAAATACCTTTCAAAAAAAGGGATATGTCTTAACTACCATCAGAGAAGCCCTCCATGAAAACACCTATAAATTTATGGTAGAAGGTCTTCAACTCCTTGACATTACTATTATTCCAGCAGATATGTTCAGAATACTTGAAAAAGATAAGATACGTACTTCTTTCAAAATTTATACTGTCTCAGTAGACTATCTTAAATATACTCTACATACAATGCTTTCTCAATCATTAGATGCGCACCGCTGGCCAAACGTCTTCCAACGTTTAGTTCGTATATATGAAGTCTATCCTTTGGATATACGTTGCCAATTTCCTTCGGATGAATTTTATTTAGAAAATATTCCTACAGAACTAGTAAAGAAATCTTATGAATATCAGAAAGAACAAGGATTTGTCGGATTTGGATGGGATGTAATTACCATGTACCTAAAAGAAGACACGACTGTTCCTATAAACATCAAGAAATTATTCCTTTCTTCAGACCAAATGACACCTGTTCAATACATTGTTACATCTAATGCAGTAAAAAAACAGGGGATGTCATTTGTAAAATACCTTAATAATAAAGATGTACAAATGATAGAAGGTGATATTAAAAATAGTTTCCTAGAAAAACATGTCATTTTGACATATAAAGGAGAAAAATGGATATATCTATTTGAATCTACAAGTTGTTCTTCATACCAAGTTTTCCGTTCAAAAATGATCTTTTCTATTCATTCTGTAATCCGATATCTCTATATGTTATACTTTGCGACCCAAGATAGAGATATCTATTGTATTATTCAAATGATGATTCTTTTACAAATGAATAATTCACTTTCTACTAAAAAAATCTTTCAACAATTTGTATTAGATTGTTATGGATACCAAAAAGGTCTAATAACTCTTCGCAAAGATAGATTTCAACGATTATTAGAAAATACAAAATAAATTATCTTTATAAACATTAAGACAATATTATACTTTATGGCTCAAGTATCTAACAAAACTTTAATGATGGTTATCTTTCTTCTATCGGTTGTATTTATATTTACACTATTATACGGATGCTCATGTACCTATGAAAAATTCCAAGGAGAAGAGGGTGCTTCCCCTGCTCCTACTTCTGAATTGGAGAACAGTGACCAAATGATGAAGAAGGTGGGTGAAAAGATTGTAGCACAACAAAAACAAGAAGAAGAAACACAATTGGAGAAAAGCTCTGAGATTGTTCAAAATGTTGTTAAAAGTACTATAAACGTAGGTCCTGCTCCCTCTCCTGCTCCTGTTTCTACAACTACAAATGGCAATTCTATGGAAATTCTCAATTCTAAGGAAAAAGAACTATTTGATCAAATTACTACTAACAAGCTATCTGGAGAAGAACTTGAAAAACTTATCAAGGCAGGTGTTGTTACAGAACAAATGATTGAGAAGTTCTTAAGTCAATTGGATACAACTGCTGAGGAAGAAATGTCTACTGATAAACCAGTGGAAGCTTTCTGCTCTGGAGATTGCTATGCCAAATTTTAATAAAATAACAAGAAAAATTGACCTTCTTTTTATATCCCTATTTCATTTACTAAGAATGGAGTGGCCTGAAAAATTCTTTGAAATTATTTATCAGATTGTGATACAACAAAATAGAAATCTCTTGCGAGAAATTGCAATTCGTGAAAAAATACCCCTTCAGGATATGTATAAAAAATATCTTACACTTCCTCGTAAAGAATTTAAAATGTTTATGGAAACTTATAGTTCAACGTCTTCCTCCTCTTCTGGGTAATTTAAATCGTAGAACATTTGAACATTTCTTTGCGCGACTTGCCATGGTAAGTTTCGTGCTTCATTTTGTTTGTATTTTTCAAATTCATCTCGGTTATAGTCTATATCTTGATCATCACTATCTTCTTCTTGTTGTTGTTGACTATATTGGTACTTCATAAAGTCACCATTATAATTACTATTAATGATAGATTTTGTAAATTCAACCTTTCCAACTGGTTCTAAATATTGAATGCCGAATGTCAATGTGTGGTTCACATCTTTAAAATCATACAACTTTCCTGAAGAAGTTTCAAATCGCATGGTCAATCGTGATAGTTTTCCAATTGGATGAAATTCACGATTTGGTACACTGGAATAATCCAATCGTTCCTCCCGATAACCAACCACACCTAAGCGAAACTTAGCAACTCCAAGAGTATGGCTCGTATAAGCAAGAGAACGGTAACTATTTTCTTCAATTTCTTTACACCTTAATATGATATAGCGTTCTCCAACAAGCGAATAAATACCAGGTCCTTTAATCTTGTGATAATCATCACATACATCTATTCTCAAAGAAAGCTGATAATAAATTTCATTTTCTAAATCATCTAATTTCACCCAGGTATCATTATCATATACTTGTAAAGAAGTATTAGAAATTAACACGTCATTATAATAGATATTAATGTTAACTCCAGTATCAAATACAACCCAATAATAAGCATTTGTTTCAAATGTATAGGATAAATCGGTAGAATCCGAATATGAACCATCAATAAAAGATACTGCAATGCTACCAGTTTCAACAGGAATCCCATCTGGAATTCCTTCATTGTCTTTTTGAATTGTAAATGTAGCAATGCTTCCAACAGACACTTCTGCAGTTTGAAGAGCAGCATAAATCTTTACAAGATTTGTCTTATATGGTACATAAAATCGTTGGGCAATTTTATAGTCTCCTAAACTGATTGTACGTATGACTCCTTTTGGTCCTTCAAAAATAGTATATGTATTTGCTGCCAATTCTGTTGGATTTGTTTGTAAAGTTGGAAAATCAATATCTACGGAATGAAACAATTGATAGTTGTTACCATATTGATATACTCTAGTTGCGAGAAGTGTTGCTGCAATATGGTTTAAATTATAAGGAGGGGCTTCTAACCATGCAATGATTGTATCTAAAGTAAGGTTTTTCTGTACTTCTTTATACGTATTAATAATTGTAGTATCTGTAATACCATTGTAGCTATCTAATAAAAATACTTCATAATTCCGATCAAAAATAGCTTTCAAGTTCTCACTCTTTCTTACATATCCGTCAAATCCTAGTGTTTCTGACATAGTAGAGTCTTTCATATTGAAAATAAAGGGGTATGGACATATAAACTGTAGACGATTTTTAATATCTGGTGGATTTGTGATTGCGGCGGCGGTGATTCCTGTATATGGAAGATTAATGTTGCTATTAAGATACATCTTTAATTTGCTATTTAATTCAACGGTAAGTGTTTGAATTGTATAATCACCAGGCTCCAATATTGTGGTTTGAAAGGAATTTAAATTAAGAGTATTCAAATCATAGTTAGAAGAGTGAATAAAGAATTTAATTTCATTATTATAAACATCTACATTGTACATAGTACGTGGTATAGATGCATCTACTAAATTTAAACCAATTACATTTTTAAAAGGTACTGAAAAGTCTACTACATACTCAGATGCTTCTGGATATGCAAGTTTATTTCTATCTTTACTGTCTACTAAGAAGAGGTAGTTCTGTTTTACACTGTTTTTCTTGAGAAAATCAATATCTTCAACTGGCATAATAGATACTTGTTATTATAATAGCTTTTTTAATATGTATTTTTAATAATAGAGTGCGGATGGTAAAACATATACCATATGATACATATCCGGCAGTGATACTATTTCTTGCACTGCTCGGTGTTTATACAAAAGAATTATCATTCATTATATCTTCGGTGGGAATCCTTGTTTTACACTTTATCATTGATCAATGGAATAGTTATGAATCATGGACCTTCCTAGCTGCTGTAATTATATGGATAGTTATATGGAATGCATATTATTATGGTTTTGTAAAAACAAGTCAAATAGAACATTTTGAATCTGTAACTACACGTCCGTGCAATATTTACTTTTCAAAGTTCCAGAAAGCATGCGATGAAGGTACATTCTATAAGGATACCAAGTACTTAGAAATAGAAAGAGATACAAAGCTTCGTTCCATAGAAAATAGTTTACAACAGAAAAAGGATCAATTAAATGAAATAGACGATTCGTTGAATATTGCAAATGCTGCAATTTTAAATGTTACAGATCCAAAATTACGTATCTGGAGAGATCCAAATAGAAGTATTCAGTTATATCTAAGTAAAAGATTAGATTCACTTATTCTTCAGGAACAATCAAAAGGAAGTGAACAAGACATGGCTCTCATTACAAGTTTAACAACACAAAAAACAGATATAGCAAAAAGAGTCTCCCGAATTGCTTCTTTGACACATACCGTTACAATTAAATACGTAGATCAACGTACATGGAAAATTGATGTGAGTGCAAGAGACAAAAAGGTTCAGGATGCGAGGGCACTCATTCTAAGAGATATCAATATTTTACAAACACAGGTAAATCAACTGAAAGCGTCTCAAGATTATAAAGACCAGGATGCAATTATTAAGGAGATAAAATCAGGTGTTACACGTTGTAAGAACACATATAATGGATGGGTTGAACCTTCTTCTATTGGAAACATGGACTTGTATGATCCTATAAAAAATACTACATCTGATGATACAAAGATAAGAGGAGATCCGTATACCTGGGCACATTGCTATCAACAAAATAATTCTATAGACGAATGGTCAAAAAACCAAGCATATTTTGAATCAAAGAAGAGCATTTACCCGGATGTAAGTTATGCAACAAACCCCATACCTATTGGAAGTGGAACGGCAGTTGGATCAAATCAGTTTACAGGTCGTATTAGTTTTAATAAACTAAGTCCTTCAGATATGACAGAATGTGATGATGCTATTACTATCCCAGATTATCCTGTTATACCAAATGGTCTTTTAGAGATTAAGATTGATGAGAATGATATAATACAAAGTATGCGACGGATTATGTATAAGGATAAAGATACACGTTTTATTGACCCTGTTCTGACGAAAAATATAGGAGATGTTGACAATAAATTATTACGTGATATCTTTTACATGGATGGAATTGATATTATACTTCAAAAACCAATCAATGCTCCTATTGGATGGACTCCATCTATTCAGTTCTTTCTAATGCCAAACAAGAACATACGTTATGATGTATATTATCTCTATGTTGATAAAAAGTGTGGTGATCGTTTCTATGGAAATACTACAAAAGATGGGATCATTCATCCAAAATATCGTGGAGTTTCAAAAGTAGGAGATCTTATTGGATATAATAGTTCACTCACAACGGCAGCATTACCGTCTAAGATTTCCTTTCCAGATGCATCTATTACAGATCCAGAAATAGTCAATTATATTATTACCTATGTTGGTGGATTCAATAGTGGAAGAAGAAATGTTTCTCTTATTACATCTACGAACATAAACTATATCGCTATTCTTCAAGATCGTCGTAATTACTTAATAAATACAATCATTCCAAATTTAAATACACGAATTCCGGGCATAGAGGCAAATATTAAAATTTATCGGGATGGTTATCAAAGATTACAAACTGCAGGCTATTGCAATAAGCCGTTTATTTCAAACTGGTGCAATTGGTATAACTATGTTGCAAATATATATGTAGGTCAACTAAATAGTCTACAAAAAGAAATAGATAGAAATACACGAATTTCAAATGGAATCCAAGCATTCATAAATATTGTAAATGCAAGAACCAATAGTGTTAGTGCAGGGGCTGCTCTACAATCTTATGTCGGAAAACCTGTGACTCAATTTGTCAAAGGATATAACCCCTCATATCTTTCAAATAAACGAACGATGTATTTAAAGATTACTGCTTTAAGTTCAGGACTCCAGCCTGTTGTATTTCTACATGATAAAGATTCAGATGCTATTTCAAAACAACTTTCTCAAATACCAAATATAACCTTCAATGATGTTTTTGATGCGAATACAACATATGAAGCAGCAACTACCTTTGACGAAAGCGAATTTGAGAATCTTGGAATTATAGCAGCAGAAACAGAAAAAGTATTTGATATAACTCCTCCTACATTACCTCCAGCGCCTGCAGCACAAAATATAATCAATCCGATTGTCACGGAACGTTTTGAGGTAGAAGACCCATATACTGTAAAATTATATGATATAGAGAAAAAACTATTAAAATCATATACTTCTTATAACATCATAGATACTATTACACAACAACCAATCTATAAAAAAGTATATTATCTAACAATTAATAAGGGCATTATAGTAAAGATTTACAACTCTGACAATATTGTAAATACTTATACAAATTCTAATAAAGCGACAACTCCTTTAGAGATCACATTAAATAGCACAATGACTGGAGTGACTTGTGATAAAAAGAAATCTTGTAAAAATTATCTTCAAAGAATTTATATTACAAAATCTACTAATTAAAGATCAATCTATAGCGATCTTGTGTGGTTACTGTATGTGCCATATCTTTCGCAATATCTTCCTTTTCTTGAACAGTTAAACGATTAAAGTCTAATTGATTAATAAATGAATGACGAATGAGAGAAATGGTGAGTGGTTTTTCAAAGAGAATTTTTAATGTCCGATTTGCCCATTTGGTAAATGAACCACTTTTGTATGGTTTTTTATCACGGTCCATAAATAACCATTCTCGTGGAAGTTTTTCCAGACTTTCTTTGATTTCTTCTGATAATTCTTCAGGAAGAACTCGTTCGTAGCTATCTTTCTTTTTGATGGTTTTAAATTCATTTAACACCAATGTATATGGGTCAAACAATAACATATAGTTGTCATGTTCATACGTCTTTTGTGGTTTATCATATAGATATACTTTATTAAAGTCACTTCGTAAAGGAGGGAGATACGTATATAGTGCAAGTAACAACCGTTCTTTTGAACCTCTTGGTAATGAATTTCTTTTCGCTACAATTTCATGATAAGGAACGTATGCATCTTTTTGTTTTTGCGAAGGTTCATTTTGTTTATATTTGTTATCAATCTGATCATGTATTTTTTTAAATTCTTGGTACCATTCATAATAATGTTTACGTTCTGCATCTTTAAGAAGGGGAGTATGTTTAAACACTGCAAGGATAGCAGAAATGTAGCTCTTTTGAGTTTGTAGAGAAGTGGAATGTTTCTTAATCCATTCTATATATTTTGAGGAATGTGTTATAATTTCGTATAATTCAGTTTTTGTGTTTTGTATCATATATCTCAGCCGCTCAAGGTATGTTCTTTTGGTAACAGGAGATAGATTTGCGTCTGTAATACATTGAAATGATTTACAGATATCCATCATTCTTATACAAAAATGATAAAAATTTATAGATCACCGGAGCGGGTCATTCGGAATCCAGGATCGGTTGGAAGGGGACTATTTAGAATCTGTTTCAGAAAGGTTTTTTTTGCATTATGCTCTAAGAAGAAGCGAGTTAACACCTGTGAACGATAAGGATAATGAATCTTTTCAAAGGATTTCCAATAGAATAAAATGCATGTTTTTAAACGGATATAGCTATAACTATGAGTATTTTCTTTCCATAATGGAACCATTTTTTGTTGATATTCTAATAGTTTATGAGAAATAGAAAGACTATAGGATAGTTCCTGTTCATATAATTCTTGAAAGGATTGTTTAGTTTCTATCGCTACAAAACATAAATGAAACATAATACTCCATGCTTCTATAAGTGCTTCGTTTGGCATTAATTGTGTAGTACAATATATATCACAACTATCTGTATCAATATGGAATGCTTGATAGAGTGAAAGAAGGTCTTCTTTATTCCATTGATCTACATGTAAAATAGAGTTATGTAAAAGTTCATGAATCGCTACTTTTGGAAACTCTTCATAGCGATAAATAAAGATAGTTTGGTTATGAGTATATGTATAACCTCCGTTAATATTTTTGGCTTCAACAATTCCTGTATGTGGAAAGAAGCGTTTGGTATTGCAAGGAAGAATCCAGTATTGAATAACATTTTCTATTTGAAACATTTTTGTCAATGTTAGTAATCGTGTAATAAGGGTTTTCATACGGGCTTGAGTAATCCGAGCAATAGGAATATAGTTTATTGTAATATTCTTACATGAAATAGATATATACTCTGGTTTTTGAAGGAGACGATGCAGTTCTTCTTTAATAAATGATTTGTCTTGTAATTCTGTATGTATGAAAAATACCGTTTCTTTCGTCATAGTATGTTTCTGTACAAGAATGCTATCATGAATAGGTATATAGTATTGTTGTACTTTCTTAAAGATATTCATACCAAAACACTTTATCTATAGAAACATTATTTATTTTGTTTAAACATATGCCATTGGCATATCACTATCGTCACTAAGAAAAAGACAACTCCTGTGGATATATGTAACCAATGAGATGGGCATTCTGTAACTCCGAGCATTGCAGCAACATTGCAATGGGATTCGTGTGGGAATAGTCCCCAAAAGATAGCATTTAGTAAGAAAAAGGCTGCAAGTATGTATTGGATTGGAGTCATCATTATTGTATCTATTTAGAACACATATTATTTTTTATCTATTGCGTGAAGAGACATCATTGTTTGCGTAATGATATGGAATAACATATGAAATTTATTCTGCATCATTATTTCTAATTTTTTATTACATGTACCTTTATAGAAAACAAGTACAGATGAAAATGTACCAGTACATATAACAAAATCATATATCCGATGGTATATAAAACACCTCCTAATACTATCAAATACGTAAAAACACCCTACACTGTGAGCGTATGTAAGATCTATTATTTTAAATAACATTTTATGGGTTCCGTGATAAAGAACACTTGTTCCTGATAAAATAGCACAGATGGTCCCCATTTTCTTCTTGCGACGACAAAATGCTAAAACAGACGGGATTGTAAACCCAATACTTGTAATGACTAAACCCCAGAATGGCATCTATCACTATCTATATTAATTTTTAACTTATATATTATCTGTATTAAAAACTTTAAGTATGTTAGATAATGGAAGATCGTCTATTAGGAGAGGGTGGATTTGGTTGTGTTTTTCAACCAGAGATACCTTGTGTAAAAGATATAGTACATCTATCTAAGAAGAAACATCATATACACCAGGTAAGTAAAATATTTACTGTAAATGATAGTGTACAAACAGAAAATGCTTTTTCAAAAATGCTTTATACTTGGGATAAGGATGGTAAGTTCTTTGTGGTTCCTACCAAATTGTGTAAAACTACATTACCAGAGATTCGTAAAAATTCAGCGGCAGATTTATGTGAATCTTTACAAAAAGTACAAACACGGTATGTTTCACAAATTGTGATGCCATATGCAGGTGATAATATGTTAAATTATTTAGAAGATTATCTTCGCACAAACTCTAAAAAATTTTCATTGGCTAGTTGGATTAAATTACTGCAGAATGTGTTCATAGGATTACAAATTATGCATCATCAAGGGTATATACATTTAGATATCAAAGCAGATAATATTATATATGATGGTACCAGAGCTCGCCTATCTGATTTTGGTTTATCTACACGTAGACAAAAAGTATATAGTAATAATTTACAAGACTTATCTATAGACTATTTCCCATATCCTTTTGAAATTATTCTTACCAATTATAAGCGTTATGCTTTGTGTGAAGAGATATTTGGTTGTAAAAGCTTATACTATGAATATATGAAATCCCTTTACAGTTTTGGAAGAGAAAGTGCCGAATCTTTTATACAATATCATCCTATTGAAGAGACGATGAATGAAGTTCAAAAATTAGAGAATTGGACTATACAAGAAGCTTCGTGGTTTGAAATTCTTCGTGAACAAACTGAAAAAATAGACGTATATTCACTTGGGATTACATGCATAGATTTAGAGAGGTTTTTAGATTTCTCTACCGTATCAAAAGAAGTTCAAGGAAAATATAGAAGGTTTGTACAAATCTTAACGACCATTGATTTCCGTAATCGTCCCACTATGTTAGAAGCTTATCAAATATATAAACAAATTATGTAGATTTTGTTTCTTCACCTTTTTTTTTCTCTTTGGTTGCAGCCATCACCATGTATACCTTTGTCACGATTAAAATGATAAAGATAAAGATGCTGAACGCAACCTTTACCCAACCCCATACATTACAAGGTCCTTCAGTTACACAGTTTTGATCAAGGATAAGTAGATAATATACCAGGAATCCGAATAGATAGGTTACGATACTTGTAAATGAAAAGTTCTTTGTAAGAGAATCCAAAGTAATTGAAAGGGCAAAACTAATGATAATAACAATCAAGAGGAGGAGGGTTGTAATGTGCATTTGTTACACTAAGCAAAGAAAATCGTTTTTGCTTTGCCAGTTCCCTTTCCTGTAGAAGGACTATATGTATCATCTATTTTTTCTTCTGAAAGTACTTCACTAATATTCATATCTGCTTTTTCAATATCACTACTATTTTCATCCATCGGACGGGCTGTAATTGTTGCTTGTATCCGATCATCATAAGAAGGACGAATAAAGCGTATATTTTTAAGAATACTAGGAGCAAGATCTAATATTTTTTCATATTTTGAATAACAGTCACGTAAGAATAAAATTCCTTGAGTACTGCGATCATCTAATGGAAGAGACAATTCAATATCAATAAATTCTTTTAATTTCTGTAAACTAGCGGAAGACTGTAAACAACCTGACATAGTTTCACCAATCTTCATATAGGATTCAATGCTATTTAATAATGCAATAAAGAGAGAGGATGCACCAACCGCAATAGATACCCATTTTTGATAGTTTTCAGGAAAATTGGAAGTACCAAATGACGTAAGACCTGTAACCGATGAAATAATAATGGATGGTATTTTAAATTTAGCTTGTCTTGTCTTGTAAAGTTCATAATAACGTTTATATTTAGAGCTCAGTTCCTGACATAGTTTAGAAACATCACGGAGATATACTTCTTCCTCTGGTAACCACCTTGCGTTATCACACATATCCTCTACCTATTCATTGGAAAAACATTTAAAACTCTGGTCCATACAATAATAAAAGAATTATGCTAGGTGTGCATATAGGTGCTGGTTTATGTAACAGAATATTTCAAATGGTATTTGCATATAGCTTTGCAAAAAGATATGGAATTAATTTTCGCTTTGAATCATGGAATATAAGAAATCATCATTCCAACCAAATATATGAATGGTTGGTCCAACGATTTATGGATCTTCCAAACTATGAAAAACTTGCCGTTTCTTACGATGCAGAGTATAAGGAACCTCCAATGTGTTTCACACATTGTTTAGATGTAATGCAATCCATTCCAATGGTTTTGTCACAGAATATTCTTGCAAGTGGTTTTTTTCAAAATGAAAACTATTTTTTAGATTATAAAGAAGATATTCAATATCTTTTACGAGAACCTGAACATGTAAGTGAATTTATTCAACAGAATCTTTCTTCATATATTCATGTTTTTCAAGAAGCCTATTTTCTTCATATTCGTCTCGGAGACTATATATATTTAGAAAAACACTGGATTGATTTAGAAAAGTATTATCTAACTGCTTTAACACAAATTTATACAAATAATCCGAATGCATGGATTATTGTATTTTGTAATTTTCCGGAAGAAATTTCTCAAAAATATGCCAAAGTAATGGAATATCTTAAAAATAAACAGTTTTTAATTGTGACAGATCAGGATGAAGTACGTAACTTTTATCTTATGATTCGTTGTAAAAAAGGAGGTATTTGTTCTAATTCTACGTTTGGTTGGTGGGCAAGTTGGTTAAATACCAATTGGGAAAAGAAAGTATATATGCCAAATCGGTGGATTAATAGCACAGAAGAGATAAGAATTTATCCTTCTTGGGCTATCCGTTTAGACGTAGCATAGATATAAGAATTCCTAATAATGTTCCTGCAGCTACATCTACTTCATCGTGTTTTTTTAAGACAACTCTGCTAACAGTCACAGAAATAGCCCAAAAAACGACTATTGGATTCCAATGATATAATACTACAAAGAACCAAGCAGTTGCAGAGTGTCCACTTGGAAAACTAAGCTGGTCAGAATGATCCGGACGAGGTTTTTTAATAGTTATCTTAATTAGATAGACAAGTAATAATAGATAGGTAAATGTGATGAGAACCGTCTCTTCTAATTTGTATAAAGTAAGTCCTGTGACTACAAAGAAAAAACTATTCGTAATTACATCATAAAACATAGTACCTTCATATACTTAGTTCTTTTTTTAGATTCGTTGTAATACCGTTAAACCAAAACTCTGATAAAATACTTTATGAATTTTCCATTCGTGAATATGATCACAAACAAATTCGGCAATTGCTTTTGAAAGACCTTCCTTGATTTCTTCTATGGGATATCCGCTCTCAGTAGCTTGTTTTTCAATATCTGCATTGCCTCGTATAGATTCACCATATAGTGCGTCTACTACTGTATCGTGCATAATGATGTATTTACGAGTCAACATATGATGTGTTTCTAATTCTCTTTTTAGATGACCATATATATGCCAGGTATCAATAAATAATAAGTCTCTCTCAGGAATTTCTACCTTTACACTATCTGATTGTAAAAATACCATATGTACACCTTCCTGGTTTGCGATAAGGACTGCTTGCTCCATGTTCTCGTGCTTTTCAATATCTACTGAAACAAACCGTTTTATAGAATTACCATTTTCAAGCAATCCCTGAAGAAATGCCCAAGTACTAATAATGTCACCAACTCCAAGTTCTACAATCGTTGAACATTCTTTACTAAGTTCTCGTAAATAAGGAAGAAGTTCGCTTGTACTACTTGGAGTATTTACACAATGTTCATAATTTTCAGTAATCGTGGATTTAAGTGCCTTCTCCATGATATAACAAAAATAATAGATATCTTTTAATATCCTTTTCTGACCACCTGGAGTCGAACCAGGGACCTACGGATTACTTTAATACTTTACAGTCCGCCGCTCTAACCATCTGAGCTATGGTCAGGTATCAATATATATTGAGGTTTCTTTAAACCGTTTTTGGAAGTTTAGAATGAACATCTTTAATTTTGTAATAAAGGAAGATTCCAAAGAAGTTCTTTGCTACAATATCTAAGAAGTTATAAGTAATATTTTTATGAATGGGAGGTAATAAATATACCACTCCATAGAGTGTCCAAATCGCTACAAATAGATAAAACAAATACTTGTTTTCTTTTACATAATGACCAAATTCTATATAAACAATATACATAGAAACTGCTAAACTTATAAAACCATAGAAGGTGGCATAGAATAGACTCATTTTTCCAGTTTCACCAAGATATCCAAAGATTAACATAAACATATTTGCAAAGAAGATTGCAATAAGGCTTTTCTGATGAGTTTGAATAAATGTATGAATTGTTAATGAAGTTTCTTTTATTTCAGAAGAACCTTGGATAAATCCTAAATAGTTATAGATTACACATGTACTAAATAACATGAGAGGTGTAGTAATAAACCAATCATAGTAACGTACTGCTGCCATTGTAAATATATTTAAATTTGCAACTAAAAATATATAAAAGAGTAATTCAATTCCTTGGACTACCATTTCTATCCGCAATGCATCTACCAAAATTTTATGAGGTTGTGGAAGGGTATATACAAGTCCTTTTGCTCCTATAACTCCAGTGACTAATTGAGCAACAATACTTGCATAGGTTGTATATTTTACCCATTCAATACTCATTCCTTAATGAAATAATATAAAAAATTATTTAAACATAGTTCATATATCTATATATGTGAGTCCTAGTAGCTCAGATGGTTAGAGCGACGAGCTGTTAACTCGTAGGTCAGAGGTTCGATTCCTCTCTGGGACGTCTTTTCTTTTTTCTAAATAAGAAAACTTCTTAGAATAGAACATGTTCCAGAAATGGTACAATTATAAACATAAGAAATAGGGATTACAATCACTTCTTCCTCTTTTACTTTGCAGGTTTTTTCAAAGCCTGGAAAGTAAATCATACATTCTCCTTGCAATACATAAATTGTTGCAATGTAAAATGTTTTTACGTCATTCATAGAATAAATATATTTTCCATTATCTATCTGAATAATATCATGTGAACCATATTGAGTGATAATTTTGTATTCATTTGTATACGAAAGAATAATAGATTTTATTTCTCTTGTAAGAAGTTGTTGTAATTCATTTAAATTATTTTTTTCATGTATTACTTTACTTTGTTGACATCCATTCCCAACGTTATGATATTCTATAATTTGTAAAACATGCATCTTTATTTCATCTGAAATTGGTTTATGCCATTTAGTTATAAACGGAATATACGTTTCTGAAAAAATAGGAACAGATACTTCAGATATTGTAGCTGAATATTTTGGTCCATAAATATCTACATAATGTAAAAAACATTGTATATACCAATCTCCATCATAGGGTTTTCTATAATGTAAAATATCACATCCTTTATAAATTACAGCGTCTCCAGGTTCTAATATTACTGCAGTATGCTCTTTTGTTGTAAAATTTTCCATATATATTTCCCATGGTTTACTACCTTGTAAATGAAGTGTTATACTATATTCGCATTCATAACGATCAGTATGAGGTTTTAATTCACTATCTTTATAATAAATTCTTGTAAAACAATATGTTGGAGCTAATGTTTTTTGACAAAACGAGGACATTCTCTCTGTTTCATGTAAATGAAGAGTCCGAATAACTTTTGAATTATACCGAAACATGGCATTGTCTACCCATCCATCATTATCATACATATGTCCTTTTTCTTTTTCTTCTAATATATGACTTGCTATATACTGTGCAAGATCCTTTCGGATAAAGTTTTTATAAATTATATAACCTTTTTCTTCCAATTTGTTATTCATTATATTTTATAAAAAGACGCTATTCTTTAACCACGTATTGCTTAAAGATATTTCTTATACAATTCATGTAGTATTAAAATGTCACAACTTACAGATTATATTAAGGTATATGATGTTTGTTTTCCTGAAAATTTCTTAGAAGAATTACTATCTGAATATGCATCTATGTTTACACCTGCTGTAGTCATTGGTAAAGAATATTTTACAAGCAATATTAACTATGATGCACGTAACTGTCAAATTGTTTCTATTTCCAAAAATATAAATAACATTCCAGAAAGAATCCGTCTTGATGCTATTATATGTGACAAAGTAACCACTGTTCTAAAACAATATAATCGTGAATATCCACATATGTTATGTTCTACAGACCAAGGGTATGACTTACTAAGATATAATAAAGGGGGGTTTCATAAAGAACACGTAGACCAACATTATGACACAGGTCTTCGTTCCTTAGGAATTTCTTTTATATTAAATGATGATTATGAGGGAGGAGAATTTGCTTTCTTTAACAGTACTTATCTACCGGTTGTTAAAAAAAATCAATGTATTATATTCCCTTCTAACTTTATGTTTCCACATCAGATTCAAGCAGTTACCAAAGGAACTCGCCATTCTATTATTACATGGGTTGCTTAACGTCAATAAAATCTATTTTCTTTGAATGAAATAAGGTTTACCATGTCTCTGCAACAAAGGATGTCGTTCATTGGTATAACAAGTATTATTACAATATTTGTCATACTATACATGGTTTGGAAATACCATTTAATTAAATTAAGTGTTCGTGAGTCATTTCAGACTGTTTCGTCTATAAAACCTTCTACAAAAGTGGCTGTTGCTGTATTGATGAGAAAACCAATAGATATTTTTCTATGGTTAAAACTGCATAGAAACATGGGGATTTCTCACTTCTTTCTTCGTATAGAAGATACTCCAGGATTGGAAGATTTCCTAATTACCCAAAAGGACATTACATTTGAAATGAAAACATCTTCTAAAGGAAACAATTATGAAACCCTTCAACAACGTCAAATAGACTTTGTAAATCAATCTATGAAACAAGCTAAGAAAATGGGAATTTCTTGGCTATTTCATATAGATGCAGATGAAGTATTGGAAGGATCACTACATTTTCTAGATACATTAAATGAAAAATATAAATGTGTGAAAATAGAAAATGCAGAAGCTATCTACCAAGAAGGAGAAGAAACCTGTTTTTCTGCAAAGAAGTTTCTAAAATGTAGTGAAAACGGAGCTTCGTGTCGGTCTTATGTAAATGGAAAAGGAGGAGGTAGAGTCATGGAAGGAGTCGCTTTAGCAGGACCTCATGATTTTAGTTATCAAGGAAAAATAGGAGATGAAGCTACTTATAAAGTACCATTTGATCAACTTCATATTTTACATTTTGATTCTTGTACCTTTGGTTCATGGAGTGAAAAATTTCAACATCTCAGTAAAGATGCAAAAAATATTCCATTTACCTATTACAACGATAGCGTGGATGCATCTATGAAAGCATATGAAGTATATCAAAAATATACAATGAAAAAAAATATTGACCCACAACATATATATACTAGAAACTAACATCCATTTAATAAACATGTCAGAATCGCTTGTAAAATGGCAAATACAAGCATTACAATAACAATACGAATCCAATCCATCTTGGTTGGCAATTGAAAAGACACTTTGTCTTTATTACTTTCTTTTCCAATACTGTAGTGTAACATGTTTTCAAAAAGATTTAATATTATAAATATGACAAATGAACTTAGGAATAGATGGGATGGTAAATGAAAAAAGAGTTTTATAAAGTTGAACATTTTTCCTTACTAAAGGGATACATTATATATCATATAAAGAATACCTTCCAAATAGCTGTAAATGAACGGACCTTCTCCAAGAGATTACACGTTTACACCCTTTGAATTCACACAAACATATCCAATAACATTTAAAGAGCTATTAGACGCTCCGTGTCGTGTAATTAATTTAGATCGTAATCCAGAAAGATGGGATATTGGGGAAAAAAGAATTATAGAAGCTGGATTTACGAATGTTCAACGAGTGTCTGCAGTAGATGCAAAAGATTCTTCTCAATTAGCACAAGTATGGAAAGTCTTAGGAAACCCATCTTTTGCAAGTTGGGACCGTGAATTTGTTAGTTATGTGGGTAAACAAGGATGTTTCCTTTCCCATTTTCAACTTTGGAAAGAAATCTTAGATCACAAGATTCCTTATATGGTAGTTTTTGAAGATGATGTTATGTTTCACCCACAATGGAAAGAACTCGCTCCTCTCTATTTTGAAAATACTCCTAAGGACTTTGATATATTATACTTAGGAGCTCAATTTGAATTTATGAGTAGATATCATGTAGACTCTGGTCCTGTATTTTGTACCCATGCCATGGTATTAACCTACAGTGGAGTCAAAAAATTATGGGATATGTTTCTTCAGCTTTCAGTGGGAGTTTATACAATTGATTGTATGATTATTGATATGATGAAGTATAAATTAATACATACAAATAATATGAATCAATCTCCATTTATATGGTATGTTTGGAATGGACAGAGCTTTTACCCAACAGATCTTCAAAATATGCCAAAAGGGTGGACAAAAAGAAATGGAGGTTTGGTATTTCAAGATGAATCCTTTGGCTCTGAAGTAAGAATATGGTAGAAAAAACCTATATTTAGTATATAAAAGGTATATGTGTTGGAGTGCGAAGGTCTCTCTAAACACGTATATTGTAGCGGTGTTTGGAACTCTTTTTGCTCTTGTAAATGGAGCACCAATAAATATGGTTGTTTGGCTACATATATTTTCCATGATGCAGTTGGCAGAATACTTTATATGGAAAAATATAAAAGACCCTGATTGGAATAGAATTGCTTCCTCGTTTGGTTTATTTATTCTTGTATTAGAACCAATTGCCTCTATGTTCCTTATGGAACCTGGCTCCCTACGCAATATCTTCATGATAGCCTATGTAGCCTATCTATTGCTTGTTCTATTCTTATACTATCCATGGTCTCCAAGAACTGGTGTGGCAAAGAATGGACATTTACAATGGTTGTGGCAAAATGCAGAGATGCCATTCATCTTCAATATTATATGGGTATCGTTCTTTATCCTTCCCTTATTCTTCTCAAAACATTATCTACTAGGAATCATCGCTGTAGTTACTGTGTTAATTACCATGTACACATATAATAAACATGGTACGTGGGGTTCTATGTGGTGTTGGATTGCGAACTTCGCTTGGCTCTTTATTATAGGTTTTATTGCGTTAGATCAATGCTTTGGTAAAGTTATTTGTAACAAAAAAGAATAGATTTACAGGTATGGTTTTACATGACTCCACTTAGTACAAATCCATTTTTCTCCTCCAATCACTGGATTTCCACGATGCATAGACTCTGGAATAATTACTTCATCAGGTGTTGTATTCCAAAAGAGAATTCCGTTTCCTTTCTTGGGTGTAATAACTTTATTTATTTTTGGAAAAACGGTTTCTCCCCCTTCAAAGGTATCGTTGAGATAGATTAACAGAGTGGAACGTCTTTGTCCTGCATGATGATTCATTTTGTCACAATATTCTTTATTTGATTCATTACATGCATCGTAATGATCATTGAATTTTCCACCCGGTTCATAGTATGCTACTTGTAACATTTCCTGCGTATTCTGAGGAAGACCTGTCAACTTTTCACTTAACAATGCAAGTTTCATAGCAAGTGGATGGTCTGCATCTTTTAGCCAAGCAGTTTTGCTACGACGATTACTTGTATCAACTACAGTATCTTTCTTTGATCCGTAACTTAAAACATCACTGTCAGACATACCTTTCTTTTTAGCATAGGCAATCATTTCATCGCATTCTAAAGGGGTTAATATATTTTCTATCTCTTGAACTCTATAAGATGATAACTTTGAAGAAAAAGCTTCTTTTGCATTGGAGTCCAAAATATAAAGATAAAAGAATAATGAAATACATACAATAATCGCTACGTATACCAGTAACTTATTTTTCATATTTATCATTACAATTAACATATATTTATTTTATTAATTGTAATGATAAAATGATTTAAGAATAATAAGTTAGCTATATATGCTGCAGACGTGGCGGAGTGGTTAACGCGGTGCCCTGCTAAGGCATTTCCCTTGGGAGCGTAGGTTCGAACCCTACCGTCTGCGATGGCTTTGTAGTGTAGTGGTTATCACACGAGACTTTGACTCTCGCAACATCGGTTCAATTCCGGTCAAAGCCTTATTACAAAACAATGTAATTCTTCTTTTTATACATAAAATGTTCATAATTTATTTGAGATCCGATAAAAATTGAAGTTGTTTATCCATTTACTATAATTATAGTGTATTAGCTCTTCTTTGCTTATGTAAACATGGGTCAATGTGCTTGCTCTGCCGCTCGCGTTTCTATGGCGCCTCACGTCCATGGATGCAATGATCATGTTGAAATAGATGAAGAATGCCCTATCTGTTATCTGCATCCTTCACAACTTGTACCATTGTCGTGTGGTCACAGTGTACATACAACATGTCTAACATCATGGTGGGGAAAAGGTACATGTACAGGACTAGCCTGTCCATTTTGCCGTCAATTTACATATGATTGTTTCTTGGAACTATGTGTTTCAGATAAAAAACCTGTCGGTTACTTCCGTCAAGATACAGCACAAGATTCTCCAATCATGCTTCGTAAAAAAAACTATACTGGTTCTACATTTGTAGTGAGACTTACAGAAAATGCCCGAGACATGGGACTTACAGGCTTTATCGTAATTCTTTCTGAAGAATCTCCGATACTTCAAGAAAAACTTCAGGAGCTTCTTTCATCAACAGATTCTTCAACAACATCACATTAGAGGAACATAAAATAGGGGTTGCATAATTGATTTTTTCATCTTCCCATTCCCACCATTTTAGTTTTTGTAAAATCTCTATTATTTCTTCTGAAAATCGTTTTCGGATTTCTCGGGCGGGATTTCCTCCTACAATCGTATATGGTTCTACATCTTTTACAACATGGCTATTACATGCAATAACTGCACCATCTCCTATAGTTACACCTGACATTATCGTAACATTTTGACCAATCCAGACATCATTTCCAATAAGAACATCTCCCTTTGTACTCGGGTGTCCTTTTCCATCAAATTGATCAAATATATGTTGATATACATGCCCAAAAGGAAACGTTGTAAACCAATCTGTCCTATGGTTTCCTCCGAGAAATACCTGTAGATTTCCAGCAATGGTACAGAAAGAACCAATCTCTAATTTCGTACCTTCCCCCCAAGAATATACACGAATATCACTAAAAGCATTGGAATGTCTTCCAACTTTTTGAATTACATTTTTTAAATTAGGATTATATACACCATTCTTGTGATAAAATGTATCATCCATTCCTATTAATACGTTATCTAATCTGTTTAGATGCATTTTACTTTTCTTAAATTAGTTTATATTTCGTTATTATAAAGAAAACATGCAACAAGCTATATATCTTTTATGTTTGTGTATCATTGAAATTTTCTCAGACTTTTCTCTAGAAAAATACGCAAATAGTCTTGGTGGATTAAATCATTTAGCTGCTGGAGTTGCAGGTTATATGGGGGTTGTATTTTTCCTGATTAAGAGTTTGATGGGATCTTCTGTTCTTATTGTAAATACACTATATGATGGTATTAATAGTATTCTCGTTAGTCTAACTGCAATGCTCTTTTTTGGTCAACGTCTTGACAATATATATCAATATATTGGATTATTTATTATTCCGATTGGTTTATTGCTATTAAAAGTAAAAGTCAAAAAATAAGGAGGTTTTCTTTCTATTAGGAAGTTTCTACAATCTTCTTTACCCATGGAATATTCATAGGAGGAAGGACTGGATGACATTCCCATAGTTTTGTTTTCATAAAAGTTTGAATTGGATAAGCAATAGGGTACATATATTGTAGTCCTTCATGGTCTACCATTTGTTTTTTGTACTTTAGAGGAAGACAATCTGCAGACTCTTTTGGAAGAATGGAAAGTAATTGAACAGCCTGTTCACAAAAGACATTTCTTGGATGCTCTTCCTTCCATACTTGATGAAGATTTTCATAATAAGGCAAATGACCGTTTAAATAGTTTGCAATATCTCTCATTGTGGGTGCATATGAATATGGATAATACCATTCATTATCTTTTGGTTTACGTTTATAATACATGTACGTCCATGCAATTCCCTTCAAATATAGATCACATGAATTCATAATTACACTGGAATCATTCATGGAACTATGGAACAAATGTTTGTAATAATACATTCGCCACTTCTTACGATCAATCTTAAATAGCATATCACTTACGAAAGGATCTTTATGAATCAGTGGATATGCTTCTATTTCTTGTGATTTGTCATCATAAAATGCCCTTTTCTTAAAATAATCAGAAACAATATCAAATATGTTATCATTCTCGCGCTGACCAAGAATGTCCAATAACTGAGAAATAAACGACCATTGAATAGTCTCTGATTCAATATCTACCAAAGGGATTTCCATTTGATTCCATAGTTTACCAGTTTGTAGTAGAATATATTGCAGTCCTCCTTTTTTAAGATCTAAGCTAATTGGATGGGGAATAAAATCATTCCCAAGTAGGAAACACACGACGGCATAACTTTCAATCACTTCTTTTGCTGTTTTATGAAATGAGTCTTCTAGTGCCTCTCCTGAAAAGTTCCAACCATAATTACATTTTAGATCTTTAAGAATTCCTTTCCGAAGAGCATCAATACTAAGGTAGATATATTCTCCTTCGGCACGTTGATTTTCACGGAGAAGATAGATGTTTGGTAGATGAGAGAAAAGAGCTAACATAATTAGGTCTGCATCCATTCCATAAATCACCTTAACCTCGTCTGGAGAATTATGTAAGCGGGACATTCTTTCAAAGAGCTTATGTTCTCCCTCTCCCGGTTCATCTGAGCTACTAAAGTAATATTCATAAGAAGCTTTTGAATAACGAATATGTGCCCGAATTGAGGCATGCAAACGAGTCATAAAGGTTGTTCCTGGTGAAATAGCATTAGAGTCCCAAATACTCTCTTCCTCCATCATTTGTTTACGAAGAACTGACATAAACCGACGTTTACGTTGTTGATTCATTTTTGCCAAGGGTGCAACTCCATCAATATAGATTTGAACACTGGTTTCTGGTTGTACCATTTTAACAAGTTCTTGAGTATCTTCCCATACAACTCCTAGAATTCCTTTTTCTAAATCTTTTGGTTGTTTTTGAGTTAACGACAAATTTTTAATATACCGTTGACTAGATGGATGGATCAATCCATTGAAGTCAAGCATAAAGTGATGACATTTTACATCGGAAGGCAGATTTTTTAGAAGAATACCTTCATATGTCTGAGTAATGACATAAAAATAATAAGGGATTCCCATTTTACACAGTTTTATTTAAACTTGGGAAGTCTTATCAAATTTTATTTTCAAATCTTTATATTATTTTCTTCCTACACAGATAGAATAACCTCCCGAATGGCTTTCATTGATATATTCATTGGATCTGCACAATCTAAATACGCCGCAATGGCAATATTCGTAGCAATCGCTGTTGTTTGCCTAACTGTTCTCTTCAGCAAAGAGAAGATCCCTATTGGACAAAAACTCCTAATGGCTGTTCTTCTATTCCTTCTCTCCCTTCCCACAATTCTATATGCTCTGTTCCAAATGACTTGCCTTGTCACTGGTTCAAGCAGTAAGACTTGGTGGTGTGGAGCATTCGCATGGTTCCTAACGGTTATCATTGTTCTATATGCCTTCCTGGTTATTATCATGGCAGTTCTATCTCTAAATGCTGAACGTGACATGGCTGCAGTAGAATCATTCTACGCTAAACAAGCACTATATGATCACTTCGCTGCCAGTGAAATGGAAGCGGAAGAAGATAAAAAGAAGGAAGTAACTGATGCTCTACCAGGTGGTAGCACTGTCGCAAACCAGGACGCTGAAGTAGAAAACTTTTACAAGGTTCAAACTGAAGTTCCTGCCCCCGTTGTGCCTGAAGCTGAAATGGTTGCCCCTATTATGGAACAATTTACATCATGTGGTGCCCCTGTTCCCCAAAAACCTAACGGAATGATAATGATGTAAAATATATAACTATTAGTAATACTACAATCATACAAACTAATCTATATTTCCAAACTGGTGCACATCTTATATTTTGTAAATTCCTTTTTCCTTCTGCAATCTCTTTCCATAATTTGTAGGCTTCTTCTGTATCATAGCTCTTTTTATTGGTAATTTTATTTACAAGATTATGTAATTGTGTAGTCCAATCAAACAACTCTCGTTTACTACGAAGAGTCGTAATATCTTTTAATTTTCCCATATTTTCTTTTAGATGATTTCTACATTTTTGACAAGGTAAGAGTTCTTGTAACAATACATAGAGGTTCTTGTAATAAATTAACCGGTTGGTGTCTAATGTCTCTGGTTCAGATAATACAATTAGATGCAAAAATGCCCAGGTACCTGGACCCCATATATCAGGTGATATTCCCATTCGTCTTATACTATTTATATGCGAAAAAAGAAACTACTTAAACTAAAAAGTGATAATCTCTATTAGAGGTTATGTTATATGAACCAATACGGCACATCACGTGGAGAAAAGAATGGTACCAATTATCTAATAAAACAGAATACTTGTAGAAATTGTGGTGCTGTTGGACATCTTTACAAGTCTTGTAAGAAACCTATTATGAGCTTTGGGCTTATTTGTTACCGACAAAATGATATTAATCATGAAACAGAATATTTATTGATACAGCGCCGTGATAGTCTATCCTTCATGGAATTCATTCGTGGAAAATATGAATTGGATAATATTATATATATCAAAAATCTAATGAATTTTATGACAGAAACAGAGAGAAAATCTCTTGTTACTATGTCTTTTGATGAACTCTGGAACCAAGTTTGGTATCAGCCTTTTGTACCAAAACAAACAACACAAGAGTACCATGAAGCGAAAGAAAAGTTTACAAGATTAAAACAAGGCTTTTTAAAAAGAGAAGTAACGACCTTTTATACACTTGGTTCACTATTATTTGAAACATCTACAAAATATCAAGAACCTGAATGGGGATTTCCAAAAGGACGCCGCCGTCTAAGAGAAAAAGATGTTGAATGTGCAGTACGAGAGTTTTGTGAAGAAACAGGATTTACAAAACATGATATTGAATTAGAAGAAAATAGAGAGCCATATGAAGAGGTATTTTATGGAACAAATAATGTATTATACCGTCATGTATACTACATTGCAAAAGTGATTAAAAATATATATAGAGAAATTGTAATTGATCAAAGTAATCCACACCAAGCAAGGGAAGTACGACAAGTGCAATGGTTCCCTGCGAATGAAGTATTGGAGAGAATTCGTGAACATAATGTTGAACGAAAAGAACTTTTTAAAAGTGTTGTACAAAAGATATCAGAATATTGATTTTGTAACGTTACTTTATTTTTTTAAGAGATAATTTCCATAAGAAAACATCTGCCGAATACCAATTTTTTCTATTGGTCCAAACAAATCATATAATCCTCGTAACCATTCTACGATTTCATTTTGTTTTCGTAAACAGGAATGTAGATATACTTGTTGATAAATAAATTCCCATGGAAGACGATAGTCATCATTTGATAAATTTTGTAAAGAGCCATAATATTCTTTTAGTTCTTCCAAATTTCCTTTATTAATGATTTCTTTACAGGTTGTTAGGACATTATAATCCATATTTAAAGTGTTCTTTTGTTATATTTTTAATAGAATTTAAAAATGTCTACAAAAATCGTATTTGATACAGAAACCACTGGACTGCCTCCTTATGCTGTAGGAAGAAAAGGATATATTGACCCAGTTTGTTTTTTAGAATGGAATGATTGTCGTGTAGTTCAAATTGCATGGATGGTCATAAACGATGAAAGTCAAATTATTTCAAAGAAAGATTATATTATTAAACCAAAATATTTTATGATTCCAATAGAATCTACAAAAATTCATGGGATTTCACAAAAAATTGCAAAGGAACGAGGAGTAGCAATAGAATTTGCATTGCATGAATTTTTACAAGATCTTAAGGGGGCAAACTTGATTATCTCTCATAATATTGAATTTGATTACAGTGTAGTGCTTGCAGAAATATACCGGGCTCATTTAGATCCCTATCATTTACAATGTATTCCAAAACATTGTACTATGAAGCGTGGAAGCTTACCTAGTGAAAAATGGTCTAAACTTGCAGAACTATATGAAAAATATTTTAATAAAAAACCGGAGCTCCTACAACACAGAGCTCTAAATGATGTAGAACTCTGTTACGAGGTATACGTATACCAAAGCAAGAAACTCTCTATTTAAATTCTTCTGGAAAGATAAGTGAGTGTCCTTATGACTGAATACGTTCCTGTATTTCCAAGAAAGGAAGATCCATTGTTTGTAGAAAAACTTGCAATGCTTGAGGATTTTGGTATTTTCCAGATGGATACATTAGATCAAATCCCTTCCAAAGAAGCATTTGAAAAGAAGGCTGCTGCGCTGTGTCAATTTGAAAAGACATATTATCAGCATTTAGTTAGTCAATATATATCTCAACGATCACCTTATCGTAGTATTCTTCTCTACCATGGACTTGGTTCTGGTAAAACATGTAGTGCAATAACTATTGCAGAAACATTTTTAACAGAACAAAGATTATACGATGAACCTATTGTGTGGGTAGTTTCCAAAAAAGCTCTTAAAAAATCATTTGAACAAGAAGTATTCCGAACACTTCTATTAACAACTCCAGAATTCTTAAGAGAGCAATGCACAGGTGATACCTACTATCAAATGATTCCGGATCATCAGAATTTGTCAGAAGAAAAATTAGTACAACGTGTTCAAAAGATCATCCGATCACGCTATCGCTTCTTTGGGTATGAAAAATTTGCAAATACCGTAGAACAATATATTGCAGACGGAACGCTAAAAGAGAAACTAAAAAACAAGGTCATTATCGTAGACGAAGCTCATAATATTCGTAATTTAGAAACATCTGCAAAACAACAGAAAAATATTATTGAACCGTTTATTAAATTTATTCAATTAAGTGAACAAAATCGTTTGGTCTTTCTTTCTGCTACTCCTATGTTTAATGAATCGGAAGAAATCTTGTGGTTAATGTCATTATTAATGTTACATGATAAACAACATCATGCACTAAATCCTTTTAAAATTCCTTCCTTCTATACTGCTGCAAATAAACCTATTGTTTCTACATTTACTCTTGTTAAACAATTAGCATCTCATTATATATCTTACATCCGTGGTAACAATCCATTTACGTTTGCTGTTCGCATTCGTCCAAAATTACTTAATATTTCAGTACTTACAAAAGTTCCAAAACGTACGTTCCAAGGAGAAACAATACCTACTTCTGAGCTATCGTGGTTAGAGTATATAAAAGATGGTATAGTTCCTTCTGTCCTCTCAGGAATACAGCTACAAAATCTAGAGGGATTACAAACTCAAAAAGAAAAACTAGTCATTGCAAAGTTACGTCAATTAAATAATATTACTTATGAAAAACAATTGACAAAGGATACCTTAGAATATGTAGAAGGAAAATCAGGAATTTATAGTTTGTTTAAAAAGAGAGCAGAGGGAGCAGAGGGGGTTAGTCAATTTGAATATATCAAACCAGAAGAACCTATTCTAAATCCTGCCTTTGGAAAACTTGCTGAATATGCTACAAAATTCCAAACCATTTATCAACTTCTTAAAAAGTCACGAGGAGTTGTAGTGATTTATTCAAATTTTGTTTGGGGAGGAGTAGTCCCTCTTGCCATTATGTTAGAACATATGGGGTTGTCTAGATATGGAGAAAATGACCTGTTGTATATGCAGAAAAAGACAACTGAAAAAATTAGTTTCTATGAAGTTGATAAGCCAAGTTACTGCATCCTTTCTGGAGAAAATGAGAAGGATATTATGGGATCTAGTAAAATAGATGATCTTTTAGAAGTTATTAATGACTCTGTAAAAAACAAAGGAGGAAAAACTATTAAAGTAGTAATTATGTCTCCTGTTGCCAGTGAAGGTTTAACATTTAAGAATGTACGTGAAATGCATGTGTTAGATCCATGGTATCATTTAAATACCACAGAACAAGCAATTGGACGTGCAATTCGTCATTGTTCTCATTCAAGTCTCCCAATAGAAGAAAGAAATGTTAGTATCTTTTTACATGCAACCGTATTTCCAAACAATGATCGGGAAACTGCAGATCTTCACGCATATCGTGTATCTGCAATGAAGTATTATCAAATTGAAAATGTAGACAGAGCAATCAAAGAAAATGCTTTGGATTGTAGCTTAATGAAGAATGTTAACTATTTCCCAAAAGATCTATTTGCATTCCAAACATTCTTGAAAACTTCACATGGAACAGAAATTCCGTATCACTATGGAGATAATACATCTGCTGAAATAAAATGTGCCCATATGGAAGAAGTTTCAAGAGATACCAGAGCTTTCCGTGAGGAATCTTACCATAGTTTTATACCCACTATGCAGCAAAAGTTACGAAAGTATTTGAAAGAAAAATACTTTCAAGAACATATACAAGAATTCACATATGAAGAGTTACAGTCTGTTCTCCATAAAAATAAAGAAGTTGCACATAAAACATTGGAAGAAAGCTTATATCCTTACAAACTATGGGACGAATACAGTTTAATTTATCACTACAATAAATTCATCATTACAAATTTTAAAAAGGATGTTCTTCGTCCTACACGAATTCAAATTGAAAGTAAAAAAGAAGTTATAGTAGAACAAAAAGAATCTGGTTGTCAATTAGAAAAACTATTTGAAACTTTTGCTTTAGAATCGGAAGAAATTGCCGCCTTAAAATTATATCAATCATTAGATTCAGATTGTTGGAAATCATTTGCAGAAAAGCTAATCCTTACTCCGGGACAAATTTCTAAGAAGGTTCATCCAATTCTTGCAATTTTAGATAAACAGGGGTCCTTTATTCGTTCCTCTGAACTATCTCTTCAAGCTCCTGGAGCTTATGTTGGATATGTAAACCTTTTCTCTGCAGAAGATTCTTTTGAAGGAACTGTTTGGGACGAAGAAGAAAAGAATTTTCGTGAATTACTTCCTTCTGAGCTAGAAAGAATTAAAAAACAACGAAAATACGTACCATTTACAGATCCTTCTAAAATTAAGATTATAGATACAATTGCAATGGTACAACGCTACAAAAATCCAAAAGAACCAAATAGTCCTTACCGATTTCAATTTAAACTTGGGCTTAATAATGAAAAGGTAAAACGTTCTGGAATTGTGTGCGATAGTGGTCTTAAGAAACCTGAAATTGAGCAAGAATTAGGTAGATTCATTTCCTTAATTGATCCAAGTGGAAACAAACGAAAGATGAATGTTTCACAGATGTGTTTCCAATTGATGTATGAATTATACCGTGTAAATAGAATGTGGATCCCTTCTTCATATAAACCTAAATAAAGAGATATTCTTTTGAATATTGTAGTGATCCTTCTATGGATTCTTTTTTTCAAAAATATAACTTAGAAAATATATTAGAATTCGTAGATACACATCGGTGTAAGATTGGATACATAGAAAAAGCTATAAAGTTCAAAGAAAATGTAGTGATACGTGATAAAGTAGCTCTTGGGTTATGTGATTATCAAATGGAAGATCGTAAAGAGTTAATCAATAGATGGTTTCATGAATCTATAGAAACAACAAAAGAATGGAATGCTTTTTTTGAACAACAATTAAAAAAAATGGAAACAGAAGGATATATATGGGATAAAAGTCAATTACACTTAGGTAAGGAGCTTCATAATACATCTTGGAAATCAGAAATTTATATTTATCATACTCACAAAAACAATCCTAATAGTTTTGGAGTTTCTTTTGATCTTTCATCACATGAATATTCACATTATGAAGTATTGAATGAATATTGGTTATATGCTTTAATACAACTTAAAAAACATTTAACAAATATTGAATATGATGCACTTACCTATGTGATGGGTCACCTTCCAGATATTAGAAAAAAACACTTATATAAAACAGATGATCGTTATTTATACAATATATATTTTAGTCTTTTTCTACCATATCAAGAAGTAAAAGAAGATGTATGTCACCTTGTTCATATTTTTACAGGTCAAGACTTTTTAAGATATGAAGGAGATTTTGTAGACTTTCCCATACTTGCAATGGTTCATATTTCTCAATTAGTAGATGGGTCTCGCCAATTTTCGTTATACTTCCGTCATAAAGATATCTAAAAAAATGATTCTTTTTATAAATATCTAGTAACAATAGAGAATCATGCTGTTTGTACCGATTAAGTTTAAGACCCGTGTTCAATTGAGCCCCTCAGAGTTAGATTCTAAATATCAAGAACGTATTTATGAGAAACTACGTAACACATATGAAGGTTTATGCACGAAATTCGGTTATATCAAACCCGATTCTATTGAAATTGTAAAACGTTCTTATGGAAGTTTCATTAAAGAACATTTTAATGGCTTTATCAAATTTGAAGTTGTATGTCGGGCAGAAGTATGTAATCCTACCCAAGGAAGTATTGTAAAAGCTGTTATAAAAAACAAGAATCAATTGGGCATTCTAGCAGAGAGTTTGATGGATATTGAAGATAAACACATTCCTATTCTAGATATTATTATTCCAATTAAGTCTGCAGGAATTATTTCCCAGATTGATTTGGATAGTCTTGCTATTGGAGATGTAATTCATGTAGAGGTAATGGGAAAGAAATATCAAATTAACGATAAAAAGATTTCTATTATTGGTCGTGTAATTTCTTCTAAAAAAGAGGAAGAAGAGGAGTTTGTAGAAGAATTAGTGATTGACGAAGACCAAGAGGAAGAATTTGATCTACAAGATGGTGAACCTCTTTTGGAAGATGATGAAGAAGATGAGGATGATGAAGATAAGAAGAAGCGTGTTATCGCAATAGATGAGGAGGAAAGTGATGATGATCTGCTTGATGGAGAAGACTCTGAGAAGAATGAGTTTGAAGAAGATGTTTATGAAGAAGATGTTGATGATGTTGAAGGTGGAGGTGCAGCTGCATATGACGATGATTATTAGAGTTTAAAAAGAAAAATCATAAAGAAGATAAATATGAATCATCCAGAGCGCTGTAAGAAGATTGAGACGATGATTAAAACATTAAGCTCTACTCAATTAGAAGAACTTTTTAAGATTTTACAGAAAAACAAGTGTGACTATACTCTTAACAATAATGGAATTTTTCTAAACCTTTCTTGGATTGACAGTTCTTTGTTGGATCAGATTGAACTTTTTATTAATTTCTGTAACGAATCTAAAAAAGAATTAGATAAATATGAACAGATTTGTAGAAATTTAAACGACGATTTAGATACAAAGAAAGATGTGATTGTTGAAGATGTCAATGAAATACCCGAAGAGATATTGGAACAAACAACCATTGAAGTAGCAAAGAAAATTGCTCCAAAGATGTCTTCAAGTATGAAATTCTATCTACTAAAGAAAAAGTTTTCTAAATCTTTTCATACAAACTATGTAACTCACCTACGTGATCGTCAGCTTTATCGGGAAGAACCTTTACTTAAAAATTGAAAGACATAAAATAAGTAAAGATACTTCATTATTATGGATTGGAAAAAGTACCCCACCATAGACAGCTATGTCTCTCGCTTAGCAGATACTTCATATCAATCTGAAGATCCTTTTGTTTCTACACTGCCTTTTGGACAATGTATTGTATATGATGATAAACCCAATCCAATTCAAACCGTAGAGCGTATGCATCTTGAATTTTATGCAAAGAAAAGAGATGGGTCAGATATTGCGCATACTTTCTCATTATGGTCTATTGTTGCATCACTTATAGATGACATTCATCTGCTTGGAAATCCATCTATGAAAAAAATAAATGTGCAATTTCTCAGTCAATCTTTAAAAGAATATATTATTGATAAAAGCATTTATTCTCTTCTTACAGCCCGCCGTGTATATCCTCTTCTAGAACTATTAGATAAGCCTCGTGTACCATTTGAAAAGAAACATCAAAACGCACTTGGATACTTTCTATCCTTTCTACTACATAAACAAGTTACTGTTCTTGGTGAAGTATATAATTGGTCTCGTGATTGTGAGGAGTCAACAATTCGGCTTGTAAAAAATATGGAAGGTTTCTGGTCATTAGAAAAAGAGAAAAAAATTGATAATGTCTAATTCTAGAAAGAAAACTTGTTTTTGTTTTTATAGGAGATACCATGAATATATCAAAAGAGAAGGTATATGATATATTACATCTTCAAGAGAACGATCTTCCCGATAATCATTGGATTTGGGAACTCGCTCTTGAATTACCCGATCGTTCATGGACTAATAAAGATGTAGAAAGGTTGCAAAACCAAATCTCTTCCTATGAAGACTTTGAATTTCACCGTGAGGACGATGTACTAGAAGTCCATACAACTGAAGGAAACCTTGTGTTGGAAGTACAAGGTCTCCTTCATATTGCAAAGTACTGTGATTCAGAACATTTTGAAAACATTCCACACGAATGGTATGAAGTAAATGAATTGTCACATACAAGTATAAAAAATCATTATAATGTAGATTTTGATTCTATCATTCTACAAAGGAAGAAAATCAAGGTAGATGAATCAGGTTTTAATTGGAAGGAAATTGGAAAGTACTTCTATCAAAAGAAAACGATGGGCTATATCCACACCAAAACAAATGTTCGTTATACCTTTGAAATTATCCGTGGTTCCAATGATGCATATGCATCTATGCGAGATGCAAGTCTTTCTTCTCAAAAGATGGATGTTGTCATCAAAATCGTAATGAATGATACAAGCACTGTAAAGAATAGAGTGAATGAACTGATTAAACATATGATGTTTGTATATCAAGAAATTACAGAAGAGCCATATCCTTTGGAGAAGGCTGATCAATCAAAAATTCTTAAGAAATATCTAAAAATGATTTCTGCGGTACGTGAGCTAAGTAAGTATGAACAAATGAACCCAAGTAATTACTATCTTGCTCCAAAACCAGTGACTCTAGAACAGAAAAATCTAATTGACCCTGATGTTGCCGTGGGGGTTTCAAGCATTCTTAAAAACTATGCAGTTACTGATAAAGCGGATGGAGAGCGTATGCTTCTATATGTAGATGAGATAGGGGAATGCTATTTTATTAATAGTATTTACCAGGTTAAAAAGATTGGAGTACAAGTGACCTCCAATGCAATTCACAATACTCTGTTGGATGGAGAGTTTATCTCCAAATACTTGCTAAAAGACAGTGATACAAGTATCTTCGCTATCTTTGATGTCTACTTTGTTGGAGGAGAGAATGTGATGAAGCTTCCTCTCATGGCAGATAATAAGCCAAGCCGATACATGAAAATGCAGTTAATTACCAATCCAAGTTATTGGAACATTAATGATGCAAACCTTGTGATTGAAATAAAAGAGCATATTGCCGCTGAAGGTAAGGAACTATTTACTGTATGCAAACGTATTATGGAGGAGAAGTCTAGACGTTATAATATTGATGGTTTGATCTTTACTCCAACAGATGTCCCAGTATTTGGATATTATCCTAATCAGTTTAAGAAACTCCGTGGAAAGAGTGTTGCGTGGGACAAAGTATTCAAGTGGAAGCCCCCAGAGCAAAACACCATTGACTTCCTAGTAAAAGAACAAGATGGAATGCATGTAGATGAAACATCCAATCGCCGATACAAACGATTCAAACTATATACTGGATATAATGCAGCACAATGGGAAGAGATTCCTGTTTGGAAAGGAATTCAAAAAGTATTCTCAAAAGATATCTTTGGTGAAAAGGATGAAGATTATCAAGCACGTTTGTTCAAGCCAATTGAATACTACCATCCAAATGTCTCCATCGCATTTGTTCCAATTAATGCAGCTGGTCAAGCAATTACCTTGGAGGGAGAACCGATTGAAGATAATACAATTATAGAAATGTCTTACATGCCAGATGCAGACAAACATCCTTCTATGCGATGGTCTGCGAATCGTATTCGTGAAGACAAAACCCGTGCTCTCCGAACAACTGGAACAATTACCAAGACTGCCAATGATCTAAGTGTTGCCCTAAGTATTTGGCACAGCATTCATTCTCCAGTCACTCTGGAACATATTATTGGGCAAACAGAGGTTCCTCTCAGTGCTCTTCCAGTAGACATTGAAGAACGAATGCTTGGTACAAACGATGTCTATTATGCTCGTGATATTCCTCGTAATCACATGCTTTCTGTTCATATGCTTAACTTCCACAATCATGGGATCAAGTCTATGTTGTATGCTAATTCGCCAGGGAAAGATATGTTGTTAGAGCTTGCATGTGGTATGGCTGGAGATCTTCCCCGTTGGAGAGATAATCAGTTCAACTTTATTCTGGGAGTAGATCTTGTAAAGAATAACATTGAAGCGCCCAATGGATCGTATGGACGATTCCTCAATCAACGTCGGGAATACTTTAAGAGAAATCAACGAGGACAACAACGGTTGTTTTATCCAAATGCAGTCTTTGTTGTGGGAGACTGTTCGCTTCCTCTGGAGACGGGAGAAGCAGCAAAAGGAAAAGATTATGATTCTGAGGTCCTTCTAAAGATGTTGTATCAAGGAAAAGTATCCGAGAAATATGGGTTCTTGAACAACTATCGCATTCCTGGTAAAGCATCACGTAAATTTGATGTTGTATCGTGCCAGTTCGCAGTTCACTATTTCTTCCGCTCTAAGGAACGCCTAGAAGGATTCCTACGTAATGTTTCATTCAATCTAAAAACAAATGGTCGTTTTATTGCGACCTTTATGGATGGACAAAAAGTCCATGCTCTTATTAATAAAACAGGAAAGGGAGAAGGTCGCAAAGGACCTCGTTCTGACTTGGTTTGGGCGATTCAAAAACAATATAAAACGTTTACCAAGGCAAGTCCTTATGGAAAACTGATTGATGTATTCCTGGAAAATACCAATCAATTCATTCCAGAGTTTCTTGTAAACTTTGATATTCTTCGTGAGAAGGCTCGGGAATTCCAATTGGAAGTTCTAACTGATGGATTCTTTGAAGCAACATTCCTAGACTTGCACCAAAAAATAAAAGCAAATGATCCAAACAGAAACCGATTTATTGATCAAGACATTCTTGCTCTCCAATCAGATCCGATTCAAAAACAATTTAGTTTCCTAAACCGTTGGGTCATCTTCCGTAAGATGGATTCGGCTGAAATCGCTGAAAATATCTCCATGCCATAAATAACTATGGCTATCAGTGCATTATCTTATTTTACTATTCCTTATCAAACACCAGGGAAAGAAATGTTCTTAAAATATTTAGATAAATCACAACCAGTATTCCAATGGTTAGAAAACCTATCCTATAAAAATAAACCTGTCTATGCCATTAAGACAGACCTAAATCACAATCATACATTTGAAATCTACTTTTATAGGTATCTTCCTGAACGAACCTTTCCAAGTGTTGTCATAGATCTTACTATTCCATTTTATTCTTTACAAAATGTTCATCCAATCTACGAAGACCAAAATATTCCATATAACTATGTTATCTCTTCTGTAGATCTTTCTTCAAATGGGAATGTTATTACAGACCATGTAAATTATTATTATGAACAAGAATTTAATAAAGGATATAACTATAAAGCCGAAGAAGTTGTTACTAGTTCATGTAACGGTTTTCTCACAAATATATATGGGATGGACCAATACATTCTTCCATACGAACCAGAACATCAGAAATTCCTTCAAAAATACAAAACAGAAGATACGATTGCTTTTGTTTCAAAAAAAATTACAAAAAATTGTACAGGGTATTACTTTGAAAATGCTAAAATGCAAAGTTTTTTAGATTTTTTGTACGATTTTCAGTATGATGCTTTGTTTATAGAGTTTTGTCAAACAACATATGATAACACATATCGTTTTTGCTTTTCGTTTGATTTAGATAATGATACAATGCAGCCGACAAAGACTGTTATCTTTTCTGTGTTTTCTTAACCCTTCAGGAGGTTGTTCAATAGAATCATACACTCCATTGCACGAGTCATGTAACCACCCGAAGCACTTGCAACCGACGCAAAGTGGTTTACCAGCAGCCGCATGTTCTTCATCGTTTGATGAAAGCATAGGTAGTGATAAACGGATCGCTGGTTGATTGGTGCATGTGTATGCGTCGTGACCTGAATGTTACGAAGCTGTGCAAGGTGAAAGCGAAGGATAGGAGATAGAGACTTGTCCAACTCCATATTGATCGTGTATCGTTGAGTATGTTTGTTATAGTAAGTGGTAGAGAAATAGAGAGAATGTAGAGTGTCACGCATAGTGCACATGATAGTGTGAATAATATAAATCGGAGCGAGGACCTGACCATTCTTGCTGAGAACAGTCAGAGAATCCTTCTTATCTGAAAGATACTCCTTGATATAATCATCAACCTTATAATTAGGCTTTCCTTGCATGTAAACCCACATCATGTTCATCCAGGGGTTTGAGTTGCCAAGATCCTGAGATTCCTTCTGAATCATTTCTGGGCGGGAGATTTTGTAAACCTCGTTCGTCTCCGTCCGAACAATCACTGCATAGTTATTAAGATTTTCTAGAGTAGAACCAACCTCATGGCAATGAATTTTTTCAGTATAGAAGAGACCAATATCCGATAGACTCTGGTCATGAGCTGTCGTTGTTCCCTTTGTCTTTTTGTCCCGAGTGAAAATGTGGACCAGCACCTTGTAGTTCTCACCAAACTCTGCAGTGTAATCCATAAAGTGCTTGTTCTCGTGATGAACGAGCATGAACCCATAAGTATGTTCCGTAGAGAGGTAACTGCTGAAGTGATCCCGTAGCAGCTTGCTCTTCTCCTTGGGAGTCATCTCCACTGTCTGGAGCAAATCTGGAAAGTAGGAGATGAGCACCTCGTTGAACATTTCCCCATGCGTCTTGGTTGGGTGAAAGTACTTAGAGCTGTCAACGGAGGGACAGGTAGAAGTACCAAAGTACCACTGATCCTTGTGAAAGTTAACATAAACCATTGTTCCCTCATAACCTTTCTCGCAAACATCGCTCTCCATCATCTTGTTTTTATATTCAGTAGTCGTCAGACGGGTAGGAATCTTATCCGCCAGCGACACCACAATGTTTTCACCTACAGGCGCATTCAGATCCAGAACCACGCTGCGAATCTCATCATAGAGAGCTTTGAAGTGGTCCACATCGTCACGCTTGTAAGTGTTGTGAAGAAGCACTAGACCATTGTTTCCGAAGAAACGCTTGGTCTGCACCATCGGCCAGTACTTGTTTTTACGAATGTACTGGTTTAGGCACTCCTCCATGTTTTGATAATCTCCATTGGAGAAGTCGTTTTGTACCTTCTGAATCATATCAGAAATCATAGGAAAGTAGATCGCATCCTGAATGGTCGTCATCTTTGTTTGTAGTCGTTTGCTTGTTGGAGAGCAGAGAAAATCAACGCTTATAGTTCGTTATACATATATCTTTAAGCAGATTTCAATTTTTATAAAATACCTCATTTTGGAGTGTTATTTTTGTTTAGGAGGCGGTTCAATTTTATCCTTAACGTAAGCATCGTATAGAACTTTTCCTACTTTTACAGAGGCATCATGTTGACTAATATTTCCCTGTTCTACTGAATCTTTTAGCATTAGCATACTGCGGAATCGTTCAAAATCAAAGCCTTTATTACATACCATTTCAAAGAGAACTGGATATCCTTCTGCGAAGTTAGGGTATTTTTTACGATACGTACGAATTTTATCTTTTTCATTTCCAGAACCCTTCATAATATCTGTAATGGTGGATAATAGTTCTGCACTACTTAGTTTCTCAGGTTCTACGTCGTCGTGTTTTCGTTTAGGTGAATCCATTTATATATGTTTATAGTAAACTTTTATATTCTTTAAATTTAAATGAGTCAACTATCTTATAGCTATTTAGAATCCAACGCCCCTTCTGGAATTCCTGAAAGAAAAGTAAATGGTGGTTTATATACAGGTACTCCTGCAACACCAAATGCACCTTGGGGAAATATTCCAGTTGTTCCTGAAGCACATATCTATGTTTCGGAAAATCTAAAATCTGCAAATCCTCCACCAACTGCAATTTATCATATCCCTGGCTATACCAGACCTGGAAATAATGTACAAGTATTCCCAAATCACAAAAAATATAATGAATCTTTACATTTACAATGTCATCAATAATTTATACAGTAGCTACTGATCCGGACGAGATTACTTGTCGGACAGGAGGCACACATTTCTCAAGGGTTTTTTGATTTTCTTTTAAGATATTACAAATATAACTATACGCTTTATTTACTTGTTCAAAATTAACAGCACCTGTAATCAAAATCTTTCCACTTTCAAAACTTGCAACCGTAATTTTTTTACATTGACCTTCACCAGTTCCATCACCTTTTCCAATACATTTTTTCTTATTGACACAATGACACCTTCCGTCGGATTTTCCAAATCCTGGATTCCAAGAATATTGCAATTTTACACCTGGATATGTACCTGGTTGGAAACTACTTATATTATTATAATCATCTGAAATCAATAGTTGATGTAGATCTTTTCTCCGAATATGAAACGGTACTGAGAAATCACTATTGATCAACCGAACATAGAATTCACAACATTCAAGATCATTATTTTGTACAGTATCAGGAGCTGCTTGAATTAAATCATTTATAACTGCAAATACCTGTTGATTTAGGATAACTCCATCTTCAATTTTCCTCAAACCTGTCATCTGAATGGTTCCATTTTTAAAGATTTTTACACTTGGCGAATAACCAGGTCTTGTTTGGAAATAACCTGAAATTGCATTGTCAAAACGTTTCTTCTTACTTTCATCTTCAGGTCCTTTATTTTTTTTAATATGAACACGCTTTTCTTTTTTTGGACTAATTCCTTTAGTCTCTTTACCATCCCTATCTACCATATAAATAAATCCAATTTCATTACTCTCTATCGGAATAACCTGAATATGTTGAAAAAGCTTATCCAAATATACTTCCCCTACATTCTTACCAATAGAACCATTACATGTAATGGTTGATACTCTATAAGGTGTCGCAAATGAGGTACTTATCTCAGTAGAAGTCATATGAAAGATGATATAATCACATATCAATGTTTCAATTTTTCTTTAAGTAGGTTTTCACTTTCTATTAAAGCGCGTACGATAGAACAAATACGTTCATATGCGTTTATACGACGACAGTTTAACCGTCCATCATTTAATAAATTTTGAGCCATGTTTTTTTGAAATTCTTCTCCTTTGCTTTCTATCCATTTATATTTTTCTTCTAAATCTGAAAAATCTTCTTTTATAAAAATACAATTTACACCATCTTTAAATATATCATATGTCATATCACCATATGGTCTATGTTGTATTAATACTACACGGTTTGAAAACATAAAAGCTTTTAAACGAGCACTATATCCATCACCATATTTTCCTCCACCAATATCTATAAGATATTTCCATTTTACATGTTCTGATAATTCAATTCGGTGTTTACAATGTAAGAAAGCTTGTCTTATACTTAAGTTATATGTTTCAAAAGCATCTATCCAATTATAGCATTGTCCAAGTGCACAAAATCTACTTTTTGGTATTGACGGAGCTCCTCTGTAAAATATCTTATCATATAGATAAGGTGTAGTTATACCTTTTTCTTCCATCAAATCTATCATTTTTTCATAATCAGGTATTCCACATTCTTGCCAACTATCAAACATAAAACATGGATATGCTTTGTGTGAATTACCAATAGGTTCTGCTATACTAAATATGTGTTTATAATGATCTTTCAGACGTAATCTTTGTTGTAAAACAAGATCTACATCATATGGTGTATCTCCTGCAAACACTACCCATTGTAATTCTAAATTATCTGGGAAATGTTCGTTTTTTAAAGCTTCTACAGTAAGGTTAATAATATTTATACCTCGTTGAAAATCAGGAGGATTTATTTGTTTATACGTCAATATGGTATCTTTAATAGTAAATTCAACAACCGACATAATTAATTTTTCTAAAAATATTACTTTAAATCGTATTTTCTATAAAAATAAATGGTAGCGTTTCTTTTTGTAATTTTATACTTCTTGCACTTGTTTAATCGTTAGATTCATCTTTGCATCCAATGTCTTTTTTGTATCTACTACTGCTTTTTTCCTGGATAGTTTTACTCTCTCTGAATTATGGTCTCCATTCGTTGTAGTAATAGTTGTCTTTTGATTTAGATAAGATGTATTTATACTTTCCATTTGTCCTTGCATATGAATCAATGGCGGCATATTCATCACATAAGTTTTTAGATAATTTTTATGTAATTCGCGAAACTCATCAATTTCAATGGGTCCATTAAACATCTGTAGTAGATAACGAGAAGGAGCTGGGCGAATAGGTGTTTCATATCCCATTTTCTGTGCCATCCATTGAATCCAACTATGAATTTCCCACATGCGATCACTTCCCATATAATGGGAATAATTATATGCTACCACGCACTCTAATGAACAGAAAGATCCGTAGGTTGTAAATGTTTGATGTACCGTATCATATTTAATAGGTAAACCAAACTCTTTTGCACCTGAAGGATGACAGCACCAGTAACAACAATTTTTCATTTGAGTTGTGTTATTCTCAGGAGTATCATTCGGAGCATCTGAGAAGAATTGAGAATGTTTTGTTGCATGATCGTCTTCATGTAAAACAGACATTACCTCATCATTGTGTGATATAAAGTTATTGCTTGGAATATAAGGTTCGGGATCAATAATCTTGGGACAATATTCTAAAGGATTTAAAATTTCATTTGTTTCTTCTAATAACTTCTGTATTCTTTCTGGTTGTATTGGTAATTGAACAACAATATGCTCTTCTTGTTTTTGAACTTCTTCTTCTTTTTTCGCATTCTTGCGCTTTCTTATTGGTTTTGGAATATCGCTTGCTGGAACAGCCTCTTTTATTTTGGGCATCTGAATACATTATATATGCGTTTATACTTTAATATGTTTATGTCGCCTTATCTAAAGCATTCTTTAATGACGTTAAAACTTTGTTTCTAATATCTTTGATAGCATCTGTAGTATAATTTTCACTAACATGTGTTACAAATGCCTCATTTGACGACATTCCTTCCTTGATACATTTTTCACGAATCATAGCAAGCTCTTTTACAATATCCATATAGGATGCATATATCTTGTAAAGTACCCAAATTGCAAATGCAAGCAATATTACAGCAATGAGTTCCATCCTCTATTATATACTTTAAAGAATTAAAAATAACTAATTTGCAAATACCATACCTCCAGAACCTGACATCACTCTAAATACATTATAATACACTGAGTAAAATATAAACTCATATTCATAATCTCCTAATACTGGATTAGTTGTTACATACATTTGTATTTTATTAATCGTAGAAGCATTAAATGTACCACTTGGTTGTGGTTTTTCAGGATATAATGCAAAACTATATGCATAAATACCATCTCTTGGACACCGTGTATGGTATTGGAACGGTTGAATATAATTAAAATATTCAGGAGGCTTTTCTTCAAAACGTTCCATACCATTCCAGAGTATCTTTGCAGTTTTTAAAATAGGGTAATTTGGAAGCTTAATTAAACTATTTGTAAAATTATTCCAAGAATTATACTTAGCAGCATCTCCTCTACGTGTAATCCATACTATTTCCTTTACTGGGTTTTGTAATACAAGATCTATTGTTCCTTGGTTTATAACTCCTTCACGATCTATTCTATAAACACGTTCAATTAAGTAATCGTGAGACTGTGCTGCCATACTTTTTCTTTCTGATTCATCCAAGAAAATGTAGTTACATTCAAGATATGCATCCATATCAATATAACTATTTAAACTACTGTAATCTGCTCCAAGTGGTACGAGAAAACGTTGAATACCTACATCATTATTTTCAATTCCGCTAATGAAATCCTCATTGTATTTTGCAATATTTAAATTTAAATATTTTCTACGATATTCGTCAGGACTAATATATAATCCTGTTTCAATATCAAATAACTGATATAATTCTTCTATCCCTCGGAATTCAATCGTAATATCAATGTTCTGATATTGAAGAGCAATCAGCGGAAGAGCTAGCCCTGGATTTTTTGTAAACCAAAATGGGATGGGAATAAACAAACGACGACCCTTAATTGAAGGATTTTCAAAAGTTCTTCCTCCAATAGGATAGGAAGAATAACTAATATTGTTATTGTCAATAATAACATATGGATCTAACCGTTTCGGATTTACAAATTCTTCTACATTTCCAGTAAGTTTATCATATGCAGTCTTCTTATCTGTAGAAAGACTTAATTCATTCCATACATCCATCCATTCTCCCCAAGATTGGTCAATTAATTGAGTATCTATTCTCACGGCACAGCTATATATCATATAATTTGCAAGATTCTCTACCCAACGAAAACGAAACTTATCCGAAGAATAGATATTCGGTATCTGTACAGAGAGATACACTTCTTGAAGAAGATCTGCTACACGATTAATGCGACATATAAAGGTATTTCTTGGTACATCTAATGTTGGTTTTGTACTAAATGTTTGACGAACACTTTCCATAGAAAAATTCGTATGTCTTTTGTAAACCATTTTAAAATAACTAATCTCTGGAGACCCTGATATAAACTGGTCTTGTGCACCAACAGCGACTAATTGCATCACACCACCGGCCATGGTTGTTTACTCTACTTATGAAAGAATGTTTAAATTTGTTTTAAGAATCACTTTATATCATGTATTTTATCATCCCTTCTCTTTCCCGTATAAAAATACTCCAACAAAAATCACTACAATTATTAATACATTCTTATGACATTTCCCCTGAAAAGATCTATGTCTTTGTAGTTCAAGAAGAATTACAAGAATATAAAGATTCCCTCCTTTCCATTTATCCAACGCTACAAATATGTCCTGGTCCTCTGGGACTTCATCGTATGAGAAACTATATCCGAAACTATTTTCCAGAAAACACCAAACTTATATGTTTAGACGATGATATACAAGAACTATGTATTATGAAAGAAGATCTTACCATTACTGATGTAAAAAGTTGTAAAAGATATCCCCTGATTTCTATTACAAAAGATATATTCCATTCTTTTCTTCAGGATGCATTTGAGACCTTAGAAAAAGAAGGTCTTTACTTATTTGGAATTTATGCTGTTCGGAATGGATATTTTATGAAAGGACTTCCTGATAAAAGTACATGTCTACGGTTTTGTGTAGGAGCATTTTGGGGATGCATCAACCAACATCATAAAAATCTTGAAATTCATCTAGAAGAAAAGGAAGATGTAGAAAGAACACTTCACTACTTTTTACAGGATGGTGGTGTATTACGCTACAATAAAATTTGTCCTGTCACAAGATATTACAAAGAAAAAGGAGGTATGCAGTCTAGAAATACAGACCGAATAGAAACTTCTAAACAGTCATGTATGTATTTAATGGAAATGTTTCCAAATCACTGCAAACTATATACATCTAAAAAGTCAGGTATTTATGAAGTAAAATTAATGAAGTCTTAATTGGTCATTTTTGAAGAAGATGGTTGAGCAACTGTTAGAATATCAGAATAGTCTGTGGAAGCTCCTACAGAAGGCGCATTTTTCTTTGAAGGACCGGCAGCAAATAAAGCATCTACCACAGTTTGGTCTACTGCATGGTTATAATATGTGAGATCAGCCATCATGACCTTCTTTACAGCATCAGGTCTGGGAGTTGTAAGAGAATTACCACCTGAAGTAACAGATGGTTGTGGGAATACATATAGATTTCCTTCGTTTACTTTAATTGTACTGAAATTATCCTTGGTGGGTACAAGGTTACCGTCTACATAAGAATCTAACTCAATTAAATTATTTACATAGACACGGCAACGTACCTTGTTGCGGTAAGGAAGGGGATCCGAAGGGAATGTATCTTGTAATACAACGGTCATTAGAATCCATTTGTTGTTAAATTCTGTGCGGTTAATGTTACCAAGAGTTAGTTTATGAGAGTTTCCTTGAGACCAAACGGTAGTGCTGTCAGTGCATACATTTCTTGAACCTTGTTTGATCCCCTCAATATATTCACTATTATCTGATTTTGTTTTTAGGGTATTAAATTCAACCGTAATATTTCTTCCACAGTTTTCTAATTTTACAAGTGGACATTTCACCATGTAATCAGTCTTCGGTTTGTTACATACGTTATTGTAAGTTGATAAAGCATCGGTACCTTTTAAGAAAAGGATTGTTTGTTTTGCAATATTTGTAGATTTAATTCCCTCGTCGGGTTGGATGGCTGTATTTGTAGGATTGCAATCAGAATATACACTTCCAAGATCATTTAGGAATAACCAGAAGGAATAACTAAATTCAATGCCACCTTTTTGATTGTAAGAAGCACCTATTTTACGATAAGATGGTTTACCTTTATCAGTTGCATCGTATACTTCTTCGGAAGTATTACTGAGGTCCTTGATACCAGTAAAAATAGGAACTACTTCACGAAGAGTATTTGAATCAGATTTTAACGATTTTAGGAATTCGTAATTATATATCGCAAATCCTATCACGAAAAATACGACAACGAGACAGATCGCAAATAATATCTGTAAGAAAGTTTGCATATTTCCACTTAGTATATAAAAAGAAAAAACAATACAATAAAATAAATCAATGAATGGTTTGATTAAGTATAAAATTAACGAAGGAATATCTCGGAACATACATCATAATAAGTTTTATATGATTACAACAAAGGAAACCTATTATGCCATTCATAAAATAGATCAATCTATTTCATCGGAATCCTCTTCCAAGCATAAGAAATCGGACCCGCCGCCCCCCGTTTCCAAACCCTCTATGTTATCTTTTATAGAGAAAAAGCATATCCTTCAATTCCAAAATTATCTAGAGGTAAATCTAAAGGAAGGATATACCTTTAATAGAAACATTGTACCTTACGGAAACAAAGGCGTCTTATATTCCGAGAAAATACCAATTTCTTCATTCTTCCCGCCATTGATTATAGAAACCATTAAATCTTCAGATCTTGAACTGATGTGTATTTTAAATTACTTTGATATGCTAATCATTACAAGTATCAAAAAACAAGAAGATAATAGTATCACTATATATGGCTATGAACATATTATCCGAGAAAGACCAAATCGGGAATTAATTGAATATAAGTTACGATTGTTGATGTAATTTATTTATTTTTTAAGCACCAATTTTATAAATGGGATTTCTTACACCATAAGCAGGCAGTCCAAGTTTACTGGTTAGGTTTTCAACAGGTCCTCGTAGGTAAATATCCTTTATTTCTTGACCATTCATATCAAAGTTACTGAATACAACTCTGCCAACAAGTCCTGAGAAACCAGCAGGGATATTTGCATTGTAAGTATCTCCACCGATATAGACATCACCCTTCTTGGATAGGTTTAGACCAGTGTAATTAACACTTAGAGTTGTTCCATTTGACAGTGTAACCCTATCACTTGAGCTAATAGAAGATACAACCTCTCCATCAAGGTAAGTGGTTATATAACCTCTATTTACTGTTTCATTTACCACAACAGCTACATGTACCCAGCGTTGGAGAGGTATATAGTCAATCACAACACCATGAGTGGCTAAATCTACCTTAATCGCATCTTGAGTATCTGTAACAGTATTGGCTCCTAAGACGGATACATATTCAGTATCAGCACTGGTAATACCCGTGTAGTTTTTAGCACGTTTTATTTGTTCTGGAAGATCAGTAGGTCCTTGAGTGGTAAAGTCAGCACCAGTCTTATCAGTATCCTTTGAGAAACGTACATATAGACGGTTTTTCATTCCATCTAAATAGACTGCAGGAGATGCACCCTTTGTTGATTCATCTCCACGATGAAGTACGTGGCGTAAGTTTTCACCAGACATTAGGTTAATGTCGTGGATATAGATCCAGAATAGGAACGTAGTACGGTTTCCATTAGTGCTGGGGGGAAGAGCACCACCGTCTATTTTAGTCACTTGAGTACCTTTTCTAGGGACAATAGACTCTGCTAGTTCTACATATAGCTTGTTTGTGAGTCTTCTGGATAGGTAAACATACAGTACATATGCAATGAAGAACAGAACAACTGCTACAAGAATTCCCACAAAGACCATCATTCCATACTTTCCTGTAAAAGTTGCGAATGCTTCTTTTCCTTTTGCAATACCTTCTCCTACCTTTTCACTCGCAACAGTCATCGTTTCATTTACTTTTCCTGTAACAGCAGCAGCAGTTCCTTGAACAGTGGTAGCTGGTGGTGCGCTAGCTGTTTCACCAGCAACATTGATATCCTTAGAGTTTTCAGCCATAGTTATTCTGTATTTACCTTATAAAATATTTTCAACATCTTTCTCTTTTCCACGCTTCTTTACTTCTTTGTATGTTTGGATCCAATATAGTCCAAGATCTTCTATAGGATATGTATTTGGCACCTTTTCATACATTAATTTTCTATACTTTTTTTGCGTAGAGATATAACTCAATAATTTTGAAAAATCCATAGATTCTATAGGAGCTATCTTACCTTGTACATGGATATGCCACATAATTATATTTGTTAAATACATTATTGGAATAATTGTATCGTAGGCTCCTTCTGATCCAAATTTTGACCGCCATAATTCATAATAAATGTAATCATGCAAAAAGGAGGTGTAGATCCCTTTGTCTAACACTTTAATAATGTTTTCATGTATTTTTAAAGGATTCATCCAGTCATCTTCCATTAGTAGTTTATCTACGATACATGGGTTGTTACATTCAAAGATTTCTGGAAAGGTTTTTTGTTCATCACCTGTATAATTAGCTAATGGTATACTATTTTTCTTAATATTTAATCGTTGTTGTACAGTCAATATTGCTGTATAAATATTTCCATTTGCGTCTTCTGCAATCTTCATTAATTCCGTTAATTTAATCTTGTTTTTTGGAAGTCGTTTTTTTAAAAACAGAAACATATCAATATCTTGCAAACGAGAAAGCTTTACGGAATTTGTAATATAATGCTTCATGTCTCCTAACTTTTTTAAAGTATCTACATGACCCAAAAGAACTATCGGTATACTTGCTTCTTTATATTTCTTTTTATACGTCAAAATATAGTTTAATACATTCCGGTCTATTTTAATAAAACTCTCTACTTCATCCAATACAATCAGTTTCTTTTTTGTACATATCCCCTCTTCTTTTAAAGAAGTACCAAGATCTATCCATTGATGAAACTTCATAATCCGATCAAGCACGTCTTTCCCATCCATACAAGTATTTGTTTCTAAGAACAATGTATTATAATCAAATTCATTTATCAATAATTTAGCCCCAATCGTTTTTCCAACACCAGAAAACCCATATATAAATAAAATTTCATCATTATTTACCCCCTTCATTTGTTCTTTCCATTCATGAAGGGTTCTTTTATTTCCAATTAATTCATCAAATGTTTTTGGCGTAAAGAGAATATTTTCCATTGAATATTCTAATAAAAATAGGTTTAAATCTATCTATGTATAGATTAATTCAATCCATACACCAATATAATACGATAAAATTCCCAATAAAGGAAATACAAACATAGGTGAAAAGATACTTGTTTCATCACTGGTATTTGCACCCCATTGTTTTGGACGATCTTCTGGAGTAAACATCATCGCTGGTTTTGTAATAAGCAATATTGCAATAATCACTAAATACAGAATTAGAGCAATCTGCCATCGGTTGATCATAATCACTGCCATCTTGATTACATAATATATAAAAAATTGAAATTTCTTGTAACTAAACTATTTAGATTAACAATGGCAGCTACTACAGACAACCAAGCAATGATGCAAAAACTTTCCAAGATTGAAGAACTTCTACAAAAACTTGTAAATAGTCTACATCCTGAACAGATTTCTTCTGAAGATGTCCTTTCGGTAGTTGGAGAGAATCACCAAACTTCAACAGGAGACACGGAAACAGATGCTGAAAGTGAACTTAAAACTATTACTACAGACGATGAAAAATTCATTTCAGATTATGAGAAGAAATACAGTTGCGAGTATCCTATTTCACTACGTGTATGCGGATATAGTCTTTCCAATGAAGATAAATACCGTAACAGTGCACTTGATATGTGTGTTCTCCGTTACTCCACAGATAAAGTAGTTTATCGGCTCCTGACTCTTTATAAGGTATGGAAACAAAACGAAGAGAACAAAGTATATAACAGTTCTTCCTTTGTAGAAAATCTAACAAAAGATATGTTTTATGTAAAGACAAAATATATGCTCTAACAATAAGGAATATGTATGATTCATATATTAGCCATGCAATACTGACTGTTATGTTGTTAGGAGCTTTAATGATACCTTACAAAGAAACTTTTTATCAAACATCAACAAAACCTATAGTGCTAACAACTCAACGATTAAACTTTGAGAATCTTCTTAAAAACAATAAATTAAAAACACTTGCTGTTTCCGGATGGGACTACATGTTATTCAAAATGTATACAAAACAAGCTTCCACAATTTATGGAAATCCTGATAAAGTTATTCTGGATCCGGTAGATTACGAAGAAAACGCAAAATCCTATCCAAAAACTGACTTACCTCCTGGATATTTTTTTGTATTTACTTCACCCAATAAAAAAGACGACTTTCGGTGTGGTTTTGATTTTACAGGGAAAAAAATAGGGTATTTTGATCCTTGTGAAAAACGATTTATTGAATCAATTCTATACGGTTATCGTACTGTTGGTAAACCAATTTCCTTACCCCTTGCAAAACTTACCCAATTAGCTACAATTTGGGATATGGTTGATGTAATTGTAATATATATTATACCAAAGTCTCCTCTTGTTAAAATGATAGAAATACAAGACTTATATATGTTGGATACTTCTACAATCTCTATAGATCGTCTACATATTACCCACCCAACTCTCTCCATAGAAAACCTTGCAAAAGAATCCTTCTTTGCAACCAATAATCGTATTACAACAATTTCTCCAACGATGTCTTTGATACGTATGTCTATGGTGCTTGTAGATGTAAAACCATCCCTTTCACCAGCACCTGCAACAGAATCCTTTATTACATCTCTACAATTGTCCCCAGAATATACAGATCCAACGTATAAATGTCTTGGAGATGAAACCATTCAATCCAGTGCATTATGTAAATCTCCTTATGATATTTATGGAATTCCAAAACCTACCCAAACTACATGGGATAAGCCATGTAAAGAAGACAAAGAATGTCCTTTCTATAAAGCGAATAAGAATTATCCAAATGAACGAGGAAAATGTCTTCCAGATGGAAGTTGTGAAATGCCATTAGGAGTTACCCGCATTGGTTACACTAAATATTTTGATAGAAATCCTTATCAACCATTCTGTTACCAATGTCGGAATGTAAAAGATAAAGATTGTTGTATTGCACAAGAAGCACAAGTAGAATTTACAAAAAGAAATACCAATGCACCTCCACAGACCTATCTCAAGTCTGCAGATTATGCTTTTAAAGAGGATACCGAAGAACGTAAAAAATATGGATTACAAACCTATATCAAATTGCCAATCTTATAAATTTTTAACTGAATTCATTATAGAATATGTTTCCTAATTGGAATTATTGGGTTCTTGTAGTGCTTCTTCTCGTGTTTGCTATTCTTTGGTTTAAACAACGATCTGAGTTCTTTGAAGATAGTTATCCGGCATATAATGTAACAGTAGGGTATAGTAACGAAGGTCCTGCTGTCTACCAGAGACATCCAGTACAGGTAAGTGTTATGGAAGATATGAAGTTTAAATACAAGAAGGCGTACAATTATGAATTAGAAAACAAAGAATATAAAACCGCCCTTGAAAAAACCTTTAAAGTTCCTAAACAATTATGTATTCAACCAAATGACTGGAGTGTCGTAGAACCAGTAAATCGTACTCTCAGTCCAGATGTAGAAGAAGTTTACAAATATGCAATTGAATATGTTCGTAATACCGTGAAGGAGTCAAGTTATTTTCAACTTCCCGATAACCTTTCCCTTCAATTAAATCAAATACAGGTAGTCCATGATCGTCTGATTTCTTACCAAAAACATAAAGTCATTCCATCTTACATTATGACAGTTCAACTTGTATTATATAGAGAAGCAAAATATCATGCAAAGGATATCGGAATGACCATTCGGGTAGATAAAGAAAAAGGAAGATGGGGTGTTTCCGTATTAGAAGTATGGATCAATGGAGTTATCTTTGAAGACCAAGTTGGTTTATTCCCTGTTACTGCAAGTGACCCTCTTAATACCAACGTAAATCTATCCTCTGCAGAATTTAAAGATCAAAATCCAAGAAACTACATTAAGAAAGGATATGAATATTGTGCTTCCAATAATTTGGATGAAACAAAAGCAATACAATGCGTAAACGCAATAGATTTAGGATCTCTTCCCCAAGTGATGGTGTAATTTTTTAATATTCATCATCGTTAAACATATCAGGATCCGCCTCATCATCATTTTCTCCGACGACTGGGTACTTTTCATCTTCCCCGTCTTCTTCATATTCGTCTGCTGCTTCTCTATACTGGTTTTCTTCTTCTTGACGATCTTTAAATTGTCGGATATATTCGTCTAATTCTTTAATGCCAAGTTTCTTTGCATCTACATATAGACGACGCTCTTCAGAATTCATGAGATCAATAACTTTTAATTTTCCAATATTTTCTTGTTCTCTAACTTTGGCAATATAATCCATATAATTTACACTCTTATTAAACTGATATTGGTATACCCATTGTTTTGCTACATCAAATATGTCTCGCAGATAATTGGTTAATAAAGAGGCATCTAAACGATCTTCTAAAAGAACCAATGTATTGTTGCGAGCAAACTCTGGTTTTGCTGGGAAACATAATTGACGAACGATGAAGTATTGTAAAACTCGTCGCTTATAAAGATCTTGTAGTTCAGAAGTTATATGATTGTTATCTAATAACATCTCGTGTAACATATGTAAGGTACCAAATTCTTTTTGTAAATAGGCAAACTCATCAGGTTTTTCTTCATAGGAAGTTTGTATATATAAATACTGTATTTGAAGTATTTTACGCATAAACTTTAATAAGTCTTGAGTAGATGCTTGATAGACAAACTCTTTCACAGTGCTATCTGTTGGTAATGATTTCATCAATATATCCATGTATTTTTCTGTAACTGGTTGAATCTTTTGTACATTACTTTCAAGTAATCTATAATCACCCAATGGCATATAGATTTCTAATTGTTCCATCCAATCTTGAATTATCCAATCTCTATATGTAGGGATTTCAGCGCGCACTGCTTCCATTACCGTTATCTGCGCTTCATCTCTCTCTTTTCCAGATCTTATTAACACGGGTCTCTTTTCAAATCCACTTCGTTGGGTTGCAAACAGTTTTTTAATCTTATAAGCATTTTTAACATATCCTGCCCAATCATAGTCTGCCCTGTATTTATCACTTAACATTTGTAAACAACATCCAATATGTAGCTTTTTTGCAATACTTGATTGTATCAATACAGAGGGAAGATTTTTTAGGAAATACATATAATCTGCAAGGTATCTATTTTTCAAACGTTGATCTACTGTATCTGTAATTTGCTTCTTTACTTGTTCTCCTTTATGTAATAGATTCTTTGCAGGTAAATCTTTTTCAAATGTTCTAAATTTAGTTTGAAGTTCTTTTACTGTATCAGCAAGGTCTTGTTCAAATAGAGTATCTAACTGGCTTGAAACTTCATCATTGGTTACTTGTTTTGCATATCGGTTCCATAAAGTTCCTCTGGTTAATACTAATTCATAGATAACACATAATAGATAAGGAACTACTCCTTCTTTGCGATGTTTTAGTCCCTCCATTGGCATACCATAAGGACTCCATACCTGAATACATTGAAGAGATCCATTCCATATTTGGAATTGTAGAGTACGTTGTAATACATGACTTTGTATATCACATATCCACCATCCAAGTAAATATACCCATTGCTGTTGAATATCTTTTAGGAAACCTTTATAAATCTTTTGGAATTTGGCACGTGTTGTTTGATACATAGAAGGATCTACGAAGGTTTCTAACATACTATCCAATGTGTCTAAGTCTAAGGAATTTATCAACGTATGGATTTCATGTGAAAATTCTGGGAATGCTTCGTGAATCTGCACCATTTTTGTTTTTCGGAGATCTCCTGGAATTGATTGTGTCAAACGAATGTAGTCTAATGGTAAGCCAGATGCTCTCTGAAGTGCAACAAACATACGAAGAACAATATCGTAGATTTCACGTTTACCTTCATCAAGGTGTTGAATATCTACAGGAAGACTATCATCGTATACAGGTATAGTAATTTCATCAGGATCATCTTTTTCTAACATCATATCTATTTCTTTTATGAACATTTGATCCATACTTGGTCCCATATCTTCTTCATACTCCTTGGAAAGGACCTCGCCTTTTTTAATATGCTTAATTTCTTCATGAATAGATTGCCAGTCTTCGTAAGGTTCATCACGGATTGAAATAAGTGTTTTAGAAGCTTGATTAAATTCTTTCTCAACTGCTTCTTCTATGGTTTCTAAATCCCATTTTTGTATCAACCGGTACCATTTTTCTATTTCAGATTTTTGTTCATGAAGTAATCTTACCTTCATAACATGGATAACTTCTTCAATAGTTACCTTATTCTCCATGATCATCGCAGCAATATCAAAAGCAGTAGATGGAAGATTTGTGAGTGTAGAAGATGAAATAGGAATGGAATCAATGAAACCTTGATATAGTTCTAAAAGTTGCTCTTTGAACAACTGCAGTACAGGGCGCATTTTTTCAAAAATACCCTTTTGAACTGAATAAAAACCATATACACTATATTCATCTGAAATTTGTAGCGGTACTGGTCGGTACGACTGAACCATTTTTAATAATTTAAATACTTCCGTATCTTTCTTTTTGATTTCTTCTAATTGTTCTATTAATTTTTTAAAATCTCTTGGATGTAAAGTATCAATATCTATTCCATATCGTAAAAACTCTTTCCATAGATCATAAAGAGAACCTATTTCTTTAATTCCTTTCACTACATGATCAATTGAGCTATATAATGCTTTTTCTATATTTTCTTGGAACGAAAGACCATCATCTATGGGGAGAATAGACCCTTTTTCTTGTGTTTCTAGCTGCTTATCTGCAAGTGATAAATAGGAAAAATCTTTATGGAAGGGAGAAACCCCTATTTTTGTAAAAAGACGAGTTACCTTTCCACGAAGGGCATCTTTTGGCAATACAATGATTTGTTCATCTACCGAATCTTTTACGAAAACATGGGTAGATATAGTTGTTTGGAACTGTGGAGCATCCTCATTCGTTGTTTCATATCCTAAGAATGCTTTATGCAGTTCTTGAACTCGGGTATCATGTTTATTAATTTTATGAGCTTCATCATATGCTTCAAAGAAAACATCTTCGTCGCCATTATCCTTACGTTGAATGCTAACTTCCGGAATAATATTTGCCGAAATAACAAAAGGTGTGTCTTGAACCACTTTTTGATGTAATTTTTGAAATGCTTTAGCCTTTCGTTTCAACGGGATTGCAAGTTCGGATGAAAGGGTTTGTAATAACAAAAGAGTTTGATTGTAAATATCCTCAGAAGAATAAATGTTTATACCAACTTTCTTATCTTGATCTATATCAACGTCACTTACATAATCATCTCCAGAAATTAACTCACGAATTTCTATTTCCGGTAAATCTTCATCTAAATAGACTAAGGACATGTATACCTTCCTCTAATGTTGTTTAGAGAGAAATTTTACTCAAAACGAATCCACGCATCCAAGACTTCACGAATTTCTCGTTCTACTTGGCGACAACAGTCCTTCATAACCATCACAAATTCCTTCTCATCTGGTGTAAGTGTATCATTCTTCAGTGTCATACGCACAACAATCTTATATTCCAAAGGATGAGGAGCGTAATATCCAATATATGACATTTTATATTTATTATCTAATACCTTTGCATCTTCACGGATATAACGATTGTATAGAATAGATTGAATTAGATTTCCCAAAGTATCGTCTTCTTCCATAATATGAAGATCAAACGTGTCCTCCATTTTATCATTCTTTACAATTGATACTTTATCACTACGTAATACATCTAGTTCTCTGTGAATAGTACTCATCTTCTCTCCAAGTATCTCCAGGGCTTTTACAACTAAATATTTAGGAGATAGACCTGTTTCAGATTCAATCATAAAGTGAATATCTGTTGGATCTCCGAATGTATTTTTTAGATAGGCGCGCTCTTTCTCTAGTAGATTGGTAAGACCATTTGTTTTAGATGGATCTTCTTTATAGTAAAATGCACATAGAGAAACTGGAGAAAAGGAGGCATGTCTTTTGGCAATAGATTTGATTACCTTTGCAGTGAATGATAGTTCTTCTCCTTGACGAAGACGAGTAATTAGTACAGGTTGTTTTGTAACTGAATTAACAGGAAAGATGCGGTGCAAGTCTTTTTCAGTTAGCGGAACTTCATTCTTTGTACCCTGCATGTGATTGGTAGTTACATTTAGAAGAGCTACTTCTGTATTTTTAACAGTGCATGTAAATTCATATTCATTTTCCACAAAACCTTCTACTTCCTCTTCGGTAAAATGCATAGGAAGTAGACCAATCCGATGAATCATAAATTCATTATGCAACGGTCCTGAATTCTTGTGAATAGTAACAGAGGCATTTCCTTCACCTTGAATTCCAAGAGTTGGAATCTCTGCGTGAATAACACGCCGGATTCCGTTTACAATTGCAAGATCAACATTTTCCATATCAAATTCATACCGACCGGTTGCTTTATTTTCATGATACAGCGAATTATGAAAGAATGAACGGCTCATTTTGTTCAACTATACTCTATTATTACCAACAGATTCAATTTTTATATATTTTTGCGTTTGATTTTCCTTGTTAATTTCAGTTTCTGTTCTTAGAAGGAATGTTACTATTCTATAGTAATCATTGTATGTCATCTAAATTATTGCTTGATAACATTAAACGATATAATGCATCTGACTTTTTTAAGTTGGTAAATGTTGAACAATTGCTTGGAAATGGCAAAAAATTACCCCCTCAAATTCATTCAGTACCTGCGATTATGTTTAAGGAGACTAGAATGCTAATCTTCGGAAAGCAAGTTTTTGATTATTTACTTTTACCCGGAAAAGGATTCTTGTTAAATCTACCAAAAAAAGGAGAAAAAAAGGACACTATTACAGCCCAGTCTGATATAGTCTCCGATGAACCCCATGCTTTTAGCATATCTTCAGGGATTGGGACAGGGGATAGCTTCTCTTTTATTGAAGATAATGTAACAGATACACAACGAGGATATTTATGGTGTAGCCTTGAAGAAAAAATAAATATTCCTACGCCAGATGATATGTCTGGAAATTCAGAAAAGGGAGAAAAGAATCAAAAAGAACTTCCTGATATTTCTGCACTTCGTAGCCAACGTGACTTAGATTTACAAAATACACTAGGTCCACAAACAATTCATGCTGTTCCAATGATTCCTCCTGCTTAAGTTATGAGGAGACTAACAATTGATAAACCATTGCATCAATAAATATATCTTTATCTCTATGTCCAAAGGTGTCATCCAACCAATCATAGAATACAATTTCTATGGTTGGTTCTTCTTCCATCCATACCTCTAAATATTTTGAAAGAATATGATATTTATCCATTTTTTTTAGAAGTCCGTGGTAATAACAGACTAGTATTTCTAATCTATTTCCTTTTTTACCAAGTAACTTGGTTACTTTATCAGTCGTCACAAATAATACATTTACACAGGTGAGAATACCTTGAATGCATCGTAGATAATTCATATTAAACCGAATTTTATACATAAAAAGTTGTTTTAAGAAATCAGAAAATCGGTCAGAGCTTTTTACATAGTGTTTTTTCATTAATTCTTCTGTAAATGTTTTCATTAACATACCGTTTTTTTGTGTTTCCATATCTGGAACAAGAATCTCATACATCTTAACATAATTTCCATCCATACATGTCATACTAATACCTTTACTTGCTTCTTCATTTCCAGTTGTTCCAATTATTCCACAATCATATATAATTAATTTATATTCATTGTATGTATCTACAAGAACTTTCCAATTCCCATAATGCAGATCACAATGCATAGAATCATATACAAGAAGTGATGAAACATTAAATAATAATAGATCTGTTGAGACTTTCATTTTAAGAGTATGATCTGTCAACTCTGGGAAAGGAGTTCCTTCATGATAACTCATAGCAATTAATCTTTTACTGAAAAAATATACCTTTGGAATGATAATGTGATTGTCATTTACAAAGTTATTACGAATTTTTTTTGTATTCTCCGCTTCAAGTGTATAATCCAATTGAACATGAATGTTGTTTAGAAATTCTCGGATCAATATGGAAAAGGGAATATTTTTAAAACACTCTACTGTGTTTAGTGCATAGTTAATAGTAGAAATTAAACGTTGTGAATCTTTTTCTACGTTTGGATGACGTACTTTTAATGCAACATAACGCTTCATCTTAGAATGATATAATCTATATACTTGTCCAAGTGTACCTGATCCAACTGGAATAGTATGTAAACCATTAATCTCAAAATCTTCCTCAATATGTCGTCCAATATCTTCAAAATACATTTGCTGTGTATCTTTCCATGAATGGGTAACACATTCTTCAAAGATATATACGAACTTCTTTTTTGATTCTGCAGATAGAAATCCATCATGCATCATTAAAAACTGTAATAGCTTTTGTCCAATTGGACCACATTGTAAAGCTGTATCTTTTACATACCGAATGTTCTCATCTGTTTCACTATAAAATAGGATATACAATGAATATAATAATTTTATACAGTTCCATGAATCATAGAACATTATACCCTATAAAAAGAACTGATAACGTTTTACTTCTTTTGGACGAAGAAGGATTTACATAATAAGTAAAGAACGTTTAAATAATTCCAAACAACTTCCTTATTTTCTATATTAAGCTGGTTCCAATATTTTCCTAAATGTGAAATTAACTCCATATCACTTTGGATAATCTGATTATAGAACAAACGTTCGTCTCTCGTCTCTATATAACTTTCACAGGACGAGAAAGATTGATAGAATTTGCGCATTACAGAATCATTTGGATCATCCATGATTGCAATGTTCAATGAAGAGGAAAATAGTTTAATATCACGGTCTTCTGGAAAAACTTTTATTAAATCCTTCATAAATAATCGCAATTGTTTATGGAAATTATCTCTATACACACCATCCGAAGAAGACATCAGAATTTAGAAGTTATAATAGATATATCATGTTTAACATTCTTATATACTTTTTAGTATGTATACGAAGTGTTTTAAACAAAAGATTAATATATTTACCAAGAGGATACTATGATCATTAATTACGTGGAAAAGTTTAATGATATATTCCAGGAACTTCTAAAAGACCTAATAAAGGTATTTCCAGAAGATACAGAACTACGAACGTACCTTTTTGCAGTAAGAGCAGCTACCATGCTAAATACTTTTGTTGTATGTGATCTTTTTCACCAGCACTTAATGATCTTCAAAGATCAAATTATAGAAAAAGATGAACGATTTTTTATTGAAAAAGATTATTCTGAATTTCAATCCGATAAAGTAGATCTTCGTAAACTGGTACATAAATTAAAAATTTGTTGGACTTCCCTTACAGATGATAATAAGGAAACTTTATGGAAATATTTTAAAGTATTAATGATTCTTACAACAAAAATATATATATAAGTTTACTTAAAGGGTTCCCATAAGATTCTTTTTATCAGAGACCATGAACGATCAACAAGCATATGTTTTCAATCAATATTATATAGACTTTTTAAAAAAGGTAAAGGGTTTTGCGAAAGAACAAAAAGATGCGAAGAAGGAGGCTCGTGACATCCTTCGTACAATTAAGAAACACTTCTCAACCATGGACAAACTCAGTATGGAGTATGTTAACTTCTTAGATACACACAATTTCTGGGATAGTTATCGTTCTATGGAAGATACAACATCTTTTACAGAAGAATTTCAAAAACAACAATTATATCTGGATATATCTATTTCGGATATATCCACTGTATTAAAAGACGGTTATATTTTACGTCATTATCTGTGTCTACTTGATCTATTTCATACCACAGATTTGCCTGTAGATCCTGTACTTGAAGCAATTAAATCATTAAACCAACCTACAGAATTTGAGACAAAATTGGAAGCAATTTCTCATGAAGTAGCAGTATATAAACTTAAGAAACTTAGAGACATGCACAAAAGTCATACTCGCCATGCTTTTGAAGATGAACTAAAAGATATTGAATCTACTTCTCTTGGAAAATTAGCAAAAGAAATCATGGGAGATATCAACATTGAAGAGCTACAAAAAACTATGAGTGATCCAAATATGAATATCTTTGCTTCTCTTCAAGATCCTAATAGTGGGTTTGGAAAAGTCCTCAGCACAGTTAGTCAAAAAATGCTTTCTAAAATTGGCTCTGGAGAACTTCAACAAGAAACCTTACTCCAAGATGCCGTTAACCTTGCTTCAAAAATCCCAAATATGATTCCTGGTGGAATGGGATCTCAGTTAGGAAACATTGGAAACATGCTTGGTCAACTACAAAAAATGGGAATGGGAATGCCTGGTATGGACGGTGACAGTAGTAAAAAGGGAGGTATGAATCCCATGGACATGATGCAGGCGATGATGAGTGGAATGGGTGGGGGAAATAACAAGAAGGGTGGAATGAACCCTATGGACATGATGCAAGCGATGATGGGAGGTATGAATATGAATGGTGCGCAAAAAAGTGCTACCAGTTCTCGTGTGAGTAGAGCATTAAAGAAACAACAAACGTCTGATAGACTTAAGAAGAAACTGCAAAAACATAGAGAAAATAATATTCAAAGGGAAGTAGAGAAAGACCATGAGTGAAAAAATATGGTATGACGACCTTCCCAACTTTTTATCTTCAAAAACAATGTTTCGGATTTTACCACTACAGACAATGACCTTAGAGGAAAAGATTAATGCAATTATTAGATTCTTTATCTATTTGAGCATTATTCTGGCACTGGTTCGTATTGACGCAAAGTATCTACTCGTAAGCATTATCCCGATGGTCATTTCTTATCCAATTTATGAATTTGAACGTAAAGAGAGAAGCTCTGCAGAGACCTTCCTAAAAAGTAACGACATAGATATCGTGGACAACAAAATGTGCACCCGATCAAGTGTTGAAAATCCCTTTATGAATCCAACAATTGTAGATATTGTATATAAACCTGACCGTCCTGAAGCATGCAATGCCACTTCTAATGAACAAGTTAAACAATTAGTAGAGAAGAACTTTGATAAACGTGTATTCAAAGACGTAAAAGATATTTGGGGAAAAGATTATTCAGCGCGCGAATTCTATACTGTCCCTTCTACAACCATCCCAAACAAGCAAGGAGAGTTTGCAGAATGGTTGTATGGAACCGGTGCAACTTGTAAGGAAGGAAATGGAAATGAATGTGATGCAAAGAATTACCGTTACATTCTACGATAATCTTTATAGTTTAGGTGAAGGAGTAATAAGTAATATATCTTTTTTATACAGACGATTATGTATATAGTCTAAACGAGCTCGTAGATTCTTTTGGTATAGAACAAAGATGAATACAAATACACTTGCATTGGTGACTTCTTTGACTTTTAGATGAATAAATCCTTGAACACCATCAAGTGGGAATGGGATCTTTTCTACAATGTTTCGCATGAAATAGACAAGAACACCTATTAAATAAATATGCAAAATACATTCACCGATCAACCGAGAAGTTGGCTTTTCTTTTTGTTCTTCTGGTTGAAACTCTCCCAATATTTTGTTATCTATCCAGATACTCAAAAAGAAGGCAACTAAGAAGTAAATTGTAGTTACGTATCCTATATCTAGAATTTTGATGCTACGCAATGTAAGATCCTTTTGCCATGTCATATTTGGAGGAGGATATTGTATCAGAGATCCGGAGGCCGCGAAAAGAGGTTTGCTGCTTCTAGATTTAAACGGGGTTAGTAAAGTTTCCATTTATCTATCTAACACAAAAATAATATATTGTTTTAGGTATAGAGATATGTCAAAAAACGGAATCTTCCTTGACTCCAAGAACTATTCTACTGACTGCTGTGCAAAGGAAGCCAAAGATGCTCAAAACGAGCAAATGGCTTCTTGGCGTTTATATCAAAACCTTTATGTTCCATGTGAAACTCCCAAAATGCGCTCCCCAGAATTCCAATATGACCATCCTAACCTCCGTGCCCACATCGGCTATGGCGTTTCTGACGGATGTGCCATTGACCAAGATTCTAAATTACGTAACAATGTTCCCGGACTAACACGTGATCGTTGCAAAATTCAACTCTTCCAACGTATCTTTCAAGGTTGCCCTAACCTTAAACCTACTCTAGATGATCCTGGCAAAGAACTTCCACTACTTGAAGGTGTCTCTACTACCAGTTTAGAAGGTAATGTTATCTCTTGCAAAAAACAAATTATGGAACTTGACACCTCTCACCGTACCCCTCTTGTTGATTGCATGAAGGATATTCAAGATCCTGTACATATTGTACCTACATGGGTACGTGGAGGAGACCCAACTCGTGACTTTGTTCGCCGTAAAGAGTTCATGAATCGTTGCGGATACGGTATGAAAGCTCTTCATTAAGAAATTTACTTCTTAATTTTTTTACATTCTCTTTATATAGCAGATATGAGTTTTAATCGCTTAGCCTACGATCATTGCCGTTATTCTAGAGAACTAAATGAAAATACAAACGTCCTAAAGTATATCATTAATGAAAATCGTTATGAACATCCTAATAAATGCCGCCACGAGTTAGGAATTTTAGGTGGTGCATCCGTTTCTCATGTACGTGGAAATGTAGTAGATATGGAAAGTGAGTTACGTGGAATCACCCGTAATCTTTCCAAATGTGCTATTTCTCAATCAAAGCCGTTGGAAGAACAACCCATCATCCTAAATGATAAAACGATGCCTATTGATACCCGTAAAGTTCACTTGCCTTCATGTCAAATGATATCCTATCCATCTGTTCCGATCCCTCCTCCTCAACGTTTCAATCAATGCAAGAAAAATTAATTTTTTATATAATTATTTTTTTAGTGGTATATACTAAGGAAATGTCTCGTGCATCTTTACAACAAGATCCCTGCTCTTATCAAGAAAAACTATCTCGTTCTATCGGTCCAGGAATGTATATGCTTGCTACCCCCGCAAATGATTGTGATGATTGTGGCAAGGATATTCCTGCTGATCCTTCACTCCGTTGGCAAGCATGGGGTCCTGGGTTCTGTACTCCAGGAACTTCTGTAGACGTTGGTAGTGAACTACGTGGACTAAACTATAAAAATACTAAATGCTCTACCGATCAGTATAACCCCGAAAAGTATACTCCTACCGGAGGTGTATGCAAAGCCAATGGTACCCAAGAAGCACGCAAATGTGCCACTCCTCAAGAAGCTAGTCGTCTATCTAACCCTCCTTGCACCCTTCGTTCTACCGGATGGAATCGTTGGGAATGGCTATGTTACGATCCTCAAGATCGTGCAACTGTCCCCTTTGATTACCTTGTAAGCAACCGTATTATGGTCAAAGACAACCATGTTCCATGCCTTCCCAACCCCGTTGAACAAACCAACCAAGTACAAGCACATGCATTTGATCCCTCTTCTAGTCTTCCCAGTTGGACTCCTCCTTCTGGTTGTGGAGCCCAAGCTCCAGGAAATGCTCAAAGCGGACCTTCTTTCCGTTCTTGTGATTGGTCCAAAGCGGTTGGTAATTAAATTATCAAATCGCTACAAATATTTCTCTATCTAAGATAGAAACATGTCTGAGAGCCGTAACTTTACTGTAGAATTCTGCGAACTGTTAGATATGGGAGGTATATTCAAGGGTAGAAGCCCAGGTCAAGCCGCCCGCAAAGCAACTCGTAAGTTATTTAAAATTAGCCCCAATAAAAAGGAAATCAAGTTTACCCTTCGTGAAATGACTCAAGGTTCCGAGAAGAAAGAATACAAATATGTAGGAACCAAGAAGGTATTGGATGTTCCCAAAGTGATCCAACGTGGACCTATCACCATTACTGTCACCACCGAATACCTCGTGAAAAAGGACGTTTAAATAGAACGTATTTTTTAACATGTTTTTTTATCCTCTGTTTCATAATAGAGATAGATATGGAAGCCTATGCGTCAGCAGCTTTATCAGGCTTAGGGTATGCCTTTAGCCAAAATCAAGACCCTTATTCTTCTGTTCATGAAGCACCCCTTACTCCAGGTGATCTACCCTCCATGGATAATATATACCAATCTACCCATTGGAATAAAGTTCGCCAAGACGAATTTGGACTTGCTACTAATTCATGGAACAAATCTCAAACACCCTTAGATACAGGTGTTGTACCACGTCCTGCTTATGCAGATATGTTTATGCCACTAAAACCTGAACAAACTATGAACATGGGTTCCTCTAGCGGTCCTGTTACTTCATTAACAGGAAATACTATAGCTGCTGAACAGTTTACCCATAACAATATGCAGCCATTTTATCGTGGAGATGTAAAACAAAATATAGACCCTTTTGCTACTTCTGCATATCTTGAAAATTCAACTGGTCGTGGTGAACGTTTTAAACACAAAAAAGAAGTGGATTGTTTCTTTCAACCAACACCCTTACTAGGAAACGATGTATGTGGTATGAAAGACAACAATAGCTTTTATATGGATCATATCCAAAAACCACGTCAGCGCAATAATGATTTCCCTATTGAACAAGTTCGCGTTGGACCCGGAATTGGACAAGGATATACCAATGTGCCTCAAGGTGGTTTTCAACAATCCAGAACACTGGATGTAGTTCGTCCCAAAACGATTGACGATTTACGACCTTTATCTCGTCCAAAATCAACTTATGAATTACCAGTCCAAGGTCCAAAAGGCGCCAAAGTACAAAACCTTGGATTACAAGGCGAAACCATGAAGAATCGTCCAGATACATATTACGAACAATCTAAAGATCAATGGCTAATGACAACAGGAGCAAACATCAAAGCTATGGATATTCCTGAATTTATAGTAAAACCTACTTCTCGTGTAGATGGACATATTGAATATATGGGTCCTGGAAGAGCCGATGGTCAGCCTGGTGTAGGTGAAAAAGATGATTATGGAAGAGAAGGAGTGATTGTATATTCCAATGCACGTGATGAAACTCAAAGAAAAACAGTACTTACCAATTTAACATCTATTGTAAAATCTGTAGTTGCCCCCTTCTTAGATGTTCTAAAACATACTCCCAAAGAATATACCCTTGATTCTGCCCGCATATATGGTAATATGAGTGCTCAAATTCCAGATAAAGCAACTCTATATGATCCAGTCAATCATATCATGAAAACTACTATTAAAGAAACTACTATTCACGATACCACTATCCTCAATCCCCATGGAAATAATAAAGGATGGGTAGAAAAAGACGATGAAGCAAAACGTACCGTTCGTGAAACTACGAAGGACTTTGACACAGTACGTAACGTAAATTCACATATTTACAAGACGGTTGTAATTAACCCTGAATTAGTTGCAAAGAAAACAGTACGTGAGACTACAGAAGATAGTCTCAACCAAATTGGTAACATGGGTGGTCCAGTGAATAATGTTCGCGGTGCTTACAGTCATATTGAAGTTCAAGTATATGATACACAAAAACAATTTATTAGTGAAAATCAACATACCGGTACTGGTGGTAGTGGTGCACAATATTACCCCAGAACAGTAGATGCTGAATACAATGCCGAGATTGATGGTACTCGTGAAATGATGAATATCAAGTCCGGATATACACCAAATGCAGAAGGTATTAGTCAAAACATTGGTTCTGGAAATCTTGACATGGAAGTTAAAAAACTAACTTCAGACCGTATCAATCCTCGTGAAGAAGGAAACGTCAGTCGTATCTATCAACAGACTGGAATGGAAATAACCTCGTGTGAAGTAACCAAAGACCCTCAAAAAGCATGCATGAATGAAAACTTAGGAAGATTAGATCCCGGGCTTCTCTCGTCTCTCAAGGATAATCCTTATAACTTACCTATTAATCCTATCTAAATTGTAGTGATAATCATATTTATGATGTATCTGTCGTTGTTTTTACTTTTTGCAAAATAGACCCTATATCTACTGTATCTGTTCTTTCATAGGAAGAAATCATTAGAATATCCATAATTCGTTTTGCCTTTTTGATATATTCCTTTTCTAAATCTTCCATGTTGTCTGTCGCTACAAATTCCAAGGCTTCTGTTGCTTCTTGATAATATTTTTGTATCTGTTGGAGATTATTACCATCTAGATAAACTTGTATACATCTAGACATATGAAAACTAATGAGTCCATATATTTCTTTATCCTTACGCATCTCCCATTGATTATTCCCCACATGTATATAGGAATAGTTTGATTTAATACTTTTCTTTTTTACTGGAAGATTCTCTCCATTCTGTAATACCTTACGTAAGGAAGTACCAACTGCTTCAAAGATTGATTGATGTTTTATATCACGTTTTAGTTCTTCTAAGTTAATATGATCTGTGTTAATATTATAATCAGAGTGTAAAGAGGTAGGAAATACATTGATAGTAATATTATTATTTGTATTTGTATTTGTAGTGTTATTTTGTGTTTGAATCATTTGTCCAATATTATTCTGGGTTTCTATACTATTTATATTGGTTGTTTCACTAGAGTGTGTTACCTCTTTTGGTGTTTCATCTACAAGAATTAACGCTGTACTTGTACAATTATCTTTTCGTTTATGCCTATATACTTGCTGTTTATTTTCAAATACGACATGACAGTTTGGACATTCACATGGATGTTGTATTTTTTTACATACAGTTATGTGTTTTACTAAGGTCTTGTTAAAACAAAATTCTTTATAACAACCAAGGCATTTGTGTTTGGTTACTTTTGGTGCCACGTTGATCACTTTTGGTGCCGAGTTGACTACTTTTGGTGCCGAGTTGACTACTTTTGGTGCCATATTGACTACTTTTGGTGCC